TCATTTTACCGAAAACACTTCATCTTTGGTTAAAAACATCTCGATTCGTTTTTTTGCTTCATTGATGTAATACTCTTTGTCTAAATATTCAGGAATTTTCTTTTCATGAATATCTTCATTATCTATAAATAAATGAGTAGGTGTATTTGCAAACTGTTCATAGGATTTAACACCTTTTTCAACTTTCAATTTATAAATAGATCCGTCTGATGTTCTTTTACTGGCAAACACTCTATGTACTTTACCCTTTAATAATTCTCCATTTATTGAAGTAATCTTTCCATCTTTTGCAACTACACCATTGCCATACCAAATCTCTTTGTATTTTGTAGACAATTTAATAACTTTTTGGAACTTGATATATTCTGTACATTCATTGATTGTCTGTTCAACCGGAATTCCAGATGCAAGGTAATTTCTAACTGCATCATTGAGAATAGGTAAATCATTATCAATAGGTTTATTGAATTTTACCATTGCACCTTTACATTCCAATTTACCATTCTTCATAACTGCGATATAGTTATTTACATCCTTTTGAATTAACTTGGTGTATTCATCAATCTCAAATTCCATTTTAAGTCGTTTACCTACATCATTTGTGATTTCAATTACCTTATTCTTCATGTCTTCATTCTCACAAAGGACGAAAATACCATCTGTATTTGTTTGTAATAATCTGCAATAAGGTTCAAGCTTATCAATCAAATCAAGAATGAACATCTGTCCAAATATACAAGTCAGATTAGCCATTAACGGATCATAAGACGGATTATTTCTATCTTTTCCTGCTCCATATACACCATTTATCATAGGTTTTAATGCCTTATTCTTTGAATTACCTTCAGCTTTAAGTTTCAATCTGAAATTTCTCATCTGTTTAAAGTCATCAGGATTCTTAAATTTTCTACTCAACAATCCATACTCAATATCTGTTGTAGGATACATAGATGCAACATCGGCATGAAGAATAATTCCTTCAAACACAGCCTGTTTATCATCTGCACCATGACATCCTCCCCATGCAAATATATGAGGAATTTCTGCAACTGTACAGCATAACTGATTGTTATGTTGATCATCTTCGGAACGTAAATGTTCTTTATATCTCCAATTCTTAGGATTGAGATACCATTCTGGAATAAATTTATATTTATCTGATAATTGGATTGTTTCAGGGAGACGAATATCAAATTCATCATCGAGAGTGTGCTGGTTCACAGCATTTAGAATTTTTGGAGAAACTGCTAACTGAACTTTTGTTTTTGTGAAGTATGACATATCAAGTCCATACAACTCGATAATATCTAACTGACCTTCAAAATCATCCCAACAATAATCAAGAACTTTTAATACCTCGATTACATCATGCCTGTTATAATATAATGTCTGTTTTATTTCTTCGTCTGTAAGTGGTCTGTCAATATTAAAGTCCACTTCTGTCTCACGAATATCATCACCCATAAATGCTTCCAACTGTTTTAACGATTTATCTTTAAGGATAGCATCATAATCATTCAGGGGATAATTTTTCGCATTTTTCACTACTTGAAAAGGTTTCTTACCTTCCTTGATAAGCTTATCATTTACATATCCGACATTCATTCCATCAAGAATACCTTTAAAAATTCCTGTATCATATTGTCTGCCGTTATATGAGATAAAAATATCATCCTTATGTTTGTTATAGAAATCTGTTAATTTTTGTTTATCATTTACTACTACAACTTCATTTGTTCTATCCTCATGATTAATAAAAGTTACACAAAACCAATTAATCTTCGAATAGACCTCGAAATCGTAGCCCCAAATCTTACTTTTATCTATTATTTAAGCCACCCTCTTATCCGAAAAATCCTTGTACTTTGTTACTTTTATAAAACATCCAATCTTCAATTAACACTTGAGCAACTTTACCAGATTTATAGTCAATCGAAAATCTACCGACAATATCAAATTCAAAGTTATCTCCAATAGAAATAATCTCTTTATATAAGGAAGCTAGTGAACTACCTTTTGTCTGTTTTACAAATTTTATATTATGATATGTAAATTCAATCTTATTCTGTTTTGAACCCAATAGATAAAGATTGTATTTATTACACGGAATATTCTTAATAAGAAAGATAGGTTCACTCACTGTGTTACCCCAAATCGCATCCCATTTTGCAACATTTTTAATGATTTGATCATGAATCTGATTTGCATTATACACGTTATATACATGATATGTTGGCTCATCAATCTTTCGCATTGTAGAAAGTAATGAGAACAGCTTATTTGTGTTTTCAAAATTAATCTCACATCCAAATGCTCCTGGATGACCTTCTACCTTATTGAATAATCCTGTATCTTTACACCACTGATTAAAGTCTAAAATTTCACATTTATCACTACCACGACCACTTCCTTTACAAATATCACCTTTTCTCCTCATTAATAAACATGGTCTTTGATATTGATCTGCAAGTCTATTAGCAATAAGACCTGTCGAATTACTATCAACATCATCTCTTGCATTACATACAAGAATGGGTAATTTGTCCATATTAAACTTCTTAATTTCCTCAGATAAAACAGCAGCACTTTCCTCTGTTATTTTTTTCTGTTTTCTATTTGATGATTGACAAGCCTTTAGAACGTATTCTTGAATAGTCATATTAACTACACCTTTTCCTCGTACTTTTCTGTCAAGCATATCATCTGAATTACATAATGCTTCAAACATATAACACTTATCTTCATATTCTCCTAATCGAATCATTGAGTTCATAAGAGGACATACATAAAATCCAATTCCGTTTATTGTGATTTTATTATTCATTGAATACATCTGAGCATCTACTAGAACAGATATAAGTTTATTTTTATTAACTTTATTTCGTATCTGTTCCAATCCTTTTAATATAAGGTATCTTGTTTGAAGATTAATTGTATCAGCCCTATCTCCAATCATCCCCAATGCAACTAAATCCAAATAATCATCTGCATAATTCACACCATAATACTTATCTAATAGCTTTGTGAATTTATATGTAATTCCAACACCTGTCATAGCTTTGTCAGTTATTTTATATGAAAGCTGATTGTTTACTACTATTGCTGGATTATCAGAAGCATCAATACTATGATGGTCTAAAATAATGATATCTTTTCCACTTTCGATAAGTTTCTTACATTCTTTTGAATCTCCTGATCCTGCATCTGGAACAATAACAAGATTTGAATCGTCTTCACACATACTATCCACAAATTCGGATAATCCATGAATTTTACCTTTGTGAATAAAACATCTAACTTCAATGTCGAGGCTTAATCTTTTTATATACTGATAAATATTGGATGCTGACGTAAATCCATCAACATCACAATCTACCAATAAATCTATCACACTTTTATTTTCGATGTGTTTTACAAACACATCTCTTGCTTTTTCAATATTATCAAAGAGTAATTCATTCTCTGTATTTTTAATAGTAGGATTCAGGAAGGAGTTTATATCTTTGATACCTTTTAATTTCAAAATATCTTCCAACTCATTTCCGAACCTTACGTGACCTAATACATCGTATTTGAAACTCAAATCTACACTCCTTCCTTATTGATTAGTTCCTACATATATTTTATTCTCCATTAGTTGAAGTAAAGTTTCTTTTCCTCTATCTGTTGGACTATCCTTATATTCAAGTAAATCATTTGTGTCCCAAAGAACCGAAACAACCACAAATGGACTCAATTTATCAATAATTTTGTCCTTTATGTGTTTTGCCCATTTCTTACATTCATCAGAATCAATAGTTTCATATTGCTTGTCCAATGCAATAATTACTTCTCTAACACCGAGCATCAAAATCATTCCTTTTTGATAATCTGTCAGATTACTTCCACATAAAGCAACTGTAAAATTATCTTCTCCAAACATTGTGTCAGTTTGGAATACTGATTTTTCAGCTTCCACAAGCATTATTTTTCTTTTCCTCTGAATAGCTTTTATATTGTGATTCAAGCCAAATAGATTCATTCCTAAAGAATGATTGTAAAATCTTCTTCCAACCTTAAATGGAGTATATTTACCGAACAATTCAATATCTTCATCTATTAATGATCTTCCACGAACTCCTATCAATTGATTATTCACATCAAAATGAGGAATGATTATTTTCTGTTGCCATGTAGAATAAAGAATGTTGTATTTCTCCATAGTCTCAATTGATATTCCTTCTTTTATCCATTCCTCTGTATAAAGCTTCTGAAAAATATTTAAAATACTCTTATCATATGGAACTAATGGTTTTTCTTTAACTTCCTTTTTACTGCTCTTTTTATACTTCCTAATAAATTCCCAGTCAGATATTTGTTCTTGCTTTCCAAATCCATATTCACAATTATCCAAATTGAGTTTTACACATATCCAGTTAATCGCTTTTTGAAATTCTTCCTGCTCATAATCTTTATATCCCATTACAACACCGATGATATCCAACTGACCACATTCTGTATAGCAATGGAAAGACATTGAATCTTTGTAATAATACAATTTAGGCTTTGTACCATGATGACATATAGTATCTGTAATCCACATATCATCATCTTCATAATAGAAAGTCGCCCCCATTTCTATAAGCAACTTTCTAACGTCATCTTCTTTTAATTTTTCCTTTAATTCTTGGGCGGTCATCGTATACCTCCCTATTTAGATACTTTTGATAATTCTGTCGCTAAATCTGATCCTGAAACATCAACATCTGTTTCAATAATTCCAACATCACCTACATCATCAAGTTTGAAATCAATAAGTGTTTGCTCTATATCCGTTATAAGTTCATAGTTATAATCTGTTACAAAACAATCAACTTCTCTCATGGTTCCCATATTAAGCTTTGTCCAAATAATAATTGTCTTCCACTTACCGCCACGATTTTTAAAAATATAATAAGACATATTAGGTACGAGCTTTCCAAAACTTCCATCACTTTCAAGAATAGGTTTAAGCTTTTTTAAGTCCTTATGAGTTACTGGTAATGCTAAAATACCACCATCAGCTTTTTCAATAATAGCTTTAGAACCCTTTAATGCACCTGCATCCTTATTATTCTCTTCTTTGTAGTTATCATTTAACTGTGTTGCTGAACCCAAATATATACCAAACTTGTTACATACAGACTTCAATGCTGCACTAAATAAGAAAAGAATCTGATCAGTTCTTAATCTTGTGTGTGTTTTATTGTAATAATATTCATATAATGAAGGGGAATCGTTGATATAGTCAAAGAAACAAGCGACTATTCCATAATTTAAGATATATTTTTCGATTGTTTCAGAAATGAGGTCAATAGTAAAATCAGGCATATACTCAACGTAATATTCATATGTCTCAATATATTTTGCTGACTCTTCAAGAATTTTTTCTTCTTCTGGTGTAATGTCATCCCAAGTTTCAATTCGATCCTGTTCAATACCACTCACATGCGCAAGAATAATATCTTGAATTTCATCTTTTTCCAACTCAGTAGAAATAAACAACACGGGTTGACTATCACCTGTAGATATCCATTCCTTTTTACTCCAATCATATATTCGGTCAGATACCATATTACAACCGTCAGCAAGAGAACTTCTTGATTTACCACCACCAGATACAGAACTTCTTAATATGTATTTCTTAGGACGCATACCTCTATATACAGTTGTTAAATATCCAGATTGAAAAGGATAACCATATACATTCTGCTGTTCTTTATGTTCTCTTAATCTATCTATAATCCCATCTCCTACTTTGAACGAATAGTTATCTCCAAACATATTCTTCCACATTGATTTGAAATCCATAAATTTATTATTTATTTCATTGAGAACATCCATACTTGTTAATTTATTGAATGCTTCTAACTTCTCATCATCATTCTCATCATATAAAAAGCTGATATCCATTTTTAATGCTTCTACTGCATTTCTAACAATTGAATACTTACGAACATCGTCATAATATTTACCAACATTCATGATTTTATCAGAAGACATTTCTATGGCTGACTCAATATATCCCCAACCATCATTATTCTTCCAAAGTGAAATTGCCGTATCAAATTGAGAAATCTCATTTTCAATATCAATAGGTGTAATCTTTTCTACATTACCTTTTTTAGCGATGTTTACGATTGCTCCCCATATCATTTTATGAAAATTCTCAGGATAATCATTTGTATTTGTTGAATATTTTTCATCCAGTACATATCTTGGATTCAAACAATAACACCCAAATAATAAGAAAATAGCCTTTTTATCTACCTGTTGATTAAAATTAATTTGAATCACCACCTTCTAACAAATTTCCCAAATCTATCAAAGATGCTGATTTTTTATTAGAGTTCATAGAAGTTTTTTTAACAACTTTTGTTTTAACTTCCACATCTGACAATTTGTTGATTTGCTCTTTTAATTTTTCTTGCTGTGAATAATAATCTTTTGCTTCATCATAGTAATGTTTGATTAATGCAACACCATACTTTTCAATCAAGGACTTATTTAATATTTCTTTGCAGTACCAAAGTGTATAAGTCATAGCCGCATATGAATATCCGTATTCAGTTCTAAGTTCCTTAATTTGTTTAAGCATAAATCCCGTTGGTTTTTCCAACTCGTAGTTATTACAGATAAATTCAATCAACTGCTTATATTCAGTAGATTCTCTCTCAATTTTCTTAAAACACTCTTCGCAGTATGTTTTTGAAGAGTGTATGTGTTTTTCTTCAGGTTGTAATTTCTTCCCACAACCTTTACATGTTGATAATCTAGCCATATACACCTACTTTACAAAGAACAGGAGGGAAGAATCCCTCCCTTATATCTGTTACGCCTTAATTCCAAACTTCTCAATTAGCTCTTCAAGTTCCATAACAATAACCTTTGTGAGATCAAGCTGTGTATCTCTAAGAGTATCAAACATTTTGACATTTCCGTTATCATCAAGACCAAGATTTCTCTGAAGAACTGCTGTGGCTTCTGCAAGATGACCATTTGATGCAAGTAATCCACCAAGCTCAACGCCCTTTGCTTTGATTGCTTCAAAGTCTTCAACTGGTGCTGTCTTATCAATTGTCTTTTCCTTAGTTGTGAAATCTCCACCTAAATCTTCAACAGCCTTTGTCCAAGCCTTCTTGAGATCTTTAACATTAATTTTATCTGGAAGTCCAAATGTATCCTTTAGATCTGGATACTTATCTGTCTTCTTAAATGTGATATATCTCTCATCCTTATTATCCCTAAACATATATCCAACAAGGTATGCAGCTTCTCTACAATAAGAAAATGTATTCTTGTTAAGCTTTAAAGCATCGCTTTCCTTCTTTGTATCGAAATCTTTACTATGTGTTGACTGAGCAATAAAATGTACAGTATATCCAAGACTCTGAATTACACCAATATTTCTTAATGCACTTTTGAAACGAAGAGAACCTTCACCAAATGCACCAACATCCTTTAAAATTTCAGCATCTCTATTTTCAAGCACATATCTCTCGCAAAATTCTTCATACTTATCAAGAGTATCAATTACAATGCAAGAGAACTTCTTCTTGAGTGCTGGATTCTTTAACTGACCGATGATTGACTTAAAATCAGACATTGTATCAACTTTCTGTGCCATAATACCAGGAATGTTCTGATATCTATCTTCAAATTCTAAGAAGAATGGATCTTTATCTGGTACAAGTTCCTTTAAAAACTTCATGAGAGTTGTTGTTTTACCAACACCTGTATCTCCCATCCATACTGTAGAATACTGAGTTAAATCAACTGACACCTTATTTGGTGTTAAATCTAATAAATTTCCAACCATATTATAATAATCTCCTTTATTGTTTGTATTTCTTATGATTCACCTACCCAAGATTACTCTTGAGTAGGCTTTTAATCTTACTGCTGTGCAAATGGATTATATGTAGTCTGTGGAATTGGTGTACTATTGTTCTTCTGGAATCCCTCTGCTGTCTGAGAAGATGACTCTCCTGCCTTGATTTCGGCTAACTTAGCCTTTCTCTTAGACTTTAATGTGTCAATAATATCCTGTGTAAGTTCATGCTCAAATACTGTTGAAGCTGCAATACCAGACTTAACATCATTCTTTCTAATTGTTGTCTTTACCTTCTTAACAATATCTGTACCAAACGCAGCCTTCTCTACAACTTCCTGAATATCAACAGAGTTAATAACTACACCAGCAAGCTTTGTAAAGCATCCATCGTAGTAACCCGCACTTCTGAATGCATCTGCCATTGACTTATCAACTGTCATCTTAATTGGAATAAGTGAATCAGCTTCATACTTGACATCCTTGCCAAATCCATCAGCTCTCTGACCAATAGCATTCATTCTAATTATAAGATTCCCAGTAGGTACTTCCTTAACAACCTCATCAGTGATAGATTCGATAATACCTTCTACCTCAAATTTAGCTTCGAGAACTGTACTCTCATAATCCTTTGGCTCAACTCTATTGATGAATCTTGCTGAAATCTTATTTGTAGATACAACATTTCCATCGTTACCCTTGAAATCGTTTGCTGTAAACATACCATCTGTAATAGAGATAATGTCAGGTGTCTCTCCCTCTGCACAATGTTCAATATCCTTGAGATTCATTGCATCTGTGTACTGCTTGTAGAAATAACTCTCCTCAGAAGTGAAATTCTTATTCTCATCCTTCTTATACTTGTAAGCAAAGAAATTGATTTCATGCTCACTATCGTCAGCAGTTCTTAATACGAGACTTCCTCCGATAGCTTCCTCACCCTTCTTTGTAGTAAACTCCTCGATGTTATTCTTTACGAGCTTTCCTGTTACTGTTACTAAATTTTTGAGTTCCTTCATTAAAATTTTTCCTCCTTAAAATTAAAAATTTATGTAAATATTGTTAATAAAACAATCTATCTAAACACCCAAACGGATGAAACACAAAAGTTATTTTATGTAAACATCTATGTTAAACAGCGAATTTTGGCTGACTTTAATCAAGGGTACGCTGTTTTACCCATTTTTTATTCTCTTATTTGTTTGTTTTGAGATTTGAATAATTAAAAATTGTTTTAAATTATGTGAACAAAATGGAACGTTAAAATGAATTAAAAATAGAAATCAATTGTTTGTCTCGATTTCTATATGATTTTCGAGACATCTTGTTTTTTTTGAATTTTTGAGCTGAATTGTTCAAGACTGATTAGATATTATCTAAGATATTTCCTGTTACTTCATACGTTTTCAAATCATTTAATTCACACCATGATTCAAAGTTATCTCTCTGAACATACCAACCAACATTCATTCCGAGAAATTCATTCTCACCATTTCCGTAAGAGACTACATTATATAATTCTCCATTTAAAATGTCGTTTTCAAAGATTAACTTACCATTTTTATCATGGCTGCCAGTACATCTACACAATGTCTTTGGGTCTATTTCTTCAAAACCATCGGTTTCACCATGAGAATAGAATACTGTTGCTGGTTCAAATATCATATGAATTTCTTTGCCATACATATCTAAACCTTTTACATAATATCCACAAACCCATCGACCATTACTAATGCTCTTTGCTTTACATAGCTGCGTATCCATTTCTTACCTCCTCAAAATCCACAGGAAACAGTGATTTCTTGCTATTCTTATATTTTCTGTTTCTTGATATTGATACTGTAAAACCCTTGATTTATAAGGGTTTTCAGCACCTCATTTTTGTTATTCTCTAAAAATCATTGAAAATTAGGGATTTTCACTCGATTTGAGCATTTTTGATTTTTTTAATCTCTGAAACCCTTGTAAATACTGGGTTTGCGAAGCCAATGAAATGTCAGTTTCATGTACTCTTATTTTACCAATTGCTATTAATATCAACACGACTAGGAAGTATTGTTGTAATTGTAGCCGAGGACTTTCCAGATATATCATTTGCAAATTTATGATATAATTTTAAAAAATCATCTACTGGCATTTTCTTAATTTCTTCATATAATTTGTCGATATCTTTCCAAATTTCATCATGTTTCTGGGCTTTATCCTTCATATCTGTAATCTGTTCCATGAGTTTCTGACGCTCATTTTTACGGTTCTCAATCTCTTTGTCCTTCTGAACACAAAACTCTGCAAGTTTCTGTTCCTTATAGTTTTTTAAATACTCATCAACTGGATTAACTTCTTCCAACGCTTCTTCATTTTTAATTGTTTCATTCATATGTATGTTCTCCTTTACGCTTCAAAATTTAACTCATCAGATGAAATCTTGTTGTTAATAATCTTCTGATAAATGTCTACATATATCTCATCTTTATCTCTGTTATAAGTAACTTCTGCATATCTGTTACCCATTGGCTGTCCCCAAATAGTACACTTCTTATAACCTAACTCATGTGCAAACCACACGAGATCCAACTGGTCAATACTGATGTTTTCACTCAATGTCTGAATCACTGCATTCTTTGCAGCTTTTTCAAATTCATAACTTGTCATTATAATTACCTCCACTTTAATATTCTTCAGAAAAATCATTTAAAATTGCCTTTCAATTTAATCTTCTACAGGCATCCACTTTTTAATCTTAATTTCACGAAGTTCTACCTCTATACACTCAATTTCATCTTCGTATTCCCAAGGACGTTCATCTTGCATCTCAGTAGCACCTTCAGAATATGTTGTTTGATAAAACTTGCCATTGTTTTCAAATACAATTTCATGCACGATTGACCATCGAGTAGTGTCAATAATCTTATCTACAACTGTATTGCTATATGGTAAATCAAGCTCATCCTTTAGATAATCCTTACTAAATACTTTCTTTGCCATTATTCTTTTACCTCTACAATTCCCCAACCTTTACAATTAGGACATTCACAATAGTTTTTGTTAATCTGTTTCATAAGTTCTGATAGATAATTCTCTACTTTATTCTGTAAATCCACATAGTTTTTACCGTCAATCGTTGGAGCAATTCTACAATCGTCCCCGTAATCAGTAGAAGATGATTTATCCTTAAAATTGATAATAGTTGTCTCCTTAGTGGAAATCATTCTGTTCACCCATTTAGGTTTTCTTCTTTTATCCGTAAAGGAATTATTTGTATCAACTCTGATGCTATACGGATCAGCTAAAGCAATTTTCTTTACTACTTGGAAATGAAAATCATAATCAGACTTGATAGTTGCAACAGAAGTGTTAATGTGTGCTTTTACATATTTCCTGATAAGTTTTAGCATACGAGAAGAATCAATTCTACATGGCTTATCCTGATATACTTCTTCTGGATATTCAATCTGTGTAATTAAATCAGTTTCAGCATTATATTTGTTAGGGATAAATTCAAAATCTTTTCTCTCATAAATTTTCTCAATGCTAAACTCAATATCCTCATAACCACCTGGAACTGAATCATACTTATATGTATATAAACCAATTACTTCCTCATATTCATCTGTTTGGTCTTCATTGATAACCTTTGGCATTAAATCATTTGCAGTATATCCCGCTTTTAATTCGTATCTCTTATTGATACGTTCATCAGGTTTCTTTTCTGACACGACAGTTGGAATCTTATCTAATCTATACCATTCTGTTTTATTTGTAGGCTCTGCTACCTTACCATCAAATAAATATTTGCTGCAATTACAATTCCACCTATCACCCTTCGAGATATAGATGTAATTTTTACAGTCAATTACTTTAAATTTAATCAATATCACTATCTCCTTTCGTTAACTTATTCTCCAAATGAAATCGAAATTTATTTCGTTTCTCTCCAACTGATACTGTAATATGGTTCATTATATTGATTGCCAGTTTCAATCTTATAACCAAGTTCCTCTAATTTCTTTCGTGTTTCAGGTTTTAAACAACCATCTTCACCGATTGAAAATTTGCCATCTGCAATTGCATCTCTAATTAATTTAGATAATTCTGCTAATTGCTGTGTAGTGTAACTATCAATTACATTGTTTGTCATCTTATTTGCTTCTGATGCAGACGGAATAACATTCTTTGGTGGCTGAACTTCTGGCATAGAAATGTTAGAGTCTGTTAAAGGCAAATAAGATACTTTACATACATTCTTTTCATCGCATAGAATACATGCATAATGCATTCTACTTTCTTTTGGATATTTACAACTCATTTATTTCACCCTCTGATAGATTATTCTCTACTCGTTCATAAACTTCTGCTACAACAGATTGCCCATTTTTGGTGTCTATGATTTTTAATGCACAATCAAAAACATGAAGATACTTTGCAAGAATTTCCTCTATCTCAATTTCATTTATTGTTTTAATAAGTTTTGTTGCCACAATTCTCACTCCTACATTCCCACATGTTCAGGAAATTGTTCATAGATTTTATTCCATTCTTCAATAATTCTTCTGTTCATAATTTCCTGGTTAATCAACTCTTCTACGATTTTTGCAGTAGCACACTGTGTCTGACTTCTAAGAATTTTACAAGCATTTTTCTTATATTGTTGTAAATCTTCTATAGAAGCACTTGCCAACATTGTATTTTCGTTTGTTAAACTTTGTATTACTGGTGGTGTTATTATGTTATTCTCCATTCCATTCTTTAACAGTTAAATAATCTGAGTATGTTCCATATCGCCAAGTTCCACCACATTTCTTACAATGAATTTCAGGATCTTGTGACCAAGGTTTTGATGAAAATAATTCAACTTCTCCACCACAATGACATTTTCTTAGTTTATATTCTGTTCGATTATCCAATTTGTCACCTCCAAAGGAAACTGAATTACATTACTTATTTGAAGTCAAATGCTACTTGAATTTTTTCATCACTGATATTCTTTAAAAAGTTATCTCTAATAGATTTTTCTTCTCTAATCTTCCACTTAATTCTTCCGTTTTCTTTTCTAATATCTGATGCACATTCCAATTTAATTGAAAAAAGCTCACGCTTCATATCCGAAATTGCTTTTAATTTATCCTCAAAATCACAATCATCCTTGTAGCTGATCATGTTCTTTGCAGTTGCAATAATCTGTTTCTTCAACTTATCATATTTCTCAACCTTTTCAGATTCTTTCTCTTCTTGTGTTGGTTTTCTGATTTTGCTCTGTAATTCCAAAATGTTTTCTTCGTAATGTGAAGTAATTTCATTTCGTATATTCTCCACATCATTCACGCTAGTAATCCATGATGGCTTAACATCTTTATATACACTACTATAAACACTTAAAATAGCATAATTACCATTTTCTTTATGCTTGAGAATCATGCCAATATTGCTTTTAAGTCTATTTTCACCAGTTTGGAATAACACAACATCACCTGGTTCAAATATTGATACTGTCTCTTTTCTCACTTTTTTACCTCCAAGGAAACCGATAATTCTTACTTTCCTTCCGTATATAACACAAGGACATCATCACTCACAAAGAAGTCTTCATCTTCTGAATCAACTGCAACAACACCACTGTTTGTTATGAGATATTTACCACCTATGCCATTGCAACAAACAAATATATCTTCTGGTAGGTTTTCTAATAATTCTTTTAACTCCTTGACTGTCATATATTTATTCTCCTCTCACAGTCACTTTAGTTCGTCTATAATAAGCCCAATCAATATCAAATGAAGTCATATTATCTGTGCTGACTACTTCGCCATTTTTAATTACAACTGGCTTACCTCTGTATGGAATAAACACCATACATTCCATATCTTTATTGTTTGTCTGTGATTTCAATAACGACTGTATGATTCTATCCTGTTCCTGAATAATATCTCTGTAGCTATTATATGTTCTAATCACATCATCATGTTCTCTCTTATAGCAATCAATTAAATGTATAATGCTGTTATTAAGATTGCTAATTGCATCGAAAATTCTGTCAAACATCTTCGTTATTATTTTCTCCTTTCAAATTTTCAAAAGAAACGAATCTTTACTCTGAATATTTATCCATGTACTCAAAATATTTATCTTGTATATATCTCTGTAAATCCTCAAAACAACTATCACATAATTCGTTTATATTTTTCATCTTCTTATTAAAATTTTTCTTTTTAGTTCGCACCATTATGTTGCCATAGAGACTATGAGAATAATCGCAATACTTGCCACAAATATCACACTTATATGCTTTCATCTACTCACCTCACAATTATTTATTCTCTCATTGGCTCAACCCTATACATGTTAATGTCCGTCCTACTCCATTTTTATCAATTTCTTCCGGTTCTAATTCTGTTCTACACGAATCCTTTATTAGCCAAAAATCTTGCCCTTCGACCATTCCTAATTCTTCTGCTATGGTCTTAGCTTTTAATAATTGGATTCTGTTTTTAGCTTGCAAAACACACTTAGTAAATTCTCCTTCGATCCAATTATGGAAAATATCTTCGTCTATATATCCGTCAACATGTCCATCTAAATCAGTATTATTTCTAATAAACCAACTAAGAAAAGCCATAGATGCATGTGATACCTGAGCCGACATTTTGCCCGGAGACATTGACAAATCCTTTCGAATTATTATGATTTGTTTATACATACGTTCTCCTCTTTAATATTTACTCCAATCAATTTCTACATACTGTTCATAACAAGGATAATATGTAGTTGTTCCTGCCTGCTCCTTACACCAATCATCTAATAGCTTCTGTAAAGAATCCTTATCGCACCATTCATATGCGTCTTCATGTAAATCACTACAAGCATCTTCAATGATATTGATTGCATCAATGAAAATTTTCCCAACAGAAGTTACCCACAATCTCACAGGTCTTTCATTATCATCTTCTTCATGATTACATGCATAATCGTCAAAGAAATCGTCAACTGTGTCGTAATACTCGTCAAATTCCTCACAGTAAAGCATTGTATCTACATCTTTTTCATCAACTGAAACTGCTTTAGCTACTTTCTCATTCCACTTCTTTATTCTCTCTTCTTCGTCAGCTTTCTTCTGTCCTTCACAATCACAATGCATATATCCCTGATTCTTATAAGGCTGTCCACAATAAGGACATAATCTCTGTACTCCATTAAAACAACTCTGACAAAATGAAAGTGCTTGATGCTTGTATGGAAAATAATATTTTCTACCAGTTTCAGAGTTGTCACCTTTAATCCCATAAACATTGTCTTCAATTCGCATTCCAAGACCATTACATACAGGACAAATTCTTTCATGCTCTGTAAGATCCTTGATTAGAATTTTAGGAAACGATTTCTGAACTGCTTCATGAAGATTTATTTCTTCTCTATGTGTTAAATTATTCATATAGTTATTCTCCTAATCGTACTCATAATCATCAAGTTCCACTTCCTCACCACATTCAGGACAATCGCACCAAGCACCATCTCCCCAATAATCAGTATTGAAATCGACTTCTTCAAAATTCACTTCGACTTCTTCATGGCAAAATGGACACTCAAATGTGATATAAGAAGGTCTACTGATGATTGTGTAATTTACTCCATTATTTATTTTCAATCACCTCCAAAGAAAGAAAAAATTCATTCGACTTTTGAGGTTTTAAAAGCCTTATTTTTCAAGGCTTTCGTGACCTCACATTTTGTTATTCTCTGTTAAAACAACGCACAACCGTCTCTTTTAAACGATTCGACATACATATTCCACTTCTCATCGTCCATCTCATATAATTTCTTAAAACATTTCTTACACAAGAACTTCGATACATCTCTTCCATGGAATTTCATATTCATTGCCAGCGTTGTCTTATCTTTTATTCTCTTTTCACACTCATCACAATATTTGTTAAAATACTGTCTTGCTACTTTCATATCACCAACATTCAATCCATTGTACTCAGCGAATTCCTGAATGACTTCATCGGTTGGCTCATCTCTAAATGTTCCACCATTCCAAGCCTGTGTGAGATATTCGTCAATGGTGCAGTTCATGATTATCCATTTCTTATTTGCAATGAAGTCTTCTTTTAAGATATTCCTCCATCTCTCATAAGCCTGTGGATACCAATACTTGTCCAAAATCCAAGTAGACTTCGTATAGAATGGACATGCAATATTACCGTATAATTCTATATTTTCATATAGTACTGACTATATCATCACCCTCGTTTAACGTTAGGTTTGTGACAGGACATCACTCAGAATAATCTATAATTACTCGTGTGCAGCACTTCGAGCTGTATCAATCTCAGCCCTACATAATAGTCGATTGACTTTTCTTTTGGTCGTTTATGATATATTTTTTAATTTCTTAATTACTTTTAATGAATGTTGATTTAAGCCATATTTCTTCAAAACATCTTTTTTCTTTAATTCGCCAGATTCGGCTTTTTCAAAATCAATCAAAATTGCGTCTAAATCTAACGAATTATAATCAATTACGTTTCTTTTCCCTATCCCAAGTTCTTTTACCACTCTCGAAACACTTCTCTGATCTATGCCAAGTTCCTTTGCAATTTCTGAATGCGATGATCCTTTTGTATATAATTCCCTTATTTCTTCTCTTGGAATTGTACGTAAATCTTCTCGAATATGTTTACCTTGTATATCACTTGGAGTATTAATTCCATATGCTTGTAAAGTTCTTCTTATTGTATGAGGACAAACATCATAATCATTTGCAATGTTTTTTATCATTTCACCAGCCTGCAATCTATTGATAATATCATTTACATTATCAATTTTATAAATAGTTTTTTCGTCACCACCAGGAGTAGAATTGTATCCATTATGAAAACTATCAAACTTTTCTATGTAATATACTTCTTTTTCATCGAGTTTTTCATATGGTATATTCTCTTCTAATACTTCACAATAGAAGTTATCACAACCATATTTATTCATTGCTCTATAAATTTTATAATTGCCGAATTTTTTATGTACAGATGGTTTTAGATGTTGTTTAAATCTTTCCTCAACAGATTGTGTTGTCTGTCCAATATAAACTTTACCATTACATTTATTTCTTATAATATAAATTGTTCCTAATCTACTTATTTTTATCTTTCCTTTCGTCTCGACCAAAAGACTTAGCACAGGATTACCATATCATCTTTGATTTAGGCTTCCCTGTTAGCCAGATTACTAATTGTCATTTCCTACAATTCCTAACATCGTTAATCTGACACCACGCTGATAAACGTGTTCACTGCATTTTCGATATATATTTCTATATAAAGGGGCGTAACAAAGTCCACCCACAACGAGAGTAACCCTTCTTGTATTTAGGATTTATATCAATATTCTTCCAAATTGTATAAAGCCATACATCCATTTCTGACCATTTTCTAATAGGAAGGATACCTTGCCAACAGGTCTTACCCCATTCCTGCTCATTTATCCATTCATCCTGATAACCACTACGAGTATTTGATTCTTCATTTCTCATTCCCATCCACATAAGATACGGATGGTCGTGGTCGAGCTGTGATACCATAACTCCAACCTTAAAAATCCTACAGCAAAATCTAGCGAATCTCGTGGGTATCATGTGATCTGATTCTACATATTGGTAAAATCCCTTCTCAGGATTCATAATCTCACAATTAGGAAAAGTCTTAACCATTCTGTATGTATCAGCACAGTCAAGCGATGTATTATTAAATATTGCTTTTGTTTCTGGATATAATTTTCTGACTAGATGACAGGTAAGCATTGAATCCTTACCCATAGAAACAGGAATTATTGAAGTATATGTATTAAACTTCTCTGTCTTTTCTTTGATTAGTTCTAATGAATCAGCTTCAAGCTGCGTTAGATGTTCTTTCTGTAATTCGATTAAATCTTGCCAACTTGCTAAATCCACATCTGATATATTGTCATAGGATTTCAATTTGGTGCAATCCAATCTTTCAAGCGAATTTTCAATCTTTATTCGATAGAATTTATGTTCATTTCCTTGCTTATCAAATCCTTTAATAATGGATTTATCTAACCAAAAGTAACCTTCTTTCAGGTCTTCTAATGGCTGTTTGCTCGTATCTCGCAAGAATGTAAGATACTCATTGTAAATTGGGTTCACTCATATACCTGAGTGTTATGTACATAACCTTTTACCTAGGATTATCTTTACCTTTCTTTTATTTTATGGCATTTGCAACTACCATTTATGTTGTTATTTGTCCAAAATTTTCCAATGAAAGATTGGTTTCCTATGACTCTCCTAAATCATTAAATTCTCTACCTTCAATGATATTCTGGACACCTACTTTACATTTTTCTAAAGCAAAAGCATATGCATTATTATAAATAAGTTTGTCGTGTTCTGCCGTTGGGTTATCGTACACACTATCAATAGCTTTATCAATACCATCTATAAATCTGCAAAGTCTTTCAATTACTTCATTATTACCAAACGCTTCATCATAAACTTTTGCAGTTGCCCTTAAACCTCTTGATTTATTCGCATATTCAAAAGCTCTCAACTCATCTTTTCTGAGCCATTTGATCCATGCACCGCAATCATCACAATAAAGTCCTGTATTATTACCTTTTACTTCTGTATGTAGTGAAACGCTTCCACATTTCTTACAACAATTCTGATACATAATTTCACCTCTTATCTACTTAATTCTTTCAACGTGGCGATTTTATTTCTTATCTCGTCTCTATGCATAATTACTTCTTCTCTGTCCTCGCTAGTAATGAATTCTGACCAACCAATCAAATCTTTCTCAATGTCTTCTATAAGTTCTTTCTCTACATTATTTATTTTCATTTCAGAAAAATCGTGTAATACAGGCTTATCTTTTTCTTCTATAACGAATAATGAATATGGTGTAATAACTAAAGTAAACTCAGTACCCTCTTCATCAAACCATGCCATCCCAATACCTGTTGTGTGATATTGAATAAAGGCATTTAATAAATCTACTGGCACATCTGTTAAATAGCTCGGCGTACCATGAAATACTCTTAAATCAAAATTGCTCCATCCATGTTTCGGATTACTTATCATGTTTCAGCCTCCAATATGTTATTCTTCACTCACAATCTCATAAATAAAATCATCATGATATTCGCCATTCTTATCTTTAATTGAATCTTTCAGAACATGTTTCGTTCCGTTGCGTCTCTTGATAAAGCTATCGTAACCTCTACAAGCAGGATTACCACCAACAGCTCGCCATTCAACTCTATGAAATGTTTTGATTAGTTCTTCTCATTTATCGAATACATCTCTTCCAACTAAGATATTTCCTCTGTCAAATGAGAACAATCCAAAGTTATATGCTTTAGACGCATACCAATCAACTGTATATCCTAAATAGCCAATGAGTTTTTCGTTCTTATCAACTATTGCATATTGAAACTGATTCTCATTTGGACATTCTGCAATTTCAGGACTCCAATTGCACATACAACCGGTTTCATATAACATATCTATTGTATAGTAATATTTTTGAAATTCTTTCTTGATCTGTTCTTTGTATAAAATTGCAGGTACTAACACTTAATCACCTCTTTTCTATAATCCAATGATATGTTGCATTCTTGTGAAGTTATCTATAGTTCATTCTTCTTTCAACTTCCTTATCATTTTCTTCATCATTGAAATATTTATAAGCAAGTGTCATAGGATAATTAGAATTTTTTGCTCTGTCGTACATCATAAATTCGCACCAATTAGGCTCTTTGTATCCATCTTTACTATCGTTGCACCAGCTTGGATCTTCAAATAAACCATCAAAAACGCTCTTAAATGAATACTTTTTCCTCTGAATATTTCTATCTTTGATAACAGTTGACTTATCATATCCTTTGATTTCTACAAGAACATCTTCACAGCCTACTCTTTTACAAAGTCGCACAAACCATTTCGTAAATTCTCTGTAAGTCTGTTCAAATTCTCTGTCTCTTAAAGCCGCATTTACAACAAGGATATATTCGTCTTGCGTTCTCAATGCTCCTCTACTACGACTTTTATTGCCGTACCAATCAGTTAAATTATTTGTCACCTCGCCAAATTCATCACATGAACACGAACTATTATGACCATTTTTCTGAATGATGTATACATCCATATCACCCTCAGAACCTGTTACTCTAGGCAAATGATTTAGCACTGTTTCAAGAATATATCTCTTTTCAGGCTGTGTTCTACCCATAGGACGAACTGTTATTGTACCGTTGATATAAGTCCAATACGACATTTTTTCTACCTCCCTGCTTTAATATTCTCTCTTTGTAACAAAGGGAAACCTGAAATTACCTTTATTCACACGTAATGTCTAAATCTTCACCAATCTTATGAATAACATTACCAAGTCCCTTGCACAGCGACTTTAACCACTCCTCACTACGATTAGTCATTTGCTCGTCTCTTTCTTCATCTGTCATATCAGACCAGCAGATATTGTCCCATTTTCCATCTCTTTTAATTCTAAAATAGTATCCATCCAAATTTCTATTCATCAGTTTCTCCTTTCCACTCATCCAACAAATAGAAACTATAAATCTGCTTATCAAGTTTTTCAACCCGCTCTCTTAACGCAGACTCTTCTTTCTTACTATCCGTTTTCCAACACTTCTCCCGTAATTCTTCACGCTGCTTAGTCAGTTCATTGTACTGATCCGATATATCCATTTCGTCTACGACTGAAATCTCAATTTTATCGCCGCAATGAGGACAGAACCGGATTGGATAATTATCTGTCTGTGCCCATTCATCTTCATATAATCTAATGATTTCTGTATGTGAAGTACAGAATTGAGGAATAAAATTACCATCATCTATGTGCTTTAATAGAGATAAGTCTTCGTTTGTAAATTCTATGCACTTATTATTCTGAATTTCATCACAACAATACTTAAATGGTTTATATTTATATGAATGAGTGTCATTAAATTTTAATTTGATTAGTTCTATCTTCATATATTTATTCTCCTAAACATCTTCCACATAAACAGTAATACAACTTCCAATCTCACCACTCACTTTTGGGAATACCATTGTAATACTATCTATGTAATATTCTTCTCCGTCTGTATCAATGACATCATTAGTATTGATTATTAATGGAATTTCGTTCTTTCTCATATAGTCTAGCGTCTTAAAAACTTCTGATACATTCTCTACTTCTGTATATCCAAGAAGCTTATAATCATCATATCTATCGCTAAAACCAACAATTCTTATCTGCAAGTTTTATACCTCCTTATATTTAGTTATTCTCTCTTTTATTTTTGGAAATAGTGAGCAGAATTGCTCTTAGATAAAATCAATAGGAAATGCTTCTTTATTGAGATTGTTTCTTAGTAGCTTCTTTCAAAAATTTTTCCATACTATCAGCATCTTTATCTGTGAATTTTCTTAGTTTTTCATAACATTTTCCTGTCATCATAAGTGTATTATTCACTAGAAGTATTTTCGTGTTATCTGGTATAATTTTTATGCCGTATCTTTTCAACCACTTCTTGTTAATACGCTTTTTCTTGTGAATTCTTCTTTGAACATCTTTAGTGATATACTCAGTTATGAGGATTTTATAACCTAAACCTTCAATTGTTTGTATATTCATTTATTCTACCATCCGATCTACAATGCTCTGTAACTTATCAATAAATATCTGAGCGTCCTTTTTATGTATAAGTTGCTTAATATCAGCAGGTACAAAAGCCAATATTGCTTCACCAAAAACTTTATTGTCAGCGTATAAATTCATAAACTGGCACATAGTCTCGACATCAATCCAATCTAAATCTGGTTGCAAACAAATTACATCACCTTTCTGTGGATGCAATTTTCTAACCTTAATAAGTGTCTGCTTGAATAACTTCTTTTTCTGTCGTTTGTTCATATTTCTCACCTACTTTCACGACCGAATGAAACGTGGTTTTACTTGGCTTGTCCTGAATATTGTATAGTTTTCGTGACAAGCCAAGAAACCAAAATTTCCTTTTAGTTTTTATCTATTATCTTTGTGATATTGTCATCGTTTTTATAATCGTGACAAATAGGCTCATCATCAAGAGATCGTGTTGTTTCACCGATTATCTTTCCTTCTGCATCGCAAACATTACAAGAAATAATTTTTTCTATTACCAACTCTTTTACGTTGAACATTTTATTATTCTCCACTATATGTAAATAACTTTTCAATTCTAATATTCTTATCATCGCTTTTTTCTTTATTACTATCCAAAAGCGTTTTAGTTTCTTTTTGCCAGATACATTCAAACTCATCAGGCATGTTATACTCACTAATTAAAACAGTATTATTTACGCTTGCCTTCTTAACCCATTCGTAAAATTCTTCATATGGGAAGCCTCCAGTTGAATACTTTGTTGTATCACGATACGGAATATCGCAATAAATAACATAATTTTTAATTTTGTCTAAGGGAATATTTCTGAAGTCGAACACTTCAAATTGAATATTTTTAAGATTTGGGATTTGTTTGATAGTATTTTTATATGCTTCTAATGAGTAATTACGTTTTCCAACCTTGTCTCTTCTGTACCCACCAAACCATTTTCCACCATATGAAAGCTGAAAACCAACATATCCAACCAAATAATCTGGATATCCTTCTTTATTATTTTGAATATCCTTATATTTTTCTTCTGTAATATCTTCTGGCGGTGTCCAACCTTCCGATAACTTTTTAAGTACAGCAATTAAATATTTGTGATTGTCTGTACCTATTCTTTTATTGCATTTAATTTTATCAATCATATTAGCACCACCAACGAAAGGCTCTAAATATCCTTCCGTCTCATTAGTTATATATGATTGAATAATTGGTGCTAAATCTTTGCTTAATCTATTTTTGCTACCAACGTATTTCATAAATTACTTGGAGTAAGGAATTCCTTCTTGTGTACACGAACCTCGTCTCCTTTCATTGTTTTTATTCTCTCTTTAAGTCGCACTCATCAATAAATCTTGATTGATATACTCAGTAACTCTCTTACTTCCAACCTCAAAAATATCCTTGTCTTTCTCAAAACATATATAATTTCTACCTGTATTCAAAGCTGCAACTGCAGTTGTACAACTTCCTGCACATGAATCAAGAACTAAATCTCCTGGATTTGTGTAGGTTTTGATAAAATACTCACAGGCTTCAACAGGCTTTTGACACTGATGCAAACTGCTCTTTTGTGTATCCCATTTAAATTTTAGAACATCTCTTGGATATCTTTGTGTGCTGCCACCGCCTGAAATACCAGTCTTTGTAGCACCATAACAATTACCATCTGTTGTATGCTTTGTATAAGAATGAACAGGTGTATGCCCTTCTGTCATTTGTGGATTGTATGTAGGGAGTTTCTTATAGAAAATCAAGACATTTTCATGTGCCTTCATAGGCATTTTCTTAGCATTTAGATGACCAGTTGCTTTGGTTTTTTCGATAATCCATTCATAACGATATAACTTTTCATTACTACAAGCGAGTCTCTTATCAAATGGTGACTGTGCCCATAATGCAATACAACCATTATCTTTGATGATTCTCTCATATTGTTCCCATAACGGCTCGAATGGAATTAATACATCCCATGAATTCTGGGTTGTTGAAAATGGCAGATCCGTGAAGATAAAATCGACTGATTTATCATCAATCTTTTTCATACCTTCAAGACAATCTTCATTGTATATTTTGTTAATCTCTAACATTTCTTACTCAGAGCAAATCCAGATTTAATGCTGCAGCAAATCTCTTGCTCCTTTCAATGTATTATTCTCTATTTCCAAATAACTGTTTCTGCAATGAATCACATAAAACTTCATAAATTTCATCTTTGACATCATTAAAATCATAATTAGAAATAAAGTTATATACTCTACTTTTAATAAATTCTTCATTATCTTTAATCGCCTTATTCATGGCTGTAATGGCTGGCGACTCATCATTCTCCCACGCATCTTTTCTACGCCACATAAGATAGCTGATATGAGAATCATCCTGTAAAAGACTTACAACTTTATCTTTAATAAACTCAAGTGAATCTTTGCCAATTGCTTCTGACACTGCTTTGAATAAATACTCATATGATAAATTGGTCATAACTCGTTCAATGTCGCTTGGTTTTCTAAATAGTTCTTTAACAGCTAACGAAAACTGCTCTTTTGCTATTTCTTTCATCTCTTCCTGAGATAAATAGTCTTCAATATTGATATTTATTTCCACTTTTATACCTCCTAATTTCCAAAGAAACTTCGGATTCTTCGGCTTTTATGAAGCCGTTTACTGCCTTATCTTTAAGTCAGATGGCTAAGAATCACAACCTCTATCATATTGTCAATGACTTTTAGGATTACCTTTTATTTTCAATTATCAAAATTTTCAACTTAATTCATTATGTTATGCCCACTTACACCATATAAAGGGTTCGAACCTAGTACAGCCCCACTGACACATAAATCACCAACTAGTATCCACATCTATGCCGTTGTCAATCTGAATTGAACAGCCCTACAATAATGAATAATCTTAATCAATGTCTGCAATACTTTCTACAAAGCAATTGTAATAGATATATCTCTTGCCGTTGAAATCAAACTTAACATATCCACCTTCGTTTGTATCAATATCAATTTTTCCTTCATATGTTGCAAGTTCTTTACCATCTGCTGTATATACAGTAATTGTTCTCTGCATACCGCCATTTATATCACTCTTTATATCTGTTACCGTTCTGTCCCATGACGCACATCCAGTCATTCCAAAACATAATGTCAATCCTAATACAACTGCTAAAACTTTCTTCTTCATATGTTTTAATCTCCTAACTCTATTTTTTTGCATTTTCCAATATACATACTTTGTTTACATCTTTGAATCTTAATATTTGAGTATTTTTCATTAAGTTCTTTTTCATGTAAATCTATATATTTTTCCACATCCTGTTTGTTGTTAAACAAATATTCTTTTATATTTATCCTAGAGGTATAAAAATTTCCATCCTTATTTAAATAATATTTTTCATTCTTATACACAGTATAGATATAAAAACCATACCCAATTGTCACATATCTTCCTTCGATTCCATCTTTCTTTTCTTTTTCTTCTCTTTTACCATCAATATAATTTCCAATAATATTTGGCAATATAATTGCTATAAATGTTGCTATTAGTGCTAATATCAACAGTAAAATAAATGTTCCAAAAAAATTTAAAACTTCTGTCATATAACGTCTCCTCAATTACCCTTCATAATCCGTTTGACTGCTTTGATACAAATCCTACCATATTATTCTCCTTCTGATTCAAACGTATCATTTATAATCTTCTGACAATTTTCAATTACTCTACAAATCAATCTCTTTCCATTATCACTAAAATAGTCATTATTGTTCTGTTGATTATAGTAATCTTCAAGTTTATTGTTAGCGGATTTTAACCTTAGAGATATATTGGCATAATCGCACTTATTATCACATTTTGCCGAATATTCTCTATTGTATCTTAATTTACATTCCATACATGGGCTGTACATTTTACACCTCCTGCTAATGTATTCTCCAAAGGAAATCTATGTTTCTTGTTACTTTTATTTGGAAAATTTAGCTGATCAGCCTTTTAAATGGAAATTGTATAAAATGCTTTATAAGTGAATAAAACAAAAACGGTTATAAATATGTATATGTGATTAATTCATTAATCTGATTTCTCGGAATTCGTCATCTCTCTCGAATCCGTTTATGTAAGCAAGGCTTGTCCCTGCTTTGATATCTGATTTTGTTGTTATCTTCATAACTACACGATAATCATCAGGAATTTCATCAAGTAAACTTCTTAACGCATCCGCTGAAATACTACTCAAATAATCACCTCCACATCACCTGCATCCAATGTAAATTTCTGTTCTCCTGTTTTAATATTAATAAAATACGAAAACCAACCATCGTTAATTCTTCGATATTTGTTTGTATTATTCTCCGAAACTTGAATGTTACACTGCATTTTTTCAAGTTTCTTTTTCGTGTCTTTGATAGTTTGCACTAATTCATAGTTGCCAATACCATCATACAATCTTTCTTCTTTATCTAAAGCTGCTTTTAATAGCTTATACTCTCTGTCTGTGAAAATGTTCATTAAAATCCAAAGTCACCTCAGTCCCATAATTGTTCCTTCGTTTTTTTATCTTCAAGATTATATTTAACTATCTTATAATCATTTGTACCAAGTTTACACCATTTCTCAATAACAGATTCGTAATCCTGATAAGCTCCACCACGAGCATTAAAAATAATTTCTCCTGTTTTTATATCTTCTAAAGCATATAACACTTTAGATCTATTAACATTCTGTTTTGTATTATCTTTTTTGCTTTCATCTTCGTGCTTGTTAATCCAATCAACTATTTCGTTGACTTTAGATAAAAGAGTATATCCCATTGCTCCTATACCACAGCCACCATCATTTGTTAATCTTTTCATCTGTTTTCCTCCTTAGCCGTTTTTAACATACACCAATCCATACGTTTTTCTCTTATATCTTCCCACTTACCATGTCTGTCTCTACCAATTAGTTTATCCAACATACATCTTGGATAATTTGCACTCTTAATAAGAAATGGACAAACGAAACAATTATCTGGCATAGGAAAATTTTCTATATAAACTTGTGAACTATCGTTTTCTGTTTTGTTTACATTATTATTTTTCTTTTTTAACTTATCTGTTTCATCTCGTAAATTTTCTTTCGGAATGCCAAAAACTGTATTGTTAATCATATCATCTATACCAAAATTCATCATATTGCATTCTCACATTCTTGAAACAATATCATTTAACTGTGTCTGAAGGTATTTAATGATAAGACGCTTTTCTGCAAGAGCAAGACCTTTGTGAAAGTCAAAACTGTCTTTGTCACAACAACAAGCTTCTGATTTAATATGTCCAAACCTACACTGTACTTTCTTTCCATTGTTTCTATATTTGTATGTAAGTTTAACTTTTAACCCATGTAAATCCTGTATATCAACATCTCCCCATGTCCATTCTGTCCATTCTCTTTTTACTTTAATGTTTTTAGGCTCTACTGGTACAAAATACTTCTCATATTCGTCATATGACATACATCCGAGATTACAACCACCAAATCTAAAACAGACTACTCCACCTTCCTGAATATCTGTTACTTCACAAATCTCACCTACATTTCTAAATACTCCCATTGGTTTTGCTAATTTTATAAGATCTCCTTTAATCATGCTGCTTTATCCTCCTTATTCGCAAACTTTTTATTAAATGCATCAATAGCTTTCTGATCCTCTGCTGTTACGTCATCGTTAAATCTTCGTCTAGCTTGTACAATATGATTATTTCTTACTTCAATCGTTACCAAACTCTCATCTGGTTTATTCTTCTTTCTCAAGAAAAGAATGTGACACTCGCCATCAATAACCTTATCTATGTAAGAAGCAACGCAGTTATTTTGCATGGTTGCCTCGTCCTTTATATCTTGTGTAGATTCTGGATAAATGAATATGTAATCACCAAAAGAGCATTCGTACTGCTTATTTATTCTCTTTTTAAATAATTCTTCTGGGAACTCTTTCTTCATTCGATTGTAATTCCTACAAGCAATTTTATGAGTTGTAAGAAAATGTCGTGGATATTTATCAAATTTAGGACTAAGTTGATTCATCATATTTGCATAATCATATAGTTCACGAATCAGAAAGTTCATATCCTCTATTGCCTCAAATGTTTTAATTCTATCCAAATATAACCACAAATCTTTTGCACTATAACCAAAATCATTAATAAGTTTATTGAAATATGAATATACTATATTTTTGTTTACTTCAAAAGTCCAACCATATACACTCCAAACTTTATAAATATTTTCGGGTGTTAATGAAATATAATCGAGATTATATGCTATTTGATAAGCATTTGGGTTTTCTTTATAAAATTGAACTATATCATTAGAGAGTTTTACCTTATATCTCTTACACAATTTAATAAGTGATTTAGGAATATCATTAATTGAATATTTGAAATTTTTGCCACAAATAATATCCTCTATTCCTGCTGAAAACAGTTGTTCAAAATGTGAATATTTAGGTATTTTAGTAAGAATAGTACCGATATTGAATATTTCATAAGGCTCTGATTTTCTTACAAAATCCAAAAATTTGGCATACTGTTTGTCCGTACAACACTCAATTACTTCGTTCATACTCAAATTTCGCAACTGATTTTGTAGCCCATTTACAGGCTTACCCGAAAATCCAATCGCTTGTTTTGTGGCAAAATCGTACTTCGCAACTTTTCCATCATCTCTTTCAAAAACGAGATACTGTTTTTCTTTGTATATTTTCAATTTTTATTTTTCACCTCCTGGAAATAATCATAAGTACAGTAAAATCCCTCAAACTCCATTTCAGTCAAATATTCTTTTGCTAATTTCTGAATGCAAGTTTGGAACTCTTCATTAAATTGTAAATTTTTATCATTATAAAACAGTCCAACATGATTGTATTCAACTTTAAGATAGAATTTGACTTCTGGAAATTTGCCTTCCAATTCTTTAATAAACAGTTCTTTATTACTTACGTCTTTTTTACCTTTTGCGTTATTTACCAAAATACAATAATCTATAGCTTCTTTTTCCGACTTAAACACACAATCTTCAGTTCTATTAAGCTGTTTTATGTTAATATCTGATTTAAGTTTATACTTTACAGTTTGATGATCTGAATAAACAGTTCCTATTATTCTTGTCACTTTTACTTTGCAAGGAACTATTATATAATGCTTTGCATTGTGTACTTTACCTGTTCCGTTGCATTGATTACATTTGATTTCATAACCATTATGATTAAACTTACCCTTCCCCTCACAAATAGGGCATTGATGATGTACAGGTTGTGAACGCATGGTGTAACATTCTTCACCAATATCAAATTTATTATTTATTTCATACATTTACGTCTTCCCTTCCTTAATTGATAATTGTTGTGAAAAATATTCCAATATGATAATATAATTACGAGGTGATTATAATATGAATCCGAACAAAAAAATTAGAAGAAGATATGAGAAAAATAATAAAGAAAATTGAAAATAAAGAAGATTTATCTAATCTTTCTCAATACGAACTCCATGTTCTTTTAGAATGTTATAACCAAAAATATATAAGCAATGTGAAAATTGAAAAGACAGGCTCCGGTCGTTTTAAATTGCAAACAACCGGAAATATCTTAATTGAAAAAGCTGGTCTTGATTTCGTTTATCCAACAACTGACTGGGTAAAAATTATTACAATGATAGGAATAGTTGTCACTTCAATTGGTGTATTCAAGGACGAATTACTTTCAATAATATTACAAATTGTAAAATTAAAGTAATAATTTCCACTACACTATAAGAATTATTGTTTTTCACTCTCTCACCTTACTCTATCATTTCAACTTTAATTCTAAATTTTGTTGTTTCTATATGTTCGTTTTCTTGATAAGGACGATTATAATCAAAATGCTGATGACGGACAGTTGCAATCAAATGAATATCATTACCAAAAACAAATTCCGTATCTGTTTCATAAGTATCTTCTGAACCATCACCAAGTTTAGAGTCTGTACAATATATCTGATTTGCGTCTAATGCATCTTGAATAATTCTGTAAATATCTCCTGTATTATACATAGTCACTCTCCATTCGTAATCATATTATCTCCATTTTCCAATAAGCCCAAAACACTCTTTTTTGAATTTTTCTAATACATCTATTAAAGCTTCTATTTTATAAGAATCTTTAAATATTATCTCAGTTGTTTCAGGTTTAGATATATCAATATTATAATCATAAGGCAATGGGTTCATAAAACAATTAAATCTGACGTTCAAACCCTTATGCGTTAATCTTATTTGATTGACATTTTCTTTATTTCCAACAACATTCAAAAAGATTTCACCTCCAAAATTTCGCAAGAATTGTGCATTTACTGCGAATATAAAATATATACCATATATAGTATATATCACTTATTTTTAATACTATATATGGTATATTTGTAACAATTACTCACTTAATTCTGCAAGTGCCTTGTCCAGATCCTCATCAGACATGTTCTCAAGTGCTGCATCATGTCTCTTAGCTTTGATTTCAAGTAATCTCTGTCTCATCTCAGCATTTTTCTTAGCGTCTTCTCTCTTCTTCTTCTCATCTATCTTCACACTAACAATATACTTGACAATTTCAATCTTATTAGAAATCTCTTCATCTTCCTTTGACTTAGTATTCAGAAGACTTTCTTCCTCAGACTTCTTTGCTTCTGCATTGAGTGTCTTAAATACTGAGTCCAGATTCGTGAGAGATAAATCCCACAAATCAATTACGTTAATCATTCCTCTGAATGGGAATTGATAATTATTTCTCGTTGCATTAATAAATAATTCGTTGTTTGTCATAATAATAATCTCCTTTTCTAATTTAAAACTTAATCTTCATTACACGCTCTGTTGCGCCCTTAACCTTAACAACTAAATCTGCTCTCTTAGTCATAGAGAATCCAATTCCTGAAAGCTGATCATCAGTATCTTCTACATGGCACTTAGCACCTAAAGCCTCAAATACTCTCTTGTGCTTTTCAAGGTCACTCTTTAAGAATTCATTGTAATAGCCATTAGGACTTTCGTTGTTCACACAATCCTTCAGGAAGAAGAATAAATGTCTATGACCAATTCCATCCTGTTCATCAAAATAATTTGGGCTATAACTGATTACTGATACAGGAACAAACTGATTCGTTTTGATATTCCACTTTTCAATAGGTGTACTATCATTCTCTGCCATCTCAAGAATACTAAACTCGCCATTTTTTAATTCTAATTTTGCAAGAGTAATCCATTCCTTGTGCTGTAATGGTTCTCTTCTTACAAATCTATAAACATTACCGCCAAATGCAATTTCTGCTTTAAAGCCACCTGTTGTCGGATTTCTAAAACTCCAATTATGGATTTTAAAAGTGTATACACCCTCTTTCAATTTATCAATTGAAGGAAATGTTGTGTTTTCAACTGGAACATATCCAATAGGAGCAGGAGCGGTATAATCTACATCCTGAACTCCACCAGAAGCATAATGTTTTCTATGATTCCATCCAACTCTTTCATTATTTCCATAATTATCATGAATTTCTTTTCCATTCTTGATAACAACATTCTGATTTGAACCAGGCATAAATACATGTAAATCCATAAGAGAAGCATTTCTCATTCCATCATAATTCCAACTATGTGAAAATCTTAAAGCACCATCAGTTCTTCCACCAGCAGCTTTTACTTTTTCTGTAATTTCAGAGTCAGTAATGTTTCCTGAATAAGCCCAAGATAATCCATTGTTCCATTTGAACATTGTCTTAGCACCTGAATTAACAGGTGCAATCATAGAAACAAAGTTCTTCTCATGTTTATTCTCTACAAAAGCTTCAATCTCCTTTGCAGTTGGAAGTACCTTATCAATGAAATCCTGTGCTGAAATCTCTTCAACCTTAGAAAACTTCTTAGGACTTACAGCAACATCCTTTTCCATCTGCCCAAAAATATCATCTGTACCAACCATTCTTCTTGCAGCACTCTTATTTGAGAACAGTACATTATTTACAGTAATATCATTCAGATTAGCAAATCTTCTCTGTAATGAATCCATATATCCAAGCTCTGTAATGGTCTTCTTTGCATCCTCAAGCATCTTCTTTGTAAAAATAGCCCTTGGACGCTTATAATTACTTGGAGCGACAATCTGCTCATACTTCTTAACTGCTGTGTCAAGATCCATATCCTCACTTACATTGATAAGAAGTGTTCCAATAGAATGATTTCTAATTCTACCAATAGCCATACCTGCTGTTATCGACTTCTCCCAAGCATATAAATCCTTTTCAGTATCAGCAGTCAGCTTATCATATTCCTTCTTATACTTCTTGAACTCTGTGAGTACGCCTTTCCACTCTTCACCCTTATAAAGTGTATTTGAATTGATAAGTTCAAGAATTGTATCAAGTGCATCCATAGTAATTTCATCAAGAGAACGCTTAAATACGTTTCTTGTATCTCTGAACTGTCCTTTAACTTCCTCATTAGAACGACTACTTCTATTTACAAACTTACTTGGAAGCTCTAAGAAGAAATGATCCCACTGATGAGACTTTCCATTGATTTCCTCAAAGTTAAAATCTGTACCAATCTTAGAGGACTTAGTTGTATAAATATCTGTAACTGTATGAGCTTTTACAAAAGCATCAAGTGCATCACATACTGGCTGATATGTTGTATCACCAAGATTCAGTTCCCAAATCGTATGAATCTGATTATCCTTGATAGTGACAGCAGAACCAATATTCTTAATAAACTGTCTACAACAACTACAATCATGTTCTCTACGCTCTCTGAAAATCTCATTTGTACCAGCAGGGAAGCTATCAAGATATGTATTCCATAATTCATCCTTATCTACATTTACCTCAAATAAATGCGTTGCCTCTTTTTGCATTTCATCGAAGTGCTTCTGTAAAGCCTTCTTAAACATCATAAATCCATCCATGTTTTGTACCTCTTCTTTCTTATATTTATTTTTTGTTAATTGTTTCTACTGTTATATTCTCCGTTTATAATCCAAAGGAAACGAAGTTTTCATTCCTGTGTTATTAATACATTCATAATTCCTTCTACAGCTTTATCCCAGAAGATATTTGCAAATTCTTCAACAGTGCAAATTGGCTTGTCGTCCCAGTCAACAACCATTGCGTCATCACACTGACACAACTCACAGCCGCTTTCTTTCAGTGCTTCGTTTGCATATTCTGTTACAACCGTCTGCGTATCGGCATAGTCACAACCTCTGCTTAAAATGTCCTCAAGTTCTTCTATTGTTTTCTTTGATATTTTCGCCATATCTTTTATTCTCCAATTTCACAAATTGCTGAACCTAATTCAATCGCCAAATTATCACCAATACAACTCTCACCACGATTCATTTTTTCTAACAAATCAACAAAATCCTTATTAAGTTTTACATCAATTGGTTGTGAAATTGTTATATGACGAACTCCAAACTCTTTAGAATTTCCTACTCTACAATCCATTTCAATTTTCATAATTTGTTCAAGAGCAATATTCCTATCAGGATGTTGTTCCAAATATTTTTCCATGTCCTCTATATACTTTAAGTCTTCGCTTCTTTCTGAAATATTAATCATTTTCTTTTTTATCCTTTTTCATTTACTTTTTTATAATGTTATATACTTACAACTTTCTTTTATTTCTTATTTATTTCAATCACCCTTCATTCAATCTATTAACGGCTGTTCTACCCTTAAGATGCTGCTGTTAGGCTCATATGATAGATAACTATTTAAGCCACACTGTTACACCGCATAAAAACGAAGTTATCTTGTCATCTCTTATACTCAATCCATTTATCTGAACCCTTGAATTTCACTTTTACTTTCGTAGGGCATCCATCTGGGATAGATTTTAATGATTTATAGTCACCTATAATTGTTGCTGTTTCTAAAACCTTGTGATTCTTTTCACATTCCATTGCTTTTACTTTATCTGCATAATCAGTATTACAGAACTGACAAGTATATAATGTCTTTGTAACCATATAAATCTCCTTTCATTTTTCAAAGAAATCGAACATTACTGTGATATTTCTATTTTAATTTCTGTTCCCTCATAGTTACCTGTTATATGCCTTTTGGCTACAGATATTCCCTCTTTATATTCATTAATGACATTCTCTAAAGATTTCATAATGTCATAAAAATCTTTAAGTAGCCAAGGATGCGTATAAGATATATGAATTCCATCACATAAAAATCTCCAAAGAAAATTTTTCGCTTCGCTTTTGCAACGCCAATCTTCTTCATTTTTAAATTCCACAAAACCTATGTACTCGTAATGTTCAAAATCATCAACTACTACATTTCTGTTAAAACAACCAAGTTCTTCAGCATTCCTCAAACTGTAATCCCCGTCTGTATATAATGTATAACTAATATTTATTTGCATCTTTTCACCTCGCAATCCAAAGAAAGAGAATTTTCCTACTCAACATACTGCACAATTATTGGTTCATCAGCATATTCATCAATCACATGCATCACTGCCTGTCTAACCATAAATTGTTTACAACAATCATTAAACCACTCTTTTAGCTTATCTATATCGCTTCCACCATAATCTCTCAAATCTCCGAATATAGATACTGTTGTAGAAGCCATGCAACCTTCATCTGAATTATGCCAAATACTCATCTCTAATGTTCCTTCACTTCCCATAGGTAGCGTCTTTGTATCATCTGATTCGTCATAGTTGTATAAATCATCCCATGTTACTTCTTTACCAAAAGCTTTATAAATACTTTCGTCTGAAATCTTTCCAAAACTATCTAATCTAAAAATTGCTGCTACATGTGTCCATTGACTCATAATTTTCTCCTTTCAATTCCATTCATCTATATATAAAACAGAAACCATACTCACAAAGAATATAAGAATTACCAGACTCGACTATGTATTTGATTGAATAATCGGACGTTTTCTGGTTTCTGTTACTAACAAGTTTTTATACAGCCATTTTCTGTACAAAATTATCAAAACTATTTTTCATATATGTAAAGTTTGTTTTCTGTGAAGGACTAAAATTTGTCTGATTCTTATACTTCTGAATCCATTTTTCAAATTCTTCATCCTGCTCTTTCGTACAAGCATAAGCCATAATAGCAATTACAGCTCTTTCACATTGCTGATATATAGGCTCGTCCACCTTTACACAATCTTCAACCATATCTCTGTAAAACTCAATGTCCTCTTCTGTAACGTCAGGATTTGCATTTTCCTGAACAAAAGAAAGAGTTGTTTCTTCTTGATTATCTTGCTCATTTTCTTCTGTATTGTCATTCTCTACTTCTGTGCTACTTGTTTCTGTTGTATCAATATGTAAAAATTCATTCATCAACTTAACAAGCAAATCAATTTTACCTGTAATTGTTGTCTTTTTCTTTGTTTGCTGATCTTTGAAATCTGCCATTGAAACACCATCAATTTCTTTATTTTTCAGTTCTGTATTGTATGTATTTAAAAATTCAACAAATAATGAGTCATCTAAATTATATGTTGTAAATTTATCAAATACAGTAATCCACATCGGCATCGTGGTTGGTGTAAATAAAACTTCTGATAGTTTTTCATTATTATCACCTAACGCTAACTCTAATCTATTAAGATGCGAATTAAGTTTTAAGAACTGCTGCTCATTTGCATTCTCATCTACATACTTATAAATTGCATCAAGATTTGCCTTCCAAGAGTCACGGAAGAATAACAGCATAACTGCTTCTGCAACGACTCTTTCAAGTTTCCCTTTGATTTTATTAGCATCTGTGAACTTTCCACAATTTTTAAAGAATGTATTTTTCTGCGAAATTCTTTTAATGTAATTTGCTGTTTCTGCTGAAACATTAAGAAATCCACCTTGCTCTTTATTCATACTTGCATGGTTATTGTAGTCACGGATGTGATCAGCAATCTGCTCATCTGTACAATCAAAGAATTTTGTAACATTTACATTAAAATTATTAAAACGCTTCTTCAATTCATCAGGTAAGTCTTTATAATATTTCCCAACAACATCAAACACTTTCATTTCATATTCAGGAAGTCCGTCTTCATCAAGAATACGATTTCCGTTTTCATCCAATGCATAATCTCTATACTGAATCAAATGTCTTTCTGCACCTGCTAAACCAATTTTAATACGATTCTCTTTGAATGCTTCTGCATAAGACAAACGTTGTAATCCATCAATTAAATGTGAAATAGTCAATCCTTTTCTCTTCTGTTCACAAAGAATAATTTCAGGAATTGGGAGGTTGCTAAGTAGACGACAGAAATATCTATTTGCTTCTTCTTTTGTCCACTGAAACGGTTCACGCTGCAAGATATAATTACAGTTCATATCTCCATTTTTCTTATCCTGTATTAATGAATACATACTATACTTGTCAGTTCTGTAGTTTTCAGATTCGCTAATTTCAATAATTCTATCTTCCATGTTCTCGACCTCCGTGTTATATCCATCATTTTTATTTTTTGTGAATAAAGAAATATTTTTATTCATTTTTATACTGTTCATGATTTTTGAATATTCTCTGTCTGAAATATCCAACTTACATTTAATCTGATTAGAATTAAGCCCGTCCATTTTTAACTCTAATAACGTTCTTTGCTTCTTACTAAGAGAACCTAAAAACATATTTACTTTATCCTCAGAATCAAAATTAAATTCGCTTTCCTTTTCAACAGCAAAATCTGACGCAATTTTTTCTCTTAAATCAATTCCATCTTCAGCAGGAGCATCAAAAGATATGTCCGAAATAACTGTAGATTTTCCTTTTTCATCTTTAATTATTTCTCCCTTTTTATTCCGCAAGAGATTACATCGTTTCCCTCTATGATTGTCCCGTGTCCAATCGTAGAAAGACCTATGAATATTACTTATCAAGTATGTTTCAAATTTTGCTTTTCCCGAAACAAAAGAAACAACACTTTCGTGTAATACGTTCATAGCGTCATCGTATAAATCATCGTACATAAACTGAGGTACATTTTTTCTTGCGATTAATGGATTGCATATCCGTTTCAATTTTGCCAGATCGTTACGACAATACTCATCAATCCAATCTAATTGCTGCGAAGTATATTCCATCTTTTTCAGCTCCCTTATTGAATTTTTAATTGATTTTTGATTTTTGCACATAAAAAATAACAGGGCATGTTGGATTCGAACCAACGAATGTAGCAGTCAAAGTGCTATGCCTTTCCACTTGGCTAATGCCCTATATATATTCTCTTTTGAAAAATAATTTCTGTTTGGAAAATGTAAAACTTAAATATAAAAAGAATTCAATAGAAAAGATTGCCAACGTATTCATTGACAATAAAATTAAAATGCGTTAATATAAGAATATAGCAATGCAAATTAATTCATTCTATACGAATTTTTTGTGTTGCGAATCACGAGGGACTTGCTTTGGTTACGTGCTGCAACACTGCCAAATGCATGTCCCTTTTCTCGAACATTTTTTCTTTATATCATCGAAAATTTGTTCCGCATTTATAATATATCAGAAATATATGTTTGTCAATACAAATCTGTCACATTTTACTTAATAATATAGACTTTGAAATTACATCTGTTGGCTGTGCCAGTATATTTTTAATACCATGCAACATAATTGTATCAAAGAAATCTGAATTATTTAACATTAATATCTCAGCACTGTTTACAAGCTTCTTTCCTTTCGCTTTATAAGCTATTTCGTTGCTCGTTGAAATACCGATTTCATTGTCATATGTGAGTATCATAATTGTATCTCCTGGTGCTTCGTCTATCATTTTTTTAGCCATTTTCTTGCTTATACACTTTATCATAATTAATTCCCCATCCTTTACACAACTTTTAACATTCCGTTTTCATTAATATTGCTGTGTACACCAGTTATGTTAGCAATATAAATTTCAATTATTTTTCTTTGCGTTACTGGATCATCTATTGTTCCCATTTTTTTAATTATTCTCTTTTTGTCAATTTGTCTTAGCGTTTCTGCTAGAGCCATCGAATCTGTTCTTAAACCGTTTGATTTTGTTTTTGGCACAATACAGTGTATTGGCATATTCGCTTTCTTAAGTTTGGTCGTTAGAGATATGCCTATAATTGTAGGACTGTATTTATTGCCAATATTATTTTGGATAATTATATATGGGTGTATTCCTGTCTGTTCTGATAAGTTCTCTTCTGTTTTTGGAATATTAACAGAAACTATATCAAACATCTTAAGATTACTTAAATCCTCCATATCTCTCACTTCCTTTCCGTATGTAGTCCTACTTCTTTTCTCTTTATATTAAGCATTATACAAGATATATCTTAATCAGTCAAGATATATCAGATATTTTTAAGCTATAACAATATACAAAATTTTAATAAATATCTTGTGTGTTTTATATATATCTTGTATAATCAATATATATCTTAATATGGAGGTGTTACTGTGGTTATAACAGATAGCAAACAAATTCTTACTTGTTTAAGATTAATAATGCTCAAAAATGAAGTATCATCAAAAGAATTAGCTGATAAAATTAATTTATCCCAATCAGCGTTATCTTCACGTTTTAATCAAAAAAATATTTCCATTAATACACTGTTAGAAATGTGTGATGCTTTAGATTTAGAAATGGATATTAATTTTATTAAAAAAACAACACCTAAAAGCTAATAGGTGTTGTTTACATATCTATATATTTTCTATATATTTACTTCTTCCATTTTATTTTTAAGTTCTGATAAAACTTTTAGCTCTGACATAGATGTAATTTTTCTTGACTGTTTTAATACAGTATCATTATCTGAATCATAACATAAATATGATATTATATCTATATATCCAGTAAACTTTGCCCATAATTCCATTTTATTTTCCGTTTGACAAATATATTTGTAGCCATCGTTAATTAAATCTTGTTTGTTCATATCATCACCTTTAACAACTAAACAAATAATCCTTTGCGTACTTATATCCAAACTTTTTATACATGTATGACCTATATTCTTTATTTACATTCCCACTGTGATAACGTGCTTTTGCATAAAAATCCGTGACAACATAATCTTCATCAACTTCACACATACCATCTTCATCAGCATAATCTTCATCCGATTCCGGAATACGAATATGTCCTTCAAGGAATATATCATCATCATATCTCGTAATATTTAAATCTACAAATTTGTCATCATTACACATAAATAACTTATAAAGTTCTGTTAATTCTTCGTCTGTTAATTTAGATGCCCATTTCACTTAATACCACCTCCGTTTGAAAGCAATTTTTCTTAGGATTATTCTTCTAACATTTTAATCCACTCTTGCAATTTCCCATCCATATATTCCCCACTTGAGCCAATACACACTTCCATATCTTGTTTCATTTCCTGTATCGTCTGAATTAACTCTACTTCACTAACTAAAACTTCTTTTCCGTCTTCTCTTGTAACATAATTCTCCAATTCACATAAATCTGAAATTCTATCATCTAATATATACATAATTTATTCCTCCTAATTTTCTTTTGAAATCGTCATTTAATTGCTTCCCCTTTATAATTCACGTAACATTCCTCCTGCAAAAATTCCTCTGTTTGAAGTTCTTGATAAGTATAACCAAGACTTCTATATGCAAATCGCTGCATGAGATGCAATATCTCTTCATTAGTTCCTGTGCGTAATTTTTCTAAGTTTGTCATTTATATCACCTCTTCTAATCTTCCAAGTAAATCATTCTTTCTTAGTTAAAAACAAACTGAAAATCTCTATCATTTATTTCCACTGTAACAAGTTCTTTATTGTTGTCAAGAATATCTACAACCGCACTTTCATATTTTGCATATGCTGATGTGCATTCATATTCCTTACCCTCTGTAAAGTGGTCGTCTGTTTTTCTACAAATAGCTTTATTATTTTCCATTTTTCTACCTCCAATCATCGCAAGAAAGTTAAATTTCAACTATATATAAATCTTTATTAAACATAGGTAACAATTCATTCCCTTCAAATATATTCGTACCATCATAATGAAGATATAAAATACAATATTCTGGTTTATCAAATAAAACTGTATTATATTGGGAATAAATATAATTTTTGTTATCAATTTGCAATATATTTTCCGAGATATTCGTGATTACACCTTTCTTTATCACGCATCCTTCAAGATAAGTATCGTATGTAATTTCATTACGTTGTAACGCATTCAAAGAATAGTATATTTCTTTCCCAATATCATTTTGGGTTGGTTTTATAGAAATAATATCAAGCCATTCATCCAACATACTAAACGGATTTTCAACTTTTCCATTTACAAAATCATTAACAGACACTTTTTTCCAATCAATCCATTTTGCATACCATTCATAGTATGGGGTAAAATCCACTTTTACTTTCATCTCTTATGCTCCAATTCTAATTATTTTGAAACTTAGATTTCTTAGTATTAAAACTGCGACCGAATTGTTATCTTTAATACACCATCTACAATATCCCAGCTCTTAACTGTGAAATATCCATAGGAAGAAATTGCTTCCTGTACATGATTATATCTATGTGTACTAAAATCATAACTATCGTAAATTTTAATATGATTATCTCCATTAAAATTTTCAAGAAAATCTTTTATTTTCATACACTATTATTCTCCTTTCCATTCCACAAGAAAACTTGGTTTCCTACGCCTATTCCAGTCCAATCATTTTCTCAAAATACATTACAGCTTTACTGCCTATACTTTCATAGTATTAACTTTCGATCTTACTTAATTCAGGAAGTTTATTTTGCAACAATTCAATTACTTCGTTATTGTTCCTGATCGTAGACGCTATTCTTGACGTTTGCCGTTTCTCTTCAATATAACTACACGATATGTTGTCTAATCGTTTCATTATTTGTTCAGCTGTTGCTGGCTCATCTCCATCATCAAATAAATCTTCAAATACGTTTGAATAAAAGAAATCATCACCAACAATACCTGCATTTGCATACTTTATTCCCAGTCCAAATATTTTTATCATATTCATTCTTATATTTTTATTATCCATATCTGTATTCTCCTTTCCAATCTTCCAATGAATTTATTATTTCAATTATTCCTTAATTTTTCTGCCAATTCATATAAAAATTCTGCCCTATCCTTATAACCTGCCTCATCTTGTATATCTCCATTTGTATCAAGTGCAACTCTAACCCATTTACATTGCTCTTCTGTCAATTCTAAAATAAATGTCTTCTTCTCCATAATATTCCTCCTTATATCATCTTACGAATCCATTTAAATTCAATCGATCTTGCAACTAACGTTGCTCATGTTCACTATCTCGTCTGTAGAATATGTAGAGAAAATTTTGTTAAGAGAACTATTGTATTTCATTGTATTGAATTCCCTCATTTTATTCTCCGTTACTGTTCCAATGAATTTGTTTGTAAAATCATTAGTCAATCCTATTAATCTCATAGCTTTAATTTCACCCGTTATTGCGTCAATCAAAAACAATGTAACACCTAATCCTTGATTTCCGTTAGGAGAGATAAATTTTGTTAGATTCTTGCTCAAATGAGGAGAATATGGTGCGTCCATCCAATTAAGATTTCCTATCTTAAAAGTCATCATTATAATATTATCAATTTCCGTAAATCTTATCTCAAACTGTCTATCTTTAAATTGCTCAATTTCTTCTTCCGTTGGATCTCTAAAAAGTACAATTAAGTTTGCACCTTCATCTGTTATGTCAAAAAGAGTACATTCTTGTCTATTTATAAAATCTGCTATTACTTGTCCTACTTTATATTCTATCATTTTATACCTATCTCCTTTAATTATATATTGTTTTTTGCCATACTCATTTTAAAATGTCAAATGCTGTTCAGTATAATTTTTTTTAAGTTCTCTTAAGTATCCTTCCCATGTGGGAATAATATCATGGTGATCAAGTTTAGCTATATATTCCAGATAGCTGTAAGAGTAATTGTCTTCATTTAATAAATATGCAAAAGATCTGGAAAACATATATTCTTCAATTATATCTTCTTCATCTGCATAATAGTCGGACGAAGTAAATTTTTCAGGTTCTTTTTTTATATCTGATCTTAAATTTCTTTCAATTCTATTTCTTTCTTCGATTTCATAGGGAGAATCATTATTTTCGCTTAAGAATCGTCTTGTTTTCTGTTCGTATTCTTTGAGTATTTTAGCGAATTTTGAAGGCATTTCTTCCGGTTTTGCTTTGTTTTCGTATTGGTCTTTAATATCTAATATTAATCCCTCCATATCACAATCAGCCGGGAGCTGCTCTGTAAGGAAATACAATCCATCACATTCAGAAACAATACAATATTTTTCGTTTCCGTTTATGATATATTTAAACACATCTATAGGTGCGGATATACTTAAAAGTTTGCTTCTAAGATAACATATAGGTAACAGCTCTACATTTTCCGTGTTTTCCTTAAATGCTTCCATAATGTCTTCTGAGTGTTTGTTCCCCATCAAACACATTTTAACTTCGATTCCATAATGTGTGCCTGTATAAACCAATGTTGTATTTGACATATTATCTCCATCTCCCTTTCTCTTAATTTATTTTGTCTGTTCTAAAACAAAAGTAAAATCATTTCCCTTTATAAGTTCTATTACCTTTTGTACAAATTGATTAGACAACAAATCCGTTATATCATCACCTGTTGTAATTAATCTATCTATATCTTTTACCTGTATCTTATACTCATTTACCTCTTCTTCTGTTATAGGTTTATGAAATGTATGATTATAGCCAATGTCATAAAATAAATAATATTTATATATGGGACAGTCTTTGAGCAGAATATCTCCAAAATGTACATAATCATCAATATCCTGATCGTAATACGAATTTGTCCATACAAACTCTTTCATGTGTTCTTTGTATTTTGGTTCATAATCGTATATACGTTCCCTCTTAAAATCAACAATTTCTCTGTGTATACACTCTGGCTCTATCACAGTAAGTAATATATCTTTTTGCTGATAATACATTTCTTTTTGTTCTTTTGCTTTTGTTTCACTATCATATTTATCTTCCCAATATCTATCGTGTTTCCGTTTATAACGTAACTCTCCTTCTTTATCACGCCAGTTTTTCGCTCTTTTATTTACACTATACAGACAATCGACTAACATTCTGTCTGTTATAATGTGATTTTTTATATTTTTACTGTATTCTGTTGGGGTTTTCATTTTTGTCACTCCTATTTACGCAAATAATTCCTTATATATTCTCGGTCTATATTTTGCATTTTTCAATTCCTTTATATGCCTTTCCACTTTTCCTACACTCTGTAAATTTAATGTCCGTAGCATCATTTCTACAACCTTCAATTCTTCCTTGTATGTTCTTCGTTCATTTCTAGCATCATGTAACATCTTATATACTTTATAACCTTTAGCTGCATTTAACTCGTACATTTCAGCGTAATGTTCTATATCCGAAATTTTCAAATCAATTTCCTGAAGCTTTGCCAATAAGTATGTTTGACGTTTACTAATTTGCCCAAAAATTTCGTTGATTTCGTTTAGTTTATCATATGTATTATACTCTGTATAATCGGTATCTTCAAGCAAATCTAACCGCTTTACCTTCTTGTTTACATCTTTTATCTGAAGGTTATACTCTTTAAATTCCTTTGAATTCCGCAAACTCTTACACATTTTCGTTGCAGCTTTCAAAGTCTTCCATAAAGTGGCTTCAGATATTTCTGTTGTAAGCCTAACAATACCAACAATTTGATTTACATAAATATTTTTACTGTTATCACAGATCATATAAGACATCTGCTTTCCTCCTTAAAAAAGAAATGATACTATTTACATAATATCATTTCTCTCTTTTGTGTATTTTAATTTGCGTTAAGACACTCTTAGCTCATTTGCCATATTAATTGCTGCTTGGTACTTGTCTACATCATCAGTCAACATCCTTATAATCTTCCCTAAGTCATCTGATTTTAATGATATAACAGGCATATTTTTAACTATTTCATCTCCCTTACCAGCTAAAACATTATGAATAAATTCACCATGATCATTGATTAACTGACGATTCTTCTCTTCTGTTAATCCAATATAGTTCATTGTTGTTTGTAAGTCACTATGATTGAGCATTTTCTGTAAGGATAATAAACAATCTGGATCAAATGGATGCGTTTTATGTATCCAATATCCCCATGATTTTCTTAAACTGTGCGTACTTACAGGATAATCTATGCCAGAAGCTTTAACAGCCTTTTTTAGCTTTCTCCTATAATCATCAGTTTGCCATTTGATTATATCACTATATTCGACTTCATAATAAAGATAATCCCCTAACGAAGAATACATTTTCTGTTTATGAAAATCATTGAATATTTCCCCTTTTCTCTTATCAGAAAGATCTTTATTTAACGCCCTGCACCAAGCATCAATACTGTTTTTGCTATATATTGATAAAGTATTTCTGTTTATCCATTCTGTTTTAGGCTCGTAATCAAATATATACTCATTATAATGTTCAAGAGGATTGATTTTAGTATGACTTAAATAATTATCAACTGCTTCCCAAACCATATTGCTTATAGGAATGTTTGTTGTTTTACCTGTTTTCTGTTCCTCTATGGTATTAATTTCATTTTTACATTTACCGTTCTCATAATACAGATCAGACCATTTCATCATCACAGTATCACCAATTCGTCTACCAAGAAGTAGTTCTAATAATGTAATCAAATATCCGTCCCATTCATTATTTTTCTCAAACCATTCAACAACATTCTTTATGTCTTTCATGTTCCAAAATGGATAAACTTCCGTCTTGCCTTTTTTCTTCGTTGCATATCTATTCTTTTCCATGATACCATTTCCTTTCATTAATTACAATCCTAATCCCATACCTATAAAAGCAAGTAATAAAAGTATTCCAACTGAAACCCCAATTCCTAACATTGTTTCTCTTGCTTTTGTTTCATGCCATGCTTCGTATATTAACATAATAAATGCGAGTGCTATTATAACCATAAATTATTCCTCCTTATAATCACGCTGTTTTGTTTCTAACTTTTCTCATTTTTTCTTCACATATTGTATTATCATAAGATCTCAATGATATATATATTTTCCATTTTCCACTGATACTTCTTATAACAAAAAATCCGCAGCGAACAAAAAATTTGGCAACGTCCTCAAATTCTGTTTCTGCGGAATGTTCAGTGCTTTTCACTATCTGTTTATAACAATTAATAATTTCCTTTAGCCATACTGAAGAGATAACATTATATTTCCTCATGTTCCCAGTTTTAATCATTTCGTTTATTATTCGCTTTGTATTTTGCATTTTGTTATACTCGTCTTTGTTTATTTTCATATTAAGCTCTTTTCCTTTCTATTTCTTTTAATAATCTCTTTGCCATCATTCTATTTACCTTTTCTTTCTTAGGAACTGCAATAATATTTCCTTTATCATTTCCGTATATTCTGTGACTTCCCTTACCATCTCTTAAGTAAACATATCCCTTCGCTTCGAGCATACTTACAAATTCGTCATATTTCCATTGTTTTTTCATATAATCACTCTCCTTTTATATCCAGTTATGTTCTGTAAACGATGTATATGCAGTGTTTGCTTCGTTTAACTCCTTTAATAGTCTTTTATATTTTTCTTCTTCGCATCCGTTTTCCTCTATTATTAGTTTCGCAGATGATATTTCTTTTGTAAACTGCGAAAGAGCTTTGTCTTTTTCTTCTTTATTGTTTTTTAATATTTTTTCTATTGTATTTATCTCTTTTAATTTCATAAACTATCACCTTTTATTTTTTTTAAATCTCATCGATTTCATTATCCTCTGGACACTCAAATTTAAAATCAAGATCAAAGAAATCAATAAACCAATTTATTGCCTCTGCCTGTTCTTTCGTCATTCTAATTGCCTTTGTATAGTCGTTATCATTTGTGATTAAATAAACATTTTTGTTTGTATCCATTTTACTATCTCCCTTCGTATTTTAAAATGTGCTTTTCATTTACTCATAAATATAATTTTCTCTTCCAATCCATTCTCCGTCCGTTCTATCTTCATCATTAACAGCAGTATAATATATACACTCTTTGTGTTTATCTACTAACACTCCAATTTCATACATACAACTTTCTTCATCTTTACCATATACATAACATGAATATCCATCCTCATATTCTGCGTACATCTCAAAGTTATAATTTTTTGATTCTTCCGGATTAAGTTCTATTTCTACAATCTTCATATCATCTACCTACCTTTCATTTTTACGAGAAAATTTCCGTTTCATTGAGTTTTATCCGTAATACTCTAAGTTTAAATAATCTGGATTTTCAGTTATCCCAAGTTCATCCATATACTTTTTGCAAATATTTGATAGTTTCTCTTCTGTTAATTCCTTTTCAGTTTCATTAACCATCCAAGGATATCTTTCTTCAAATACAACAGATGCAAGTGTGTCACAATCTCCGTCTGGCTGACAATATGCGAATCTAATGCCTGTTTCTCTTGACATAATATTAGCAATTACTGCTCCCATACCTTCCATTCCAGTATTATCACAGCTATAATCTTCAAAGAGATCTTCTAAATCATACTCATTTTCTGTATAATCAAGCATTTCTTTATATAACTCTTTTTCTCTGTCTGATTCGCAAAAAGTTTCTTTGTGTTCTTTGATAAAATCTATTAACTTTTCCTCATCGCAGTCACTATTAAATCCATATCCATAAACAAAACTACTTCTCATACTCATAATATTTTTCCTCACTTTCCGCAGTAAATTACAATTTCCTTTGCTTTATAATTCAATCAATCTATCAGCACACCAATTTTTTGACATCGCTTTATATGCATCTACATAATGTTTAGGACTTCTCCATACACTTTCTTTATGACTTCTTCCGTCATATATATTAGGAACATTTATCCATCCACGATTACCATAAGATTTTCCATACTGCTCTGCCTTAGTCAGTGTATCAACAGTAATTTCATACAGTGCATCTTCGTTGTAACAACAACCAGAACCAAAATCTCTTGATGGTTCATACTCATAAGTAATATTAAATCCACCAAAATCTCCATTATCCACATATAACCATGAATTATTCGGAGTAATAATATATAACCATGAACTTGTATCTTTGTTATATAAGAAACATCTGAAGCCATGTGGTTTAATTTCTCTTGCGAGTTCCTTATAAAATTCAATTTCATATTCTTTATTCATACTAATCACCAATCCTTTCTCTCCATTTTTTAATTCGTACAGGATAATTTACGTTTTCTCTGTATGTTTTCAACTGTGCTTTTGCATCTGCTCTATCTTCACAATTACACTCAATATCCCATCCATAACCACAATTTCCTTCAATTGCATAACAATCTTTTGTTTTTCTCTTATATGCCATATCTTATTCCTCCGTTTCTGTTTCGTGCCACTGCAATCCTCTTGCCTTATATAATGGAATCCAATGACTTTCATAAAAATCATAACCAGCTCCATCAATTCCAAAGAAGTAACCAAACTCTTCACTTTCATAAATTCTAAATCCGCACTGTGACATCAGCTCAATTCCGTTATCTTCTTCTAACCACCAATCATCACAACTATCTCCAAAGCTCCACATTGTTCCCCACATTGGAAGATAACCATCATGATTAACTTCAAAATCGCCATTTTCACATCTGATTTCTTCTCCGTTGTCAAGTGAGATAATGTATTCTTCCGTTTCTTCGTCAAAGTCTGTGATTTCTCCATAGCCTCCATTATCAAATACATATACTCTGTCATATTTACTTGGCTTTGTAACTTCTGTCCAATCGTCAGGATGATCCTGGAATAACCGTAAAATCATTCCCTGTGGAATTGCATTCATTTCATGTACCCATGCTTCAGTTGCTTCTTTAATTGTTTTAAATCTACTCATAATCGTTTCCTCCATTTCTTGTAATAAAATAGGCAACTAGGTATTTATTCTCCTAACTGCCTTTGCGTTTGCATTATTCTGTTTAGTTGCTAAACCAAAACAAATCTTAGTTTCAATGCCAATATTTATTAGTAATATATTCTGTTACAATATTCAATGCTTCAACTACATTATCTGGCGTAGACCTAAATTCTTTTAATTTGTCCAAAAATCCAAGTACAAAAGCACTAGATTGTTTCGTTATCCATTTTTTCATTAATATATTATCCTTTCATAGGAAATACGAATTTACTTTGCTGTTATAGCTGTATTCCTTTTTTCGTTATAGTTCCATCCTTTTACATATGACGGTTTTGAAATTCTTTTTGCTTCTCTAATAGCATCTTTATAAAACTCAAAGACGCTTTGAAATCTTAAATCAGAGTTTTCAGAATTTCTTTTTTCTCTTACCTTTTCGTATAACTCTGCATCATAATAGCTTTCTATAAAATGCTCTTTGTTTTTTATATCTGCAACTACGGCATAAATAATATTCATAAATGTTTCCTCCTTATATACTGATTGCATCAGGCGTTAGATATATCTTTTCATCTTTTTCATGATAGAATCCATAGCAAGATACTGGCGTAAGTTCTTGTTTATCTTTATTCCAAACAGAGTTTATTTCAATCTCCGTGTCATCTGGAAGATTCATTTTTCTAATGTCTCCAACTGTCATTTTATTTTACCTCCAATTCTAATGAAACACGCATTTCTTTACTCCGAAATCTCTTTATATGCTTCCACTAAACTGCAAGACAAATCCTGCATTATCTCTTCACATATATCCACAGTATTCTGAATATATGCATTCTCTTCTTCTGCTGTCAAATCTCTTTTCTCTTCTGCTTCTGTTTCACAAATCCAAGAATCAAGAGTATTATCTGCAATCATTAAACCTCTAATAATATCAAAATTTGTTCTTGCCATTTTTATTTCTCCTTTCTAATGAAATATCTACTTGCTAAAATCTGCTAATGCACACCCTGTACAAAGAAATCTATCTGCCTTGTCATTCATTTGCCTACAAGCTCTACCATAGTAACCACATATAAAAGGCACTTTGCATTCACTTTCATCACCTGCAATATTATTTTTAACACAATTCTCTTCAAATGCTTTCTGTTTTTCCTTTGTTATAATCGGGAACATATAATCATCTCCATTTTTATAAATTATCCATTTTTGTTATTCTTCGAAATCAAACTCAACCTTTTCAACATCGTACGGATCATAACCCATTTCTACAAATATTTCCATTGCACATATCCTGTTTGCTGCGTCTACTTTTACTTCACCTAAATTATCTTTTAATGTAAATATATATGTGTTCATATTCATTTCTCGCTTTCTACACTGTCTACACCATCTTCAAACCCATCTTCGTATCCCTTGTTATACATAGGATTCTCAAACTTTGTATTTGCTATTGGACTATCTTCTTTAATTCCAAAAAACTTTTTTTCTTCCTCTGTCATCTCGCAGAAATTGTTAAAATATTCCATTGCACTTTCTCTGTCATCGCTTATAAGACCATCTATTAAGGCTATTGCAAGTTCCAACAGCCTATCATATGGTATTTTATATGATGTTTTATACATAATTACATCTCCTTTGCGTTTGCTTTTAAATATGTATTCTCTCAAATTGCCTTTACATTTGCTGTTTTCGTAGCTTTCTTTAAAGCATTTGTTTTGCGTTTCTCTTCTGTAAACGGGCTTTCCATTTCATAACGTACTATGTCTGAAAGGTAGTCAAATATCTGTGCCTGTGACTTATTCATAATATTCTTAACAAAGAATTCAGTTCCCTTGCAATCTTTAATTAAAGCTTCTTCCATTTCATCCGTTCTACCTTCACAATAAGCGTACAGCATTTTAAGCACACGAACTATCTTTGCTGTATATGCTTTTCCGTTATATGTATCAGCATATCCGTTCCATTCGAGTTTGCCTAATAATCTAAGCATTGAATCAAGCAGATTAGGATTGTATCGTGCCAAATTAATACCATCGGATATTGAAGTAAGTGTTCCAACTACATTTTCTGTACTATCTTCTCCCTTTACTGCCACGTTATTCTTATGGCATATTTCCTGCAACTTTATGTAATCTGTTTTACCTGCTGCAACGGCTGCTTTGTATATGTCCATAGGCTGCATTTTCGCTCTGTCCTGTGACTGATTAATAAACAGGTCAATCGCTTCTTCAAGTGAGCATTCCATAATTTCTACGACGACTGCATCCATTTTTGCTTTAAATGCACCATATATTCTGTGCTGACCATCAATAACCCATAATTTACCTTTGTAAAACAAAACCTTTGGAACATCCCATTTATATTTATTGTATGAATTACCTATCGAATAAGCTTTCGAAAGTCTTAATCTTCTCTGCCATTCAGGTACATGAATATACATAGGATCAACTACAAGCTGAAGCTTATCTCCAATCATACCGTTTCGCTTTGCATCTTTCATCATACGAGAGATATAATCAGTTTCCATTTTTCCTGCAAAACCGTCTGCATTCCGTGCTTCCTGCATTTCCATCTCTACTTCTTTTGCTGTTAACCAAACTCTTTTACACATAATAAATTCCTCCTTATATTTTCTCTTTTATTTTTTATATGTTTTGTTTATAATTTGCGTTTTTGTTTATAGTTTATTCATTTTTTGCATAAAAATAACACCCAACAATTTCTGTTAGGTGTTAAAGTATTTCCTACATCAACATGTAGGATTTTTCCGTGACTTATTCATTTATTTTATACGCAATGTCTTTTTTGCTTTACTATTTCATTGGCACTATCTGTAAAGTTTTGCCTAACGAATTTAATAATTTTACTACTGTTGAAAACTGCGGATCATTCATTCCCTTTTCTATTCTGGAAATAACAGGTTGTTTAATTCCGCTCATGGCTTCAAGCTCTTTTTGTGTAATTCCTCTTTCTTCTCTTGCCTTTATTAATTCTTCAATAATAGCAACTCTAAGTTCACTTTCTGCAATTTCTTCTGGTGTAAAAAACTGCTTTTCAAACTCGTCCCAGGAACTTCCCCTGGGACTAATTTTTGTTTTACTCATTATATTCACCTCTTTCTATATAATCTTTCATTAACTTTTTCGCTTTTTCAATTTCCCTTTTAGGTGTTTTCTGTGTCATTTTTTTAAAATGAGATAATAATATTATTTTATTACCATCATATCCAAAAAATAATATCCTATCCTTCAAAGGTCTTAATTCCCATATATCTCCTTCCAAATAACGAACATATGGCATTCCTATTCTTGTACCATTTCTCTCTAAGATTTTAATATAATCTTGAATTTTATGCAATTTTATTAGGCTATCCTTTGTGTTCTTCAATTTTAAAGAGATAATGTAATCTTTTACAGGTTCATTTCCCTTTCTGTCTTTGTAAAAGTTGATATTGTACATTGCGTAACTCCTTTCTTACATACAATATAACTTAAATGCATATTTTTGTCAAGCATTATTTTTATTTTCCTTTAGCTTCCATTTTGCATTGCTGCTAAATATCTTTCGCAAGTTGTTTTCTCCTTGTCGTTCACAAATATTTCGAGATGTACTAAATTTCCTGCTGATGACTTTAAATAATGTATGCCTTCGATTACTAAACAAGCACAAAATAACATTGCATCTGCCTTTTCCATTTCGGTGTTTATCCAGTATCTTTCTTTTGTTGCCTTAAGCATTGCATACCATCTCCATTTCCCAGTTTTCTTTAATCGGATTATGCCCATTGCGTAACAGATCAATTATATTAGCAATCTGCCCGTCTGCGTCAATATTACCTATTAAATCCTGGTTTGCATTGTACACCTCGAAAATATGAGAACCAAAAGGAAGAAGTACTTTTGTTCCATCTATAAATTCCCATCCCGGAATACCGTGATATTCGATTTCCGTTACGTTTGTATTAGTATATGTCATTATAATTACATTCTCCCTTCTCTGCTTTCGCTTTCGTGTTTCTGGATTCCATAGTGTATCCATTCTATTGCTCTGTAAATAATAAATATAACCATTGCGTAAATTCCTAATACTGCATAAGCTGCCATTTGTAATTCCTCCCTTTATATTTTCCTTTTTTTGTTTTCCGTTTACTATGCTAACCGTGCATTTCTTAATATTCTTGCTACTTCGTTTTCAGTATTTGCCTGTTTAATTGCATTTATTATTTCGCTTCCATAGCAGAGTTCTTTTGCTATTTTTGTATATTCTCTGATTAATTCTTTACTCATGTTAGAACCTCCTTAATAATAGACTGCCTTAATTGGCAGCCTTTTCTCTTTTTGCTTCTCTTTTTGCAATGTCTAAATATTCTTTTGTTTTTTCAATGTTGTCATGTGAAAATAATTTAGAAATTTCCTTTGACTTTTTGTTTTCCATTTTAAAAACCTCCTTAATTTTGAGTATAAAAATAGCACCTAAGTTTTCGCTTAGGTGCTTGAATAATTTTAATTGCAATTTGCATTTGTAAATTTAGTTTAGTATAATTATTTTAGGGCATACGGAAATGAGGAGCTATGGATAAAAATAAAATTATTATACATGAATTGCATATGTCTAAGGAACTATATAACATTTTAAATGATTACATATACGAAACAAAATTCGATGAAAAATCATATAACGACATTGATGAATTTATCATTGAAGCAATTGTTGAAAAATTTAACAACGAAAACGAAATTTTCTCTAGCAAAGTAGATGAGAATGGTTTCGTAACTAAATAACCCACAAATATAAAATTTATAGTATGCCCTACATTTGTTTCAATTTCGCTTGCAATTCGGCAATTTGAGCTTTAAGTTCTTGTTTTTCTTTATTTATTTTGTTTTGCTTTCGAATCTTATATTCATCATCTGATACCCATTCCATAATTTCGCTTGGTTGAACCTGCAAAAAACTACATACTTTGTCTATATTTTCTGTGTTCATAGTTCTATTGTGAGAAAACTTTGTAGGTGTATTTATACTTAATCCAGCGTTACAAAGGTCTTTCCATTGCATATTACGTTTTTGTAAAATACTTGCAAGTTTATCATAAATTATCATAACCATGCCTCCCTTATCACCTCCAATAATATCACATATTTATGTGTTTTTCAATAATCTTTATTTCTTTTTAATAGTTTCTATTGTTTTCATTGTCCATAATTACATTTTAATTTTTAATTGTAATATCTTCTAAAATCATGTAAAGGATTATTTGAGCATTCATAGTCAGTGAATGTTTTACGTGCGTAATAGTTTTCCTTTTTTAGTCTTATTCCCGAACCACCAGATTTATGTTTTCTTGAATGCTTCATCATATTTTCATACTTTTTGAAATCATAACTTGTTTTTGGTTTATGTTTCCGGTAATAATCCCACATCATTTCCGTATACTGATTCTTCGCATATGTGCGAAACCACTTCTTTTCATGTGGCAGCCATACGATCAATTCAAGATTATATTTGTGTGGATGATTAAATTTATTACATACGAAAATAGTTCCGTTGTCTAATTTCAGGATAATTGAATTCATATGAAATACTTTGTTGTGCAGATATTCCGTATTGAGTGCTTTATAAATTTTCATAGTATTATGCCTCCTTTATTCTTTTCATAGCCATTTTTGTTGCTGTTGGAAAATCTAAAATTCCTTTTTGTAAATAAGTTATGAAAAGCCATTTTATCTCTTCCCAGTCTATACAATCGGTTTGATAATACACCTGCATTAATAATTCCATTACAGAATTATCGTTTAAATGCCATGGTCTACCCATACCGACAAAATCAGCTTTAATATTGAGCATCATATTTCTAATTTGTACTGCGTTCATAATATTTCCTCCTTATATTAAAATGTACACTATTAAAGGGCAGAACCGAAATTCTGCCCTTCGTACTATACACTTTATATTTTTGCATTATGCGAAATAGTGTTTAATTACAATGTTGCTGATCGTGCTTGCAAGTCCAGTATAATCATATGTTACTTCCTGTGTTTTCTTATTCTTTTTAGCCTTTACAAGTGTGTTGATCTGACGTTTTTTGAATGATACATTGCCGTCATCATCTGTATCAAATTTATTTGTAAAGCCCTTTACATAACAATCATTTAAAAGCTTTTTGTCTGTAGCATTTAATTTTACACGCATTTGTGCTGTATAAGGTGTTTCAAATGACAAACTGAAGGTTGTTTTAATGATAGTTTCCAATTCCTGTGAAGCTTTCTTGTAAGCCTGTTTTACATCATCGGTCAATATGAGCATACCGTCATCATCTGCCGTTGATGTAATATGGATTGTTTCGAGTGCGTCATAAAGTGCTGGTGACTGGAAAGCGGGAATAATTGCATATTTTACAAGCTTAGAATTGTTCCATGTTGCTAATACTCGTAAAACAGTACGCACCACATCTTTTTTATTGCCAAAATGATCCTTATTCTTTTCAGACATGACAGTTACAACCTTGTTATAAATTTCAAGAGTCTTTTCTTGCGATTCTTCGCACTTAATCCGTGCATCCTTGTTATCGCTAATAGTCGCATTAATTCCGTCAAGTTTTTTCTGCTTAGTACCTGCTTCGTCATCCCCGTTGTCATCAATATCCTTCTGAATAGATGAAGTCTGTTTTTCAAGTCGTGCAATGGAGTCATTGAGCATCTCAATGTTCATCCCTGCTAATTCGTGATTGATTGCCTGCATAAACTCATTTTTGAGTTCATCTGTAATTTTAGCATTGTAAAAGTTGATTGATAATGTTGTTTTAGTCATAAAAATAACCTCCTTGAAATATAAAAAATGTTATGTTATTTGTAATAAGTGTTATACACACTATAAAAGGGTAGACCTATTGTGTATTGTCTACCCTTCTAACTATGTATAATTTTTGTCCACATAAGGGAGTTAAGCAATTTTACAAGTATTTTTATAATACAGACATTACTCTATTAAAATAAAAATAACCGGAGGCATCACCCTTTACCTGGTTAAAATTGAATAACTATTATGCTTTTATATTTACAGTGCTATAAGTTTGATTACTGAATTTACACTGTCAACCGTGACAACGGTTGAATTTTTATTTTAGACTTTATAAGTCTTGCCGTTCTCGCATCTATTATTGACCACTCCTGGAAATAATCTAAGATTTAAGCCGTTCGCTTATAGCTTTTTTGCTATCTTCCACTAATAAAAAATTAGTAGGTGGGAGTCGGTTTTAAAGCCTATGATTGCTAATCATCCTATCTCTTGCTACCGAAATAGACTCCATGGATTTTTACGGGATTAATCTTATAACCGCTTTTATTCAATTTGTATATGATAAAACTACTTGAGTAACTACCATAGAATTTTATAGTTTGAAAAAAGCTTTTTTGCAATGTCCAGGACTCTGCAAATAGTGTTAAATTCAAATGATATAAAATTGTTTTTTCCGAGCTTGTAATTAGTAGTAAACATTGGTATAATATTAATTGATTAAATTGTTTGTTTACTACTAATTACTAAAAATTAAAACCGTGACTTTATAAGCATTGCCTCCTTCATTTGTTTTTGTGATTAAAGCATATCACATAAAATTGTAAATGTCAATAGGTTAATCACATTTTTTGATGATTTTTATTTGTCAATCATTTGATTGACTATGGCTAAAGTATAGCACCGCATACGTGTTGTGTCAATAGATTTTATAGATAAATTGTGCATAAATATAGCACGTATGCGGTGTAATGTTTTGTGCAAATTATATATTACAAGATGGTGATTGTATGAGTTTATCAGAAAAGAAAAAAATTTCCAATAAAAGATATAATGATAAAACTTACCAAGTTTTTACATTTAGGATGAAAAAAGCTGATGCAGCAGATCTGGACAGCTATATAGAAAAAAATGGTATAAAATCCAGACAGTATTTTATTTTACAATGTTTGGCAAAATGTATAAAAGAAGGATATATTCCAGATGATGGAATGAAAACGGAATAAAAAAATAACCTATGCAATAAATACATAGGTTATTAAAAGCTTTACACATTAGATAATAGTTATTTGTTATTTGCTAAAATATTTCTTTTTCGTTCTTTTAATATTTTTTGTTCGTGTTCGTCTTTTTCTCTGTCAATTAATTCATCAATAAAACTAATTAAATTATTATAGACTTGAAATTGTTCGTCACTCATATCCATTATATCATCATCCCTATTCATAATATCACCACCTTCTCAAGTGGTATTATATCATAGTGTAAAGCCTTTATTCAATTATTAAAATACGGAATTGCTTTAATTTTTTTTGTTTATTTAATGTTTACAAGTAGTATTATATACGATTATTCGTGTATAATTAATACACAATATATACTAAATTTCGTGCATATTTTATTAGTTTATTGTGCATTATTTTTTAAGATGTAAAGGATTGTAAAAAATGATAAAATATAAAATAAATGTAATAAATGTTTTAAAAAGTAAAGGTTATACAACTTATAAAATTAGACATGATAATATCTTCAGTCAATCGACACTTACAAAATTTAACAATAATAGTACAAATATTACATTGGATACAATTAATTGTTTATGTCAATTATTAGATTGTAAAATCGAAGATATTATAGAATATATTCCGGATAATGAAAATAAAGAGAAGGATCAGAGCAAAAAACAAGGATAATATATAAAAGTGGTGAGTTATCCCTATTTTTAAATTGTTTTTTGGTGTAAAGTGGAGTATGGAAGATTGATTTTAAATTGTTTTATGAGCAAAGTGGTGAACGTGTGGAAGATAAATAAATTACGTTGTAATTACAACGTAAAATCCGATATGCAATACCTTATACTATTTTACATTATAAAAAATACTATAACACATGGTTTTTAATACTATGTGTTATTTTTATGTAAATATGTAAAAAATTGTAAAGCACTGATTCCTGCGGAAAAATGCGGAAATACCGCAGTACATGGGGGTATTTAAAACCAGCAGCAAGCCTTGAAATCAGCGGAAACCCTAAAGCTGTTTCATCTCCACACTCGCCTTAAAATCCAACTCTCCTCTCCTTTCCTCCATCTCCGCTCTTCCCTGCCAGCCCTCTCTCTCACTCACTCAATCCCTCTTTTTACCTTAAAATATCACATCGTTCCGTCCCTCTTTTCACCTGAACATCTCCCCTCTCCCTCTATTAAAAAACCACCAAAATTCCCGTTTTTCATTCCCATCGCCACTCATATCGTAGAACTTCCCAATTAACCACTCTACTTTTTGCCTCACCTAATCACAAAACAACTCAATTATTAATTCACCCTGCAATAACTCCAATCCCTAAAATCCTAAATAAACACCTTACTTTCAACCCGACACTTTTAACTTTACAAATATAACGAACTTTTTCATTATCAAATTACGTTCCATCAAGTTTTCATTTTTTCATTCTATTAATAATCCAAATGGCGAATATGAAAGCTCATTTAATAGCAAGACCAGAATCAAACTGGTTAGTAGCAGAAAACATAGTTTTTACTGAAGAAAAAAAAGAAGAAGAAAATTAAATATCCTCACACAAAGCAGATTGATTTTCAGTCTGCTTTATTTTTTTATTCCAATCTTCTTAACCACAATAAATCTATTTATTGGTGTCCAATATTCAAATTAATTATAATTACTTTGCAACTACTTATCTCAGACTGACTTTATACATCTCACCTTTTTATTTTAAAAAAAGAGAATAACTATACAGAAAGTAATTCCACAAAATAAAATTCAAAATATTTAAAACAAAGGAGAGATTTTTATGAGCAATTTGACATTAATCACAACAGAGGACTTTAACAACTTATCATGTAATTTTTACAGAAACATGAATAATGACATTCTTCTTACAAGAGAACAGATTGGGCAGGCATTAGAATATGTTGATCCGTCTAAAGCAATTCGTAAAATCCATCTTAAACACAAAGATAGATTAGACGAATTATGTGTAAGAATAAAAGATAAAACTTTCGACTATACCCAAAATGGGGCTATTCGAGAACAAAATGAAAATCTTATAACTGAACGTGTTTACTACACAGAAAGAGGTGTCATGGAAATTTGCAGATGGTCAAGACAGCCTAAAGCTAACCTTTTCATGGATTGGGTATGGGATATAATTGAAAAATATAGACACAACACATTAAATACACAGCAGAATATTCAACCACTTATAGATGCAGTTATTACTCTTACACAAACAATAACACAGATGCAGGAAGATATATCAGCACTTAAATTTCAAACATCTTCACCCATTTCATCTACAAAGAAATTATCAGAACTTAAATACTCTCGCTGGAAATCAAGAATGTTTGAAAAATTAAAGCTGCTCACAGAATACGCAAACAGTAATTCGGCTTATAACATCACTCTTGCAGATACTCTTCACATAACAATAAATGAAATGCAGGATACATATGACATAGAACTCTCTGACTACATAAAGGATTATATGTTAGAAAACAGCTCAGAAGAAAAACCTTATGATTTAGATGTTATCAACTATTACAAAAATATTAGAGATTTATATTCTGCAACAATCGATTCGATCATGGAAAGGCTTAATCTTAGAACAGACATTTCATCACCCAAGAACATCTTTGATATACTGGCACAGAATATAGCATAATCAATTACAGGATCAATTACAGGCATTTGAAATTTACTTCGTGTATGAAATTTATTTCGTATATGAACAAAATTCAGATGCCTATTTTTATACCCTATTAAAATTTGCTCTTATTTAACTTTTAAGAGATTTTTATATCTCAATGATAAATTAATCATTTAAGATAAATAAATTAACTACAAGTCGAAATACAAAGGATTTTAATAATATACAAATAATTGCATTTGTGCAATATAAACAAAAATCAAATTGTAAACATATTAAAATTTATAAAATAATTACAAAAACTGTGGTATTAGCTATATGGGGGGTAATTTTAAACTACACAGTAAACTGCTCCACTCTACTCTACATAGGTTTAAATACAAAACAGAGAAAAACAAATAGAGAAAGATAAAAATATTAAAAAGAGAAAAGTTTGACAAAAGCGAAGCGAAATAATTTTTAACTTTACGCTATTTAGCGGAAAGTTAAATTAACTCATATGTAGCTTTAGCGGAATATGAGTTAATATTCTTCTCTTGATAATAATGAGTCTATTTAGATATTGACTGCACAAAAATGATAGCTGGCATGTACCCAAATGATAAAAATTTTTATTTTTAGGTACGCTATATATGTACCTAAATGAAATTTTAATAAAAATCTAAAAAATAAAAAGAGAATAAAGAATTAAATGTTAAACAACTAAGGAGGTGAAATAATTTTGAATTATGTGAAAATTCCAAGAGATATTATTTACAACAAAAAACTAACTGATAAACGAGTAATTATTTTCTCATATTTATGTGTTAGACGTTCTCTTGATGATACGGTTGCATTTTCGACAACGGAACTTTGTAATTGGTCTAAGCTTAAACCTAATTATAGAAAAGGTAAAATTAATCAAAAATATTATGAAGTGCTTTTACAGCTTTCGCATTATGATTATTTTGGCTTGCATCCAGATTTTGAAAAATGTTTAGAAGCAAATACTAACTCTGAAAAATATCAGCAAGTAAAATTAAACATTGAAAAATTTGATGTTCCAGATAATTTTGGAATTATTTATTTTGATGAATTAGATAAAATTTTAAATTTTAAAGAAGAGTTAAAAGATAATAAAGATATTGATCTTGCAAGGATGTCATCTGCGTATCTTCTGCTTTTACTTTCATATATTCGTGTAAATTTAAATCGTATGGAAGACAAACCATTATGCTGTTATAGACATTTTAAAACAATTTCAGAAGATATTGATCTTTCTGAAAGATATATTGGACGTATAGTTAATATTTTAGAAGCACTTAAAATTATAAAATTTCAACCACTAAAGAGAGAACAATATTATAAAGATAATAAAAAGAAATTTCTTACTACTCCAAAAGTTTTTGCAGACTATAGACATTTTAAACGAGATGATTACGGAAATCAGAAAATAGATAGTAATTATGATGCATCTGTAGAAATACAAAAACAAATAGAAATTTTAGAAAATCAGAAAATGCAGAGAGAAGAATTGGAGTTATGGGAATTTGACCAAAAATAATTATTAAAAAGCGAATAATAAAATGTAAGCTGAAATGCTTAAACATTCAATAAAACTATTTTATTAATTTTAAAATACGAAAGGAGCAACAAATGAGTAAAGAAATAACAAATGTATCTATTGATGTGTTAAAGGCACATCCAAGAAATCTTGAATTTTTTGATGATATTTCAGGTGATGAATATGAAAAATTCAAGAAATCAATACAGGAAGAAGGAATTATATCAGAGATAATAGTTGACCCTGCTATTACAGTATCAAAAGTAAATACTATTACTAAGATAAATCCCATTTCAATAAATACAGATAAAATATCTGCACCAAATAATTTACAGAAAGTAGAATTTTGGGGTAGGAATTAACCACCTACCCTATAACTCAGATACTCTATTACTTAGACAGCATTTCAAATTATCAAAAGGAGTGTGATGTTAATGACAAATGAAAGGATTGATATTAATGAACGAAGAACTAAAAGAAGAATTAAAAGAGAAAGTTAACAATATAAAAGAACCCTATGACCATAAAAAATTTAGGGTTGATCGTGAAGAATCTCATAGGCATTGGGGAGGACTAATTGAAAGAATTCACTTTGATAATCCTTGGGATGGCACAAAAACTAAGATTGAATGTGAGTCAAAATGGGCTATATACATAGAAAACGCAAATAAATTTGATATTTTGTGCAGTAAAAAACAAATAATTAAAATTAGATAATTCACATAGAAGGAGAGATTTGAATGAGATATACAAATTTAGGAAACATAATTTCTGTAGATATTACGGATAGATATTCGGTTGCAGCATTAATTAACAGTGATAGAGGTAAGCATACATTAACATTATATTTACATAGAAATGATATTCCTACTTTTGATTTAATTGAAGAAGTTGAAAACATGGTACTCCCTGCTGTTGGCAAGGAAAATATTAAAATGCATGTATGTGATTTTATAGAAAAATGTTGGAAAAATAAAATGTTTAATAAATATATTACTCGTTTTGAATATCAGCAGCAGTGTTTTGATATTGGTAGTGAAGTATTGAATGAGCAGGAACGTGCCGAAAGTAAATAAAAATAATAAACAAAATACATATATAGTTAAAAGGAGGATTTATGGCTGGAATTAGCGTACCTCAATATGAAATTTTCAAAATTGGAACAAACAAATTAAAATATTCTAATTGGAATTTAACAATTTCTGCAAAAGAAGCTTTTAAGTATCAGGAACTTATTTCGCTGTTTGAAGGAAGACATTTTTTAATAATGGCAAATAAAATACTACATAAAAACATTCAAGATATAGACTTTTCTAAAATTTTTCTTCAAGTTGTAATAGATACAAAAACAGATTTTACAAGGGCTACTGGTAAAAAAGAAGTAATAGTAAATGGTATTAATTATAGACGTTTTGTTGGGACTACAGGTGGTTTAAAAAATAATACCCTACTCTTTTGCAATTCTGAATATATTGATAAATTAAACGAATTATGCGAATGCAAAAGAAACCCTGAAATAAAATTAGTACCTGCAAAATATGAAGCATATAAAGCTCTAACCTGCTCTGCTTCACAGCCTATCTGTGAACCAAATGGTATTTTGGTTGTTAAAGATTGTATAGCAGAATATATAGCTGATGTTATTTCACTTGATGACAGTAGTGGCGAAGAACCAAAACGTGAAATTATTCATGATAAAACGCTTGAAAATAATATATCTGATGGTTTTAATCTTTGTACAATTCAATATATGGAAAGAGTCGGAAGGTCATTAAATCTTACATATACTCCAAGTGGTGTATGCTTAAGAAATGCATGGTTAAAAGGAATGCTTTACCCTTTTCCAATTTATGAATTTATTGAAAAATATAATAATGGAAATTATATGATTGAAGATATTTGGGGCAATACACAGGACTTACGTAAATGTGAAATGATATTAACGGAATCTTCTCTTAAATTATGGAGTGCGTATGATTGTATAGAAGATTATGTTACAGCTTATAGAGAGTGTGGTTATGGCTTTTCAGTTACTAAAATTTCATCTCATGTTCTTGAAGAGGAAAGAGAGTTAAACTATCAATATTTACAGTCTTATGATTTTACGCAAGAAGATATAGAAGAACTATGTGCTCCAACTATTAATTATCTAAAAGATGCTATGTGTGGAGATTATAACTCAACTATCAAATTTCTTGGAATTAATGAAAATACTGATGTTAACTCATGGCAAAGAGCCTTGTATACAAGTGAATATATGCTTGGCGATCCATATATAATAGACTCCACACATAGATATATTAAGAAAAAAATGAATGATGCCAAGATTGGAAAATTGTTTGTAAAAGGTAATTACCAAATCGCAAGTGGAGATCCATTTGCTCTTATGCAATCAATTTGTGGTTTAAAGGTTACTGGATTGTTAAAATCTGATGAGATATATTCAAAATTCTGGATTAATAAAAATGAAGACGAAGTAGTTGTGTTTAGAAGCCCAATGACAAGTCATAATAATATAAGAATGTGTAAGATAAACTCTTCGGACGAGTGTAAATATTGGTATCAATACATGGACACTATAATAATTATTAATGGTTGGGATTCATTCTGTATGGCTGAGAATGGTGAAGATTACGATTCAGATCTTAATTTTTCCACTAACAATCCTGTGCTTAAAAGACGTTATAGATATTTACCTGCTATTGAATGTATACAGCGTAATACAGAAAAAATTGTAGTAACTGAAAGTGCTGTAAAGAAAACAAACAAGGATGGTATGGGTAATCAAGTTGGTACTATTACAAACTATGTTACTTCTATGATGGAAGTTCAATCACATTTTGAAAAAAATTCTGAAGAATACAAAGAGTTGGAGTATAGAATTGAATGTGGACAGTTGTTTCAGCAGAATGAGCTGGATCGTATAAAAGGGATTGTTGCAACTCCTATGCCAGCATATTGGTATAATCTCGGTGCTTGTGGTGATGATAAACGTCTACAGTCTTTATGCGCTTATAGAAAGCCATATTTTATGATTTATGTTTATGATGAAACAAAAAAACAATATAAACAGTATGTAAAAGAAAGTAACGCAAAGTGTTATGCAATTTATAAATGTTCTATTCAAGAATTAAGTGAAAAAGAAAATTTGACAGACGAACAAAAAGAATTTTTATTTTGGTATGAACGAAAAATGCCCGTTGGTATAGGCAATTGTTCTATGAATAAAATATGTAGATATGTTGAAAGTCAATTGGATGGCTATAAATCACAATTACATAAAAATTCTACGTTTGATTATAACAAATTAAAAGTAAAAAGACGCTGTACTGAAGAACATAGACAAGCTTTAAAGGAATTAGAGCAGTATTATTGTGAATGTATAAAACAATATAAGGCAAGAAAAGACAAACAGGATGAATTTGATAGGTATTATCAAAGAGTTAATATGATTAAAAAATTTAGAAACGAAGCAGCAGAAATATGTCCTAATGATGATGAACGTATGAATATAATACTTGATATGACCTATGGCTACAAGGGAAATAGACAGTTTTGTTGGGATTGTATTGGGAAATTGATAATTAAACGTTTAGAAGAATTGAAAGAAATGGATGGTGAAGAAAACTGTATATATTAAACGAAAGAGATTATATTAGAAACATACTTGCCTCTAAAAACAAACCTGATGATTTATCCAATGGATATTTGATAACCTTAATTGCGAAATATTATTTTGATAAAAATAAAGAAGCAAATGAACTTATTAATACTGTTAAAGAAAAAATGCTTGAATTTAATTTGGATGGATACCAAGAGTATAAGTATTATAAAAAAATTAAAAAATCATGTACAGCTTTATATGAGTTAGAAACAGAAAATCTTTTTAGAGAACTCGAATATATTCCTATTTATGAAGAAGAATTGTCCCTTATAGAAACCCTTCCAAATGACCGTCAAAAAAAGTTTATGTTTACCCTATTTGCTATAGCAAGATATATGAATTGTGACGGATGGATAAACAAGAAGAATTTAAAAGGTTTGTCCGAAGTATTCAAACTTGCTAATGTAACACTTCCATCTGATAAGAAAAATGAGTTACTTCACGAATTATATATTAATGGTTACATCAGTTTTGGTAAGAAAATTGACAATCTCAATATCCGTGTTCCTCTTTCCTCTCCCGGCACTATCGCCTATAAACTCACCTCTTTCGAAAACATTGGCAATCAGTACATAGGAAACTTTAAAAAAGGATATAAACAGTGCAAATGTTGTGGAAAAAAGATAAAGGATACTGGTAACAAAAAAATGTATTGCACACAATGTGCTGAAGAAAACGAGAAAAATCGCAAAAGAATTTGTGCAAAATTACTAAGAAACTGATTTTTGTAGCGAAATAGAATCTGTCCCAAACCCTTGATTTTACTGGCTTTTCAGCACTTTTTCACAAAAATTTGTTTTTTCTTAAATGTAGGTATAGTGAAAATAAATAAAAACTTGATACAAAAACGATTGTCTTGGAAGAAACAAACCGACAATCTTTGTAGCTTGCAGTGTCATTTTGACATTGCAAGTATATTTTAAAAAAATAAATAAAAACGTTTATAAACAGGTTGTTGTAAGAGCTGATTTTTGTAAAAGAAAAGCGAATATATAAATATAATAATAAACTATTAATTGGATTAAAAGGAGAATAAATATGATACTTAAAGAAGCTTACCGTTATCAGAATTATTTAAGCAATCTCATTTCATCTGCTGAAGGTTATCTTTGTAAAAAAGATTTTATCACAGAGACAACACAGACACATAATCGTAAGAAAGTAAATCCTGAAGCAGAAGATGAAGTTATGGTTGTTAAAACATCTTATAATGTTGATTTTACGCCTATGCAGCTTATAGAATTTATCAACAAAGCATTAGTAGAAAAACAGAAACTTACAAATGCTATTGATACTGCTAAAAAGAATGCTGAAATTAATATAGATTCTTCAATTGAAATGAACAGAATTAAACAGGGATATATTGGCGTTCTTAGCTCGATGACTAAAACTAAACCTTCAGAAACAGTTTCCAGAGGTTCTGGATACAAATTTAATACAGACGGAAATCAGGTAGCTTATTACTATGATATAGATAATGTCACAACTATCAATTTTGATAGAAATGATGTTAGAGGTATTTCAAAGAAGCTTCAAAAAGAAACAGATGACGTATCTATAAAGATAGATGCTATTCAGGCAACCACTGAAGTAGATTATGAACCTATTTGGGATTTGTCTGATTCTTTAGAAGATATTGTAGGTTAATCCCTACTTTGTAAAATTGTCAATAGGAAAATTGAGATTGACTGATTAATTGTCAATCGGTTCAGTCGCAGATGAACTATAAGGCTGCGAGGCAGATATGCCAGAAATATCAAAAAATATTAATGCTTACGCAAGTTTACATACTTTTATATTATATTTATTCAAGAGGAAAATATTAAATCTAATAGACTTAAAATTTAATTTAGAACAAATAATAGTACGTTAGTCGTAAACGTTAATCATTCTCTCACAATTTCAACAATTTGCTAATTCGTCAATTTGAAAATTCGTAATTCAATATTCAATTCGTCAATCACTTTTAATGTATGTTGGTGTAAACAGCACCTCTATTCTCTTAAAAGGTTTCAAATTAATTACAGAAAAAAATAAAATATCTTTCATATTATATTGGTCAAATTGGTTGAAATTATGAAAGGATATCTCAATTTTCTTATTATAGATTAAATATTGTGACATACAAAAATAATAACGTTATAAATATACATAAGTATTCACAATTCTAAATATGCTTCTCTTGGTGATGTATTTTTGTTTGCATTACCCTCCTTTATAAACTTTTATTACAAAGCCCTATACGGGCAGTATACAAATCAAAACCCTTTTACGGGTAAATCTCTCTTTTTTTTTAACCTCCGAGTTATTAACACTCGGAGCGTTTCTTATTATAGGGTGTTCGTCAAGCGGAAAGACCTAGGAATTTGACTCCTATATGCACAGGTTCGAATCCTGTACACCCTGTTCAATCCCATTTGGGAAATTTTAAACGAAAGGTGGAATTACTATAATTCCGATTACAGAAACAGAATATAAAGCTTTAAGAAAGGTTTTACCGGTAACTGAATTTGCTGGTATGCACTGTCATTATCACAAACATTATATGGTTTCGACTAAAGAAAATCTTGATGTGCTGAAACAGTATAAAGAAAATTTAGTGACAGAAAGATATTTTTCTGATAGTAACAAGAAAAAGAAAAAGTAAAAAAATACATATTGAAAGGTTGAATGCCTTATTGGAAAGAAAAAAGATAAAGTAACTGTTAAGTGCGTGGGAATGTCATCATGTGATGTAACTGGAAGTAGTTATTTGATCGAATGTCCAACAGGAGAAAAAATTCTTTTGGATTGTGGTATTTATCAAACTTCAAAACCTTATGAAGACTATAAAATTAATAGACGAAAATTTGATTTTAAGCCTTCAGAACTTACAGCAGTTATAATATCTCACATTAACGCAGATCATTATGCTCTACTTCCAAAATTAGTTCATGACGGAGCACATTGCAACTTTTATATTTCAGCAGAAACTATTGACTTTGTTAGACCTATGTTAGAAGACTCTGCAAAAATATTTGAAAGAGATGTACAAGCATTTAACAGAAAATTTAAGCGTGAACATATCCCAGTTTACAACTTTGATGATGTTGAAAACTCACTTAAATATTTTCGTGGATGTTCAAAAAACGAAGAACATTATATCACAGAAAATGTATGGTTTAAATTTATAAATGCAGGTCATATTTTTGGCTCTTGTCAAATAGAACTATACATCAAATTGCCCTCTGGGGTTATTAAAAAAATTGCTTATTCAGGCGATTTAGGAAATATTTTATTCGAACAACCTTTTGTTGAAGAACTATCACCTGTTGTAAAATGTTCTATGTTTATTGGTGAAACGACTTACAATGATAAAAGAAGATCCGTAAAAAAGGATCAACGAAAAAAAGACATAGAAACAATAAAGAATGTCATTACACAAACATGTGTTGATCATAAAGGAATAGTTCTTATTCCCACTTTTGCGCTACAACGAACAGAAACAATGCTGTATACACTTTGGAATATATTTAAAGATGATAAAGAATTTAACATTCCAATAATTGTTGACTCCCCTCTTGCAGTTAAATTACTTGATTGTTTTAGAAACAACTTGGAGGGTTATTGGCTTGAAGAATTTAATAGAATGATGTCATGGAAAAATATAAAAGTTATACGTACAGTTGAGGAAAGCATAGCTTGTGTAGCAGATGACAGTCCCAAAATAGTATGCTCATCATCAGGCATGTTAACACAGGGACGTAGTATTTTATATTTAAAAAAGATATTACCAAGAAGTAATTGTTCCATTTTAACTTGTGGTTATATGGCTGAAGGTGGTATTGGTTGGAAAATAAAAAATAACCCATCTCAAAAAACAATTACCATAGACCAAAAACCATATTACAATCGCTGTGATATTAAATGCTTAGATTCGTTTAGCTCACATATGCAGTTCGAAGATTTACAAAACTATTACACTAATTTAGCAAACAATGGTTGTGATGTAATTTGGTTGGTTCATGGTGATAAAAACAAAATTAAGTTTAAAGAAGAATTAGAAAATAGAATTTCAAAAATCTCTAAAACAACAAAAGTTGTAGCAACAAATAAAGATACTGTTGCAAGAATCTAATGCTCAAAGTGAGTAAATATTATGAAAGAACAGGTACAAATGCCTATGGAATTAATGGAAATACCTTTGATTGGTGAATTAAAAGATAAGGATTTACCAAGTCCAGAAGAATATACTTATTGGAAAGATAGAAAAAACAGAACTTTTTATATTGATTATGAAATTGATGAAGATTATTCTCTTGTAGAACTTGCAAAAATTATTATTCAAATAAATATTGAGGAAAAAGATATTCCTAATCCGTTACCTATTCGACTTTTTATACATAGTTACGGAGGAGACATTGAACAGTCACTTTTCTTTTGTGATCTTGTAAAAGCGAGCAGAATACCAATTATCACCATTGGAATGGGAGTAGCAATGTCAGCAGGATTTTTAATCTTCTTATCTGGACATAAACGCTTTGCATTTGAACATACTTCTATGTTGGTACATTCGGGATCTGCTGCTTTTCAGGGAACAGCAGAACAAATTGAAGAGGCTCAAAAGAATTATAAGAAACAGATTGAGCAAATGAAGTCGTATATTCTTGCTAATACCAATATTGATGAAAAAACTTTTAATAAGAACAGGAATAAAGATTGGTATTTATCAAGTGATGAACTTTTAAAATATGGAATCATAAATGAAGTAGTTACTAATATTACTACAATAATTTAAAAGGGAGCATTCTACTCCCTATTTTTTTGGAATAGATGGATTGAAAGGAAAATAAAAAATGGCAAAATCAAAATTAAATTATAATAAAACAATCGTAAGCAAGATGACTATTAAAGGAACACTTTCCGAAGATGGAAAAACAATTACATATTTTGACGAAGATGATGTAGAAAGAGAAATTAAGATAACGGATTGTTTTGCACCATTTACAGGGAAAGAAATTGATATTGCAATTTCTGAAAAAGCAAGTGAAGACCTTGAGATTGAACCTACTGATGAAGACGAGGATACGGAAATAGAATATCCTGACATCAACTAAGGTGGTGTTTAATTATAGTTGACTTATATAGATTAGAAGGCGAAACAGACTTTGAATGGAAATTAAGATGTTGCCTTGCTAAAAAACGTAAAGAAACAGATATGGATTGGGTAGAAATCAGAGATATGCTTGGATTGTCTATTAATCCTGATCAGCTTAGAAAACAGGCTGTTGGTTATTGGGAATATGACAATTATATTAATGGATATGAGGGTGTAGCTACAACTATATTATCAATATCTGATTTACACTACCCTTTTGCTAAACCTATAGATACATTTAAAGATTATGCTAATAAGATAGATATTTTGCAACTAAATGGAGATTTAATAGATTGTACCTCCTTGTCTAAGTTTTTAAAAATGTATAGAGTATCCCCTATCGAAGAATTAATTGGAGTACGACAATATTTGATTGATTTAATTGAAATGATTAATCCTAAGAAAGTTCTTGTCAATCACGGAAACCATGATTTACGACTTGGAACATTTTTAGCACGTAATTTAGATAACGAATTACAAGAATTAATGCCAGAAACTGCTTTGGATTATATTTTTACAGATGGTTTTACTCATTATGATAGAAAAACTGGAACAAAAACAAAATATGCACCTTTATGTGATATGTTCAATGATATAGAAATTACCTATACGGGAACATGGTTTTCACAATATAAGGATGTTTTATTTTGTCATCCGAAAGCATTTTCAAGTAGTCCGTTAAAAACTGCGGAAAAGGCATTATATTGGTTTAGGAACGAAGGATATTCGTTCAGAGCTATCACGTTAGGGCATACTCATAGGACAGGCTCGTATAAAATTGGTAACACAATGATTTATGAACAAGGATGTTGTTGTGAGACAAATAAAATGAGATACAATGACGGACAGTTAATCAACTCCCAGAAAGAAGGCTTCATGATTATATGTCTTGATAAGGATGGACATGTAATTGACGGAAAAACACATATAAAAACTTTAAATTAAAAATAAGCTCATCAGTCACCAAGAAATACAATCAATATAAGAGTTTGATCACAATATCTGGGTGAAAGATTATAAAGCATCGGTTAGGTGGTAGACAAATTCTACCCCTTTTTTGTTTGGAAAATATGGATTAAAAGGAGAAAAATAAAAATGAACAGAGAACAGCTCACTAGGAAAGTTGCAGGTTGCATAGAAGGTGCAACAATAAAAGACACAAGATTGATGGTTAATACAATTTTTGAGGTAATTAAAGAAACTCTTGAGAGTGGCGAAAGTGTTAGTGTTTACGGTTTTGGTAATTTTAATATTGTAACTCAGGGTGGACGTGTTGGTTACATTAATTTTGGTGAAAAGAAAGGTGAAAAATATGTTTCACCAGATAAAAAAGTTGTAAGATTTAAACCTTCAGAAACTATGAAAGATAATATTGCTACACTTGAAGTTTAAGGCGGTGAAAAATAATGAGAACAAATTTTTACGATTGTCCTGAAACACTAATTGAGAATATTGTTGAAGATTATTACGCTTATAAATATAAAAACGAAGAAGATTTCTTTGGTGTAAGTATTGTTGGTCACTACGAAATTATCATTGAACTTCTTAATGAACTTGTTAAAAGAACTAAATTTAGATTTTATAATATTGAGATTGATTCACCTGAAGTTGATGGATATGAAGACGAATATATTATATCAATAGATTCCGCAGGTGATATTCGGTGTCAGACAGCAAAATACGGTGGCAATTATATTTATGCTGAAAATAATATTATTTATGTACACAATGATGTAAACTCTAAGTTTATCATTAGAAATAAAGGTGCTAATATGGTTGCTTTTACTTATGATGCTGACGACTTTACAAACGATGATAACAGTGAATATAATACACATAATGTATCATGTAAATGTGATAAGTGTAATGAACGTAAAAAAGATTCTGCTGTAAATATTAGTAAAGACAAAGATGGAAAACTTCATGGTTTTTCTGCAAGCAGATCAGAAGGAAATAATTATTATGGGTATTCGTTTTACACTTCTGAAGATATGGATGAAGTACTTATATCAAATTTGCTCAAAGAGTTTGGATTTTAATTTTAAGAGGGGCATGTCCCCTCTTTTATTTTTTGTACAGCTATGGCGTAATTGGTAGACGCAGTGGACTTAAAATCCACCGGATATTCCGTACCAGTTCGAGTCTGGTTAGCTGTATTTATTTTTTTGGAATGAATGGAAAACATAAAAAAGAAAGGAGATGAACATATGAATGTATACAATTTTAATGCTTAATGATAAAAGTCTTGTTTGTTCGAATCGTACTACATTGTATCAACGAGAAAAATTAGCAGATAAATTACAAATTTTAATTCCTAAAATATATGATGATATTGATATTTCGGAATGCTTGATTTTTTTAAAATATGTTGATCAAGGCAATGTTGCACAGTCTGAACAGCTTGTTAAAGATGAAGAATTATATAAAGAAAATTATGTACGTTGTGTATTGCCTGTTGATACCAACTTGACAAGATTTGCTGGGAACATTTCTTTACATCTTACTTTTATCCAGATAGATAAAGAAAATTTTAAAGATAATATCGTAATGCACTCTGGTGAAACAGAAATAGAAATTAATCCATTAAAGGATATTTATGCACACGTAAGTGACGAATCTCTTGAGGTTTTAGATAACAAATTACTTCAATTACAAGCAAGTATTGAAGCCGCAAATATGCTTAATGAGTCTATTGATCAAAATAAAGCTGATGACATTAAGCTTGACGTTAATGACGGAAAAATTAAATTAATTTCGAAGGGTAAAGAAATTGGTACACCAATTGAACTTAATAAACTTGGTGATGCTCTTGCTGAACAGACTGATGATGGTCTTACTTTTGTAATAACAGATTCGGATACGGGTCAGTCTGAAGAAACAAAATCTCAATATAGTTTAAAGTTAGATCAAGAACAAAATAAATTATATCTTCTTTCAAATGGTGTGGTTGTTAGTACTATTACGGCTCAAGACTTAGGTGAATCTATTATAGAAGCAACTAGAGCAGATGGTACTAACGAGGTTATAATCTAACATATACTTAAAGAAAGGAGGTATATAAAATGGCATTGGTCAAAACTCGTGCCAAGCAAGGTTATCTTTCTTACGATAATATGTTGGCAAAAATTGCATCTGGTGATTTAGATGCATATGATGTTGTTTATGTCGAGCAACAAAAACAATGTTATATTATTTCACCAAGCTTAGAACCTTGGGCGATTAAATCAAGAGTATATACTTTTGAGAGTATTGAAGATGCAGTTGAAAAACTTAATACGAATACTGACACATATAATGGTCAAATAATTTCTGTATTTACTAACAATAAATATACGGCTTATATAGTTAATACAAACGAAGAAAATAAATTTTTTGTTGAACCGTTAAGTAAGTTTGATGATATCAATTATGATACTATTGGGAATCGTCCAATAATTAATTTAACTGGATCATTTGCTGAACCAATTGTACTTGATCAACAATCTTCTGGAATATATTTAGTAAAAAACCAATACAAAATATCTAATAAATTAGCTACAGTTTTTTCTTCAGCCTATCCTACCCTTTTTTGGATTGAAAATAACACAGATATCATTTATATCCGAGAGATTAATGCAAGAAATATTAAAACGTATGTTTCGGAAAGTTCTTCGGATAAAATTACAGAATCTGAAGTAGTTACAACGGAATATTTGAAAGAAAATAATTATGTAACTTCTGATGATGTTGATAAAAAGATCGCTGTTCTTGATGTTTTTACAAAAAAAGAAGCTGAAGATTATATTACAGCATATTTGCAGGATAATCCTGTATTACAAAGTACAATTGAATCGACCGTAGAGAAAAAGATTAATGAAAAAATTTCTGAAACCTCTGCGGATGATATAGAAAATTTATTTTCTTAAGAGAGCGTTAGGCTCTTTTTTATTACAAAAAAACAAGGAGGAAAAATAATGGCACAAATTAAAATGGTTACACTTGAGCGTCTTACTCAGTACGATAGTAAAATTAAGACTTATATCTCTGATGCAGATGCAAAGTCATTTAAAGCAGTTGGTATATCAGGCAACAGATTAAATTTTTATAAAGTTGAAACTCCTGCTCAGGATGCAGTACCTGATTACTCAATTCCACTTCCCGAAACAGACATTAGTAATTTAATTACTAAAATTGATAAAGCTATAGCAGGTGATGTTGTTGTTGCAAAAGCTGATGGAACTGTTGCAGATGGTGGTGTAAAACTTACAGATCTTGCTTCTAAAACAGATGTTGAAGACGCAAAAACACCTATTGCTACTTCAAAAATAGCTGGCAAAGTAATTCCTGGTGGAGACTTTGATATAACAGCAGACGGAACAATTAGTTTATATAAAACTATGGCTATTAATTCATTTGGAAACAACACAAACACAGTAGAAAAAGGTAGAACAATCAACGATGTAACACTTACATGGTCAATGAATAAAGTTCCTACAACTTTAACACTTGATGGTGTCGCTGTAGATACTTCTTCTACAAGCAAGGCAGTTACAGGTCTTGGTCTTCAGTCAGATAAAACATGGACACTTAAAGCTGTTGACGCAAGAAACGCTTCCTCTCAGAAATCAACTGGTGTTTACTTCAAAAATGGTCGTTATTGGGGTGTAGGTACAGTTGATGGTTCCGGTGTAGATAATAAATTTGTTCAGGGACTTACAAAAGAGCTTTCAAGCAATAACAGCAAAACATTTACAGTAAATGCTGGCGTAGGTCAGTATATTTACTATGCTCACCCTGCTTCATTTGGAACGCCCGTATTTAATGTTGGTGGTTTTGAAGGTGGCTTTGACCTTATTAAAACATTTGATTATACAAATGCTTCTGGTTTCAAAGAAAGTTACAAAGTATGGAGATCAAAGAACGCAAACCTTGGTAGTACAACAGTAGTTGTTAAGTAATTTAATTTTGAAGAAAGGAGCAATGTAGATAATATGTCAATTTTACTTATAGATAAGATTAAACAAAAAAATAATGGTACATTCAAACTTATGGATGCCATTGATATCGACTGGACTGGTTTTAATATTCCGGTTGATAATGTTGATGCGTATACAAAATCAGAGACGGACGAAAAAATTGAAGCTGCAAAATATGATGATTCAACAGTAAAAGCAAGCATTAAAGCAAATGCCGATGCTATTGATATTCTTAATGGTACAGGTGACGGTTCAGTTGACAAGAAAGTTGCTGATGCGGTAGCTGGTATCCTTAATGGTGCGCCCGAAGCTTATGATACACTCAAGGAAATTTCGGATTGGATTTCAACACACGGCACAGATGCTGCTTCGATGAATAGTCAGATTAAAACTAACAAAACAGATATTGCTAATCTTGTTAAGTTAGTAGGCAGTCTTCCTGCTAGTACAGAAGCCAAAACAATTGTTGAATATATAGATTCAAAAGTTGGTGCAATTGATTATACAGAAGCTATTGCAACAGCAAAACAAGAAGCTATTGATGCTGCCGCAGCCGATGCTACGACAAAAGCTAGTGCCGCTGAAACAAATGCTAAAAAATATGCTGACGGATTAGCCAAGAATTATGCAACTGCTGAACAGGGTACAAAAGCAGATTCTGCCCTTCAGAAAGCTGATATTGCAGAAGGACTTACAAATGGTACTATTTCTGTAAAGGGAGAAGATGTATCTGTACATGGTCTTGGAACAGCAGCTTATCAGAATAGCGATGCTTTTGATACAAAAGGTTCTGCTACACAGGCATTAACTGATGCTAAGAAATATGCTGATGACAAAGTTGGCGGTGTAGATCTTTCAGGTATTGCTACAAATACCGCTGCTATTGAAGCTCTTGATACAAGAGTCGGTACAGCAGAAGGTAAGCTTACAACAATTCAGGGTACAGGTGCAGGTTCTATTTCCAAAGCTGTAAGTGATGCTAAGACAGAACTTGAAGGCAAAATTAAGACTAATACAGATGCTATCGGTGTACTTAACGGCACAGGTGCAGGTTCTGTATCAAAGGCTGTTTCCGATGCAAAGTCTGCTCTTCAGGAACAGATTACAGCTAATAAAAATGTAATTGATAAACTTGATGGTGCGGTTACTGTTGAAGGCTCTGTAAAGAAGCAGATTAACGATGTTAAGACAGAGCTTGAAGGTAAGATTACAGATTCACAGTATAATGATTCTGATCTCAAATCAAGAATGACTGCCGCTGAGAGTAAGATTACTACACTTAATGGTGCTGACACAGTTGTAGGCTCAGTTGCTAAACAAGTTAAGGACGCAGTAAGTGCTCTTGAAGATGGTCAGGTTGCAACTAATAAATCAGATATTGCTACACTTAAGAGTGATAAGGCTAACAAAGCTACAACTCTTGAAGGCTATGGTATTACTGATGCTTATACAAAAGAGCAGACAAATAGTGCTATTACTACTGCTGTTGCTAATGCTGGACATCTTAAAAGAGCAATCGTGACAGAACTTCCTGCTGTTGCAGAAGCTGATGAACATACAATTTATATGGTTGCAAAAGCAACAGGAGATAATGGTTCTGCTGAAGGAAATGGTTACAATGAGTATATGCTTGTTGTTTCAGGAGAGAGTAAAAAGTTTGAAAAAATTGGTGACTCTGCTGTTGACCTTACAAACTATGCTACAAAAGAGTATGCAGACCAAAGCGAAACTGATGCTATAAGTGCAGCTAAAACTTATGCAGATGGTCTTGCTAAGAACTATGCTACAGCAGCTCAGGGTAAGAAAGCTGATTCAGCAGTTCAGTCAGTTGCAAGTGGTACTGCTGACGGTACAATTGCTGTTGATGGTAATGATGTAGCTGTAACAGGTCTTGGTTCTGCTGCTTATAAAGCAGACACAGCTTTTGATGCTGCTGGTGTTGCCGAAACTAAAGTAAAAGCTCTTGCTGATGGTCAGGTCGCAACTAACAAGAGTGACATCGCTACTCTTAAGACAAAAGTAGAAACTCTTGAAGAAACAACTTATGTTGCCATTACAGAGGATGAGATTAACGCATTATTTGCTTAATTCTAATTTTTAATTTTTAAATAATTAGTAAAATTTTTGGAGGGGTATGTCCCCTCCTATTTTTATTATGGATGAAATGGTTTTTCGTTGAGGTTCGATTCCTCAGTCGTCCACTTTTGATAAAGGTGCGAATGCACACTCGTGACTTTAATTATGAGTAAGTGAGCATTTATTATAGAGAATATTATATTTGGAAGAAGTGGCTTAGTATTTACTACTATCTCACTTCTTTTTTATTTGAAAGGAAGTGAGATTTAATGGGTAGAAAAATACAGCATAACAATATTGTTACTGATGAGTTATTGACTCAGTGTAATAAAGAGAATGTAGAGTTAGGAAATGATTTTTTGGATTATCTTCGTTCAGTTGATAGATCCCTAAATACAATCAATGCATATAGACGCGACCTTTACATTTTCTGGGTGTATTTACTTCAGCATTGTGACAACAAATTCTTTATTGATTTATCTAAGAGGGATATTGCTCGTTATCAGAGTTTTTGCCTTATTGAATATAAGTGGTCGCCAGCTAGAATGCGTAGAGTAAAATCTACTCTCTCTTCTCTTTCAAATTATGTCGAAGCTATATTAGATGATGAGTATGAGAACTTTAAACCGATTATACGCAAAATTGAAAATCCTGCAAATGAGAAAGTATTTACTAAAACTGTACTATCCGATGAACAAGTACAGAGTATGCTTGATTATTGGGTTGAAAAAGGTAAATATGACAAGGCTTGTATTTTAGCATTAGCTGCATTTAGTGGCAGACGTAAGAGTGAGTTACCACGATTTAAAGTATCTTATTTCAATGATGAAAATATTATATACGGTTCTTTATATAAAACACCTGAAAAGATCCAAACAAAAGGAAGAGGTTCTCACGGAAAAATGTTAGTGGCATATACACTTGCAAAACCATTTAAGCCATATTTTGATTTGTGGATGAATTATAGAAAAGAACACGGAATTGAATCAGAATGGTTGTTCCCAAAAAAGGTAAATGGAGAATATATAGATGAACCTATGGATTCAAGCACTCTTGACAGTTGGGCTGATACATTTAGCAAACATTTAGGAGAAGACTTTTATTTCCACAGTCTTCGTCACTTCTTTACAACTTCTTGTTCTCGAAGCGGTCTTCCTGATGATGTAATTCAAATGCTAGTCGGTTGGAGTTCGTTAGATATGGTATCAGTGTACAAGGATATTGATGCTGATGAGCAATTTGCAAAATATTTTGCTGATGGAGAAATAAAACAAGTAGAACAAAAATCACTTTCTGATTTGTAGACAATCCCGATGAAACTTTCATCTAATACTTCGTCTAATTCAGAGAATAATAAAATATACAAAGATTAGGTTGTGCCTTTACAGGCATATTGGATGGTGGCATTCAATAGCGTAAAACCTATGTCAACGTAAACCGACATTAATTCCCTAATCGCTATTGGTCTTTGCTCCGAAGACTGAAAATATGTGGAGAATAATCAGTAAGCATGAATGGATTGTTTAACTTTCTATTCTAAATAACTGGATGTGTACAGTCCAATATCAGATAGTTAGTGCTTTATGCTGATTATATAACATGGATCGTTTGCCTAGTTGGTTATGGTACTACCCTGTCACGGTAGAATAACATGGGTTCAAGTCTCATACGATTCGTTTTAGGGCATTAGTCAAAAGGTAAGACAATGGGTTTTCATCCCGTGAGTATCGGTTCGAGTCCGTTATGCCCTATTTCGTGCGGTAAACCTGATGCCAAAACCTATTTTTTGGATGCATACGAAACTTATATCTGTAAGTTTATCACTTACTACCGCCTTACAGTTATGATCAGTTTGGCGACTGATTGGTAAATATTAAATATTGTGTGTTAAGAAAGAGCCATTTCATATGAGATGGCTCTTTTTATTGGAATAAAAGGAGGTGGCTGTTGATTGGCTACAAAAAAAAGCACTACGCAACCAGTTAAATTAACGGCTGCCGAGGCTAGAGAAAAAGTTGAGGAATTGCAACATAAACTTGATAACTATGATAAAACAGCTTTTTGTTTAATGTGTAAAAAACATAAAGATAGAGAAACTAAATTTTATGTTAATACAGATCCTATGTATGGTGGATTGACTTGTACTCCTATATGTCGTGAATGTGCAAGAAAAATTGCACTACGAGTAGATGAAAAAGGACATGAACATGAACCAACAAAAGACAGTGTAAAACTAGCATTAAAATATTTGCAAAAGCCTTTTCTCGATTCGGTATGGAACGCAAGTATACAAGAAACTGAAAATCTCGTGTCAGGAAAAGTAAAAACAAACGTTTGGAATTCTTATATTAAAAATATTCAAATGGTTAATTATGTTGGTAAGACATACTTTGATTCAGACCATTTTATTAAAGATAATACTGAAAACGAAGCAACAAATGAAGAAAAATTAATTGAATCTCACGCAGGATTGGATACGTATGATAGTTTTTTAAAAAACAAAAATGATGTTATACGATTGCTTAGTTATGATCCTTTTGAAAAAGAAGATATAGCCGACCAACCTTTTTTGTATTCACAACTATTAGGATTATTAGATTCTAGTGAGGATGCCAATGAAGACATGATGCGTACATCTTCTGCCATTTCTATTGTTCGTGGATTCTTACAACAATCTAAAATTGATGACACTATATCAAAGTTAATGTGTGATATTTCAAATATTGAACACAATTCTGCAACAATAAAATCTTTGCAGGAAAGCAAGAGCAAAATAACTTCAGTTATTACAAGTCTTGCTCAAGATAGTTGTATATCATTAAAACATAATAAAAATGCTAAAAAAGGTGAAAATACTTGGACTGGTAAAATCAAAAAAATTAAAAGTCTTAATCTACGAAGCGGTGAAGTTAACGGCTTTGATATTGATACATGCAGAGGTATGCAACAGGTTCAGGAAATCAGCGATGCTTCTATTATGAAACAATTGGCACTTGATGAATCTGAGTGGTCAGATATGGTTTCTGAAATGCGTGTTGTAAATACTTGTCTTCGTAAGGAAAAAGATGCTTACCAAGAAATTAATAGAATATTATTACGTGAAAATCTTGATTTAAGAGACACATTAAAGGAAAATAATTTGCTAAATGAAGAACAACTAAAAGACTTAAAAGATGTTTATTCTGTCTTTGCGGAATTTGATGAAGCTGAAGAGTCTCCAAATGAAAAAATAAAGGAGGTTGCTGAAAGTGAATCAGAATAAACAAATGATTCTGAATTATTATCAGAATGAAATTCTTGATTATGATAAGGATTTTTATAATCAATACGGAATATATGTAAAACCACATGGTTATTCAATTTCATCTCGTAAAATTGAGTCTTATATTCAAATTGCCGAAATTCAGAAATATCTACAATGCAACCCTGTGAAAGCTATAGATCTTTTTTTTAATATAGAACTTTTGGATGGGCAATCTCTCCTTGTTCAGAGAAGCTGGATTTGTCCAAATGTACTTGCTGTATGTACTCGTGGATATGGTAAAAGTACAGTCATAGACCTTGAGATTATGGCTAAAGATATGTGTTTTTGTAACGTATGGACATATATTGCAAGTGGAACAGGTGGTCAGGCTGAACAGACTTTTACCACCTTGGAACGACTTGCCAATGATAATATTGATACATTTTATGGTTCAACGGGTTCTTTATTTAAGAATGAGATTGAAATTAAAAATGCAGCAGGAGATGGATTTTCACACTCGTCTAATGGATTTTCCTATTCCTGTTATAATGGATCTATGACTAGGACATTAAATGGAAATATAGATGCCAAAAGAGGTATGCGAGGAACTGTAATTTTTGATGAAAGTGGTTTCTTGTCTGATGAAATGATGAATGTTTACGGTGCGTTTGCTGTTGTTAACAAGAGTTTAAAGACAGGTAAGGACATAGATGGTAATTCGATAGACCCTATCCGTCAGAGATGTTTGCCACGAGATTTATCATATCAAAAGTATTATATCAGTTCGGCTTCTTCAACCGATACTCAATTTTGGAGATTATATCGTGATTTTTCAAAACAACAAATTATGGGAAATCCAGATTATTGTGTTTTACATATAGATTGCGAACAAGCATTTAAACCAACTCTTAGAGGTGAATTAGTCACTCCTCTTCTATCTCGAAATACTGTTGAATCTGAAATGAGAACAAATCCTGAAAAGGCAAGACGTGAGTATTATTGTATTTTTACCACAGACGCTGGTACTGATGCAATTATCCGTAGAGGTGTTATCACACGAAACGAAGAAACAAGAAAACCGCTTCTTTATAATGACACTGGTGATAAAAAATTTGTTATTACATACGATCCTGCCAGAAGTCGTGATAATTCAGTAATTCTTGTTGGAGAAATTTATGAATACGAGCAAGTAGATGGAAGTATTGATACAAGAATGAGATTAGTAAACTGTATTAATCTTGTTGATGTTGGCAAAAAAATCAAATCTCCTATGCAAACGCCAGATCAGATCGAATATTTAAAAAAAGTAATTCTTGATTATAACGGTGGAGCTGACGCATATGGAAATATTGTTGGTGTGTACATTGATGCAGGTAGCGGCGGATCTGGTGTTAATATAGCTGATTATTTAATGCCAGATTGGACAGACTCTGCTGGCATTGTTCATAGAGGCTTAATTGACAAAGAATATTCCGCTGATTATGTTAAGAAATTTCCTAATGCAGTAGACAAGGTGCATCTTATGTCTCCTGCTGGTTATAAATCTGAAATGTATGAAGCAATGATAGAATTGATGAATCAGGATAAAATCAGCTTTACATCACAATATGATCATAAAGGCTATCTCACTGTTTTTGATGTTGATGAGAAGAAATTGGCTAAAGAAAAAGAACGAATTTCTGCTGAACTAAGGAAACAAAAAGTCAATGAAAAGGAATTTGAAACTAAGCTCAATGAAGAATTAGAGAAAATTGAATCTGTTAATACAAAGACTATAAAACTTGATTGGCAGGATGAAATTGCTCTTGCTAATATTGACGCTTTAAAAGAAGAGCTTGTAAATATGGTTCGTAAAAAGCGTGATTCTGGAAAGGATTCGTTTGAACTTACACCAGAGAAAGCCAACAAGCTCCATGATGATAGGGCTTACACGGCATGTATGGCTTCTTACGCCCTCATGTGTGAACGCAGAAAAGCAATAACAAATAAAAAACGATTAACTAATACTGACGATCTAGTCAATCGCTTACCTATTCGTCAAGGTAAGCGTTTTTCTATGTTCAATTAAAGGAGGTGCGTTAACTAAGAATGCCAAGAACAAAGAAAGTAGATGCTAATGCACCTACTGCAAACACAATACCCTCTTCTACTTCCCAATCAAAGCAACCAACTGCTGCTGAGATGAGAGAATTTTATGAAAAAAATAAAAATCGTATAGCAAAATTTGATGCTACTACTGTAGCAAAACAATTAAGAGATATTCAGAAATCCAAAACTTATCGTAGTATTAGTAACTACAATAAGGAAACTATCAGGGCATATTTACAGAATATTTCTTCTAATGAAAAGAACCTTAGAGGTCTTTCACGTTATTTATTTTATAGATGTGAAATTTATTATAGGCTCGTCAAGTACTATGCAGGACAAGCTGATTTATCTATTCGCTCGGTAATCCCTAAATATGATATAACTGGCGAAAACGATAAAGATTCGACATTGCAAAGTTATTATGAAACTTTAAAAACATTAGATAATATGAATTTACAATACGAATTTTTCAAAGCTTATGTTATAGCATTGAGAGAAGACGTATTTTATGGCTGTGCTTATTACACCGAAGGCGAAGGTATGTTTATACTTCCACTTGACCCAGATTATTGTAAAATTGCAGGTTTTTATAACAAAGGTGACTTTGCACCTTGTATGGATATGTCATATTTTAAAAGTAATCAAGATTTACTTGAATATTATGGAGAGCCTTTCCAAAGTATGTTTAACGCATATCAAAAAACAGGAGAGAAATATCAAGTATTTGATCCTCAATATGGTGTGTGCTTAAAATTTAGAGCTGAAGATTGGGAAACAATAGTCCCTGTTTTTGCTCCGATGTTTACAGATTTAGTTTCTTTATTAGACCTTGCCGATATCCAAGCTGTAGTAGATGAGAAACAAATTTACAATCTCGTTTGGATGGAAATGGAGACATTTGATAGTGGCGAACCTAATGATTTTAAAGTTGACCCTGAACAAGTAACTATTCCTTATTGGAATAGAATGACCTCGGAAGCTTTACCTGATTATGCTTCTTATGCGTTAATTCCGGGCAAACTAAATAAAATGACATTTTCAGATGACCAGGCTACTGATGTAAATAAAATAGAAAAGGCAACTGAAAATATTTTGAACACTGCTGGCGGTGCTCAGGTTTTAAACTCTGCAACAGTATCTGGATCAACTGCGTTTTCTGGCAGTATGCGTGTGGACTCTGAATTTGCTCTATCCTCACTTATTCCACAAACTGAATTAATTGTTAATCGAATTATAGGAAGTTATATTTCAGATCCATGCAAGATTAAATTTTTTGAGGTTTCGACTTTTACAAAAGAAGAATTTAAGAAATCAATATTGGAATCTGGTCAAAATGGACTACCTACCAAATTGATGATTAACAGCATTAATGGATTTAGTGAATTAGATACCCTTGCTTTAAATTTTTTGGAAGAAGATTGTTTACAACTTTCAAGCCGTTTTGTTCCATTGCAAACTTCTTATGTTCAATCTGGAAAGGATGCTGGTGGACAAACTAAGTCGGATGATGAAATATCTTCTGAAGGAGAAGCTAGTCGTGACAAGAAAGATAAGGCAAAAGGATAATTAAGGGAGTGACTGGATGAAACAGAATTTTATTCGAACATTGGACAAAGAAACAATATCTACCCTTCTCAAAGAAGGATTTACAATGGTTTCAAAAAACGGTGAATTTGCTATTTTTGTAAACGACAAACCTTTTACGTTTGAAGATAAATCAAAAATACAATACACAAATATGCTTACATTTTAACCACTCTCCTATCTTTGAGTGGTTTTATTTATGTTCATTTTTAAAGAAAGGAGGGACAGAACAAACATATGAAAATAAAAGTTATGACTGTAGATGAATTATGTGATTTTTGTTTACAAAATAATTTTTTAAAATTTGATAGCAATGATTCTGGTGCTGAAATTGTAGTAAAAATGCCGGGACTTTTTGAAAAAGATACTGAAAGTGAAACACGTTTTACAGAAGGAATGACTCCTTTTGTCAGTAGAGCTTTTCATGACAAAATTAACCTAAATAAGTCGAAGATAGAGACAGAAAGTTTCGAAGAGAATTTACCATCATCACATTTACGTCCAATTCTGGCGAATATTGTAAAAGATGAAGAAACTGGTGAGCTTGATTTTGGGGCGCATGACTTTCATATAGAAAAGGTTATAGAAACAGATTCTAATGGGAAACAAGTAGAAATTAAAAAAACTGTTTATGATGAACAACCAATTGGTGTTATTGATGGTTCTAAAAATGCTATTGAGTATGACAAAGAAGCTGATGTAAACAGGGCTGTATTACATGGGTATTTATATAATGAATATTGCCAAGATGCCATTGACATCTTGAATAGACGAGGAACAGTAGATTGTTCAATTGAATTAAGCATCAGAGCTATGAGTTTTGATGGTGCTGAAAAAGTATTAGTTTTGGACGACTTTTATGTTTCAGCTTTAACTTTATTGTCGGCAAAATCAAAGCCAGGAATGGCTGGATCAAATTTTAAAATAGAAGATTTTACAGTTAATAATTCAATTAAATTTGACAAAGATGAAAAATTGATTGAACTCTTAGAAAATCTTAATAAGACACTTTCTAAATTCAATAAAGAGCAAAACCATGCTCAAACACAATCAAAGGAAGGAGGAATAAATAAAGACATGACAAAGTTTGAAGAGCTACTTGCTAAATACGGCAAGACTGCTGAAGATGTAACATTTGATTATGCAGAAATGTCAGATGAAGAACTTGAAGCAAAATTTGCTGAAGTGTTTGATGACGACAATGCAGATAATGGACAATCTGGTGAGCCTTCCAATGATGAAGGTGACAATAAAGATTTTTCCAAAGATGAGTTATTTAATAAATTGTTTGAGATTTCATTTGATGAAATTCATTACGCATTAAATGCGTTATGTTCAATTTACAGAAATGATTCAGAATGGTGCTATGTATCTCAGGTTTATGAAGATTATTTTATTATGGAGGATTGGGATAGTAATAAATACTACAAACAGTCTTACACAAAAGACGGAGATAATGTTGCGTTGTCTGGTGAAAGAATCGAAATGTTTGCTATGCTTCTTACAGAATCAGAAAAGCTTTCTATAGAAGATATGCGTTCAAACTACACAGCCCTTAAAGAGTTTAAAGAAAATGCCGAAAAAAATGAACTTCATGCAAAACGTGAGGAAATTCTTGCAGATGAAAAATATTCTGTGTTATCAGAAAACGAAACATTTACAGAATTAAAGAAAAACATGGACAACTATTCTCTTGAAGACTTAGAAAAAGAAGCAAAAGTAATTTTTGCCGATCATGTTGCATCTGTTGGTAGTTTTTCATTAGAAGAGCCTAATACAAAAAATCATTCTATGAAGTTATTCGGAAACCCGAATACTCGTAGAAATAGTAGATCCGGTAGATACGGAGATATTTTCAAGAAGTAATTATATTTCATTATAAATGCAAAATTTAAATCAAAAAAATAATAATTTTTAGGTAGGTCATACGGAAACGTATGGCTTTTTATTATGTCAAAAATTAAGGAGGAAAAATAATGGCTATTAAAGTTAATATCGAAAAATTCGGCGTTGCTTTTCCCTCGAAGGTCGCTGCCAGAGACGGAGCATGTCACATGTATAGTATCCAGCATACAGACGACCTTTGGAACGGTGCTGCAATCGCTAAAGGAGATTATGTATCTCTCGATCTTTACAAAGAGGCTGAAGCTACAAAGGTAAATGCAAAAGTTGTTGATACAGCAGCTAATGGAAACTTTTATGTAGAAATTTTAGAGGATATTCCTGCATCAGAACTTCTTATTGTATATAACCCTCCCGTTATTGAAGAGGAATACAATAAGTCATTCTTACTTGAAAGTAATTTTTATATTCCTGCTTCTATGGAAGCTAGATGCTACCCTGCTCGTGAAGGAGATGTCTGGGAACTTTCAAAAGAAAATTTCACAGGTGACGTTAAAGTAGGTTCAACAATCACAACTATCACAGAGAAGAAATGGGTAGTTGCCTAAATTTTACGAAAGGAGAAAGGTATAAATTATGGAAAACACAGTTAGAAATTTAATGTTTGACCTTGCTTCAGGTCGTGAGATTTTTGATGATGAACAGAACAGAGTTATCAGCAAAGCAGAAGCAAATGACGCAGTAAGAAATGTATGTTTTGAAGAACTTGGTCTTAGTGCTAACTCAACAGATAAACAGATTAAGAGAGCTTTAAAATCAGATAGAGCTACAGCTCTTTTCGAAGTAATTGAAGAAATTATTGAAAGAGAAATTGAATATGGTTTCAGAGATAATGAATTCTTTAATCAGTTTGTAGAAACAAGAAATATTGCAGACGGAGACAGAACTGACTTCTGGACAGACGAAGACATCATTCTTAACGTTGCCAAGGTTTCAGGCGATCAACATTCTTATACAATTCAGAGACTTGCTGCTGGCTCAAGCTATACAGTACCTACAAGCAGATATGCTGTAAAAGTTGGTGGAGATATTAGACTCTTCCTTACAGGTAGAAAAGACTGGTCAGAACTTATTGATGCAGTTGCAAAGGCTTATGTACATAAAATTCAGAATGAACTTTATGCAGAATTTATGAACGCCGCTAATAAGCTTCCTGTTACAACTGGATTTACAGGCACAGGTACACTTGACAAGACAAAGAAAGAAGATTTTGATGAAATTATTTCTAATGTTGCAACAGTAAACAATGTATCATCTGTTGTTATTATGGGTACAAAAACAGCTCTTAAGAAGCTCAATGCTTTAGCAGGTGATGGTTCTGTTGATTGGATTGCTAATTCACAGAAAGAAGCAGTGGCAGCCACAGGTATTCTTGGTTCATATGAAGGAACACAGCTTCTTGAAATTCCTCAGAGATTTAAAGATAACAAACTCGCAGAGAAATTAATTGATTCAAATGTTCTTTTAATATTCCCTGTAATTGACTACAAGCCTGTTAAATTTATTGATGGCGGTGAGACTACTCTCGAAATAAGTGAGATTGGTGATACAGCAGATGATATGCAGACATACGAAGCTCAGAGACGTATGGGTGTTGCAACAATTATCACACGTCAGTTTGGTCAGTGGACATTAGAATAAAATTTAATTATATAAAAATTTATGGAGAGTGCGAAATACCACTCTCCTATTTTATTGGATAGAAAGGAAAATAAAATGGCGTATCAGAAAAAGACAGCAGTTCCTGTTGAAACAAAAGATGTGGAACAGGAAATTGTTGAAACAAAAATAAAAGAAGAACCTAAAATACGCAAGTATGAAAAGGAAGATGTTATTCCTTGCAGATCTTTTACTAATGGAAAACTTCTTGTCACAGGAGAAAAATCAGGAATTTTATATAGATGGGCTGATTATGGAGATATTGAAGAAGTAGAGTATCAAGATTTGGTATATATGATTCGATCACATAAAGCTTGCATAACAAGACCTCGTTTTATCATACAGGACGAAGAATTTCTTGCACAGTATCCTGATTTAAAAACCTTATATGATTCTCTTTATACACAGAAGGATTTAACAGATATTCTTAACCTTCCAGTTTACCAGATGAAATCTGCTATTGCAGAACTGCCTAATAGTGCTCGTGAGTCACTTAAAGGAATTGCTGCATCTATGATTATGAGTGGAAAATATGATTCTGTAAAAAAGATAACAGCACTTGATGAAATTTTTGAAACACATCTTTTACTTACACTTGCACAGAGATAATAAGGGAGGGTTAAAATGACGCTTCCATATGAAACGGTGTTTTCACGCACTAGAGGTCGTATTAACGATCCAAAAGAACTATCTTTAAATGAAAATGATTTGCTTGAGATTTATACAGAAAGATTACATAACGTAATAGGGAATCCAAGAGTACGTAGACTTTTTTCTTCACTTTTATTAGATGATGAAATTCAACAGATAAGTTTTGAATTAAATAATTCTGTTGATAAAGTATCGGATGAAGATTTTGTGGTAGACTTGATTATCCTTGGAATGACGATTGAATGGTTACAACCGCAAATTGATTCTATTCTTCATACATCAGTAATGATAGGAGGAAAAGAAGAAAAAAAGTTACTCGACAATCACAAAAATATGATTGAACGTCTTGATTCTATGAAGAAAGAATTACACAAAATGATACGTGATTACGGATATATGTATAATTCTTATATTAACACGGAGTCTTAATATGAGATACATATATGGTTCATTTTCTGGAAAGCAAATCAAAGAAGCAGCTCGTGCAATGCATAATGATATTCACAAGCTTTTACTTTACAAAGATCCTCAAGTCGAACAAATGATTTTTGAGGATGACAAAGCATTTTTTCATTTTTTTAAAAAAGTTATGTATAGGTTTAGTGGTACTGTGACTTTGTTTAATAATAATGGCTACATGGTATCTCTTATGTCTGTACTTCAAGGAGCTTATAATGAAGTTTTAAGTAGCAATTATGATTTTAATGTTTTCAGAACAGCAATTTTAGATGCTCATAGTTACATTAAGATTATGTTCGAAGGAGGTGATCCGATTGCCGAGTTTGAACGTTGCAAGAAGAGTAACAAACACGAAAACAAATTGTGCGAAAACAATCGGACAGATTCATAAAGAAAATGCAGATTTTGTTATGGGACAAACATGGCAACATGATCTTCAAAACAAAGTTGCTTACATTTATGATTATTTTCATGATGATTTTCTTACCAAGTATGATAAAGATGGTGTCACTCCCCTATTTAATTACACACTTAAAGATGGTATGAGTTACGAAAATACCAATAAAACGAAAGTTGATGTAAAGTTTATTGTAAAGTCTTATCAGTCTATGGATAAAGATCAAGTGGAATATTATCTACAGTTTAAGCCAAGCCAAAAATTTGAATTTGACGAAAATGATGACCTTTATTATTACGAAACAGATTTTAAAAAACGTTACGGAGCTACATTTCCTGTAGGTTTGTTTTGTGATCTACCTGATGATAGAGGAATATATCACAAATGGTTAATTTGTAGAGATGAACCTGCAAATCAGTTTCCCAAATTTTTAATTTTGCCAGTAAATTACGAACTTATGTGGATTGAGCAGAACGGTAAAGATAGAATTAAACGCCGTATGTGGTCTGTATTAAGACAACAGCAAAGTTACACCAGTGGTGTTTATGTAGATAGATACTTTGGACACACGGATAATCAAGATAAAATTTGGTTGCCCATGAATTCTATCACAGAAAACATCTGGTATACAAATGAAGATTCTAAAAATATGCGTGTTGTTGTAAGTGCTTTAATGAGGCATCCCTCCGTATGGAAGATTACAAAATGCGAATCAGCTTCCCCATTAGGCTTACAAAAACTTACTATTTACAGCAATTTCTTTAACGAACATACGGATTATGTAAATCTTAAAACTGGTGAAATGTATGCGGATTATTACAGTACAGATACTTCTGAAATTGATCCGTCTGAGCCACTTGTTCCAACTACACCCATATTTTCTATCACAGCTAAAGTTTCAGCTTCAACGCCAACAATTAAAGTTGGTGGCAGTTACAAATCTCTTACAGTGAATTTATTTGATAATTCTAATGAAGATATTACAATCAAATATTCTGACACAAAGTTTAGTTGGATTTGTAGTATAGATAACGAAGATTGGACAGATAAAGTGACATGGCGAGATGGTACAGAATTTAATCAGATAAAAATAAAGTTTCCTAATGATAGTTCCGTTATTGGGAAAATATTATCTATTAAATGTACAATTACTAAAGATGATTTGCCGATAGAATCCGAAGTAATGCAGTTTAATTTGATTGAGTAAGGTGGTGTTTTTAATGGAAGAAAAATTAATAACAAAAGATGATTTGCTGAATAAGCTTCGTATATATAGAAACGCCCCTGACGATGAAAATGTCCAATATAAACAAAAAATTAAAAAAGCATTACTGGCAAATCCTTGTTTATTATATGCGTTAAACGAAAAAAAACTTGAAACAGAACTGTTTAATAATGACGGTAATATTAATTGGGAATGGAACGAAGAAAAAAAAGAATTTGAATCTTTAGGTGAATGGGACAGATATTTTGGTGATAGCTCAAATATACGTCCTTTTTTATTTATTCCTGAAACCCAGACCGATGTTAAAAATTTTATTTGTTATCAGGTTAGTTTTAATGAAGTTCCAAAATATAACGACACATTAAAATATACAAATATTACCTTTAATATATTTGTACATGGTGATAATAGTATGGATAAATTGACAGGCATTCCACGTCATGATCTTATTGCTTCTATTATTAGAGATCGTTTTAATTGGTCTAATATATTTGGAATGCAGACTAAGTTAATATCCTCAAAAGAATCTGTAATGGATAATAATTATATTGTTCGTACTCTTGTGTTTGAAGTTATTGATACAAATGGAATTCATAAAACTCCTTATGGTGGAAAAACAATGATAGATAATTATTCTGTAAGAAGGTGATTTTATGGATTTATTAAATACATTAGATTTACTTCAGAATAAAATTATCGAGGATAAACCTTTTAAAAATAATAAACCAGAATATCATTTTGATAAGTTAAAAATGTTTTTTGGTCAGCCATATATTGTAAATAAAATTACTATCATACAACCAAGTATCGGTGATATTTTAAATTTTGGCGAAGATAATTTTTATAAGGCGTTATCTCCTTTTCTGTATAATTCAACTTCAATAAGATTGTTTCTTTGGGAAAATAAAATAGACTGGAACAAAGTAAGTGATATAGAGGTATTTTCGTATTTAATGCCAGCTATTGCAATTCCTTATAAAGATATTTTGGATTTAATTTTTGATGGAATAAATTTTTCAGATTTTCAATTACTACAGAAAAAAACTGAAGATGATTCAAAAAAAGAATTTTTGTTATACAGTAAATCTCAAGATATTTTACTTACTGAAAATGAATATACGGAAATAGCTGAATATTTACGAGAGTTGTTAAATATTCATCCAAAAGTTGAAAAGGTAAAAGGTAAATCAGCTAAGCAATGGACGATTCAAGAAGAAAAAATGAAATTAAAAGAAAATAAAAACAATGATTCATCGAATTTATTATCTTTAATCTCAACATGTACGAATTATTCTGGCTTTAAATATAAGCTTGAAGAATTGCGTGATGTTAGTATATATCAATTTATGGATGCGGTTAAACGTATCCAAAAATATGAAAACTCAATAGCTGCTTTACGTGGCTGTTATTCCGGTTTTGTAGATTCATCAAAGCTACCATCGGAATCATTAAATTTTATGGGCGATATATAATCGCTCTTTTTTATTGCAAAAAATCAAATAATTTAAAGGAGGAAACAATATGGCATTTAAATTAGGTGACGTAATCGTAGATAGACTTCAGTTTGGTTACGGTCAGAAAAAGAATGGTACACCTATGTATGCTTTAACACAGCTTACAGAGGCAAATATTGAAATTACAGCAGATTCAACAGACATTACAGACAAGGATGGCAACCTTGTATACAGAAAATATACAGGTAAGAAAGGTGAGGTTACAGCTACAAATGCGTTCCTTAACCTTGCAATTGTTGAAGCTCTTTCAGCAGTTGATGCAGAAATTGCAACAGAGGAGCATTCAATTGTTATGCCTATGCTTGAAATTGTTGACGCTGGTAAAACAATTGATATTTCTGGTTATGTTGATGGTTCTGTTAAAGTATGTGCTCTTTCACTTCAGAATTCAATGGGTAAGGAATATACACTTGGCACAGATGCAAACGAAACAGAATTTGCCATTAAAACTGAAACAAATGTAAGTACACTTACACCTCCCACAGATGCAGAAGAAGTAAGATATCTTGTTAAATTTGAGAAGAATGTTAAGAGTGGTGCTAAGATTACAAACTCTGGTGACAAGTTTGCAAAGGCTCATGAATTATTCTTCAAGGCACTTGTTGTTGATAAATGTGATACAGATGTCCTTCATGCAGCAATAATTCACATTCCTTCATTTATGCCCTCACCTGAATTTACACTTGCTCTTCAGGGTGGAGATTCACAGACAATGGATTACAAAGGAGCTATGATGGTTAATTCTTGCTCAACAGATCAGGAACTCTTCTCAATCTATTACATTGATGAGGAAGAAGAAGATATCTAATCTATTCTGAATGATAATTTAGGTGGCACTTAATTGTGTCACCTATTTATTTAAGGAGGAAATTTTTTTTGAGTAATAAATTAAGAACATGCATTTTATGCAAAGAAACATATTCATTTTGTCCAGTATGTAATCCTAAAGATGCTGAACTTGAACCTTGGCATTTTGCTTGGTGTTCGCAGAACTGTAAGGACATTTACGAGGTAACTTCTGGATTTGAAAATGGAAATATTTCCGCAGATGAAGCGAAACATAAATTAGATAACTTAGATTTATCCAAATACGAGAATTATGGAAAAAGCTATAAAATTACTATTGGTAAAATAAACGATGCTGTTAATAAAGAATCTATTAATGACGAAGTAAGTGTTATAGATAATAATGATGGTATTCTTGATAGTTCTTTGATAGAAGAGCCTATTGTTGAGAAAAAAGAAAGAAAGAAGAATTATTATAAGAAGTCGAAAGAGACTGATGATAATGTTGAAGAGTGATTTATTTGACCTATGAGGGGGTATGACATAAAACTTTTCAACATGTTGTATCCCCTATTTTTTACGATTTTTTGAGGAACATTATATGAAAATAAAAACAAATTTAACACCAAAGGATTACGAGTTAAAAGAAATCGTAAGGATTTGTAATGTTAAACAACAAATTTTTTATTTAACTTCTGGTGTGTATCCTATTGATGTCTATTCAAGTATTGATGAAAGAAACGACAGAAAAATTATTGTCATGATTTTTGAAAAAGATAAAACAAGAGAATTATATAAACGATGGTGTGATTATGACATCGAGTAAGGTTTAGATATGAATAGAAGTAAATTTAATGTAGATAAAGACAAAACAAAACGAACTTATAATGGAATAACTTTTGATTCTGTATTAGAAATGAAATATTACAGAGATGTTCTTTGCCCATTAGTGGAGAGTGGCGATGTGGTGAATTACGAATTACAAAAACCATATGAGTTACAACCAAAGTTCATACATGACGGAAAATCTGTTCAGCCAATTAAATACGTGGCTGATTTTTTTATTGTCTATAAAGACGGTCATGAAGAAGTTATTGACACCAAGGGATGCCCTGATAGTGTAGCAATTTTGAAAAAAAAGCTATTTTGGTATCATTATCCTACTGTAAATTATAAATGGATTACATGGGTAAAAAAGTTTGGTGGTTGGATCGAGTATGAAGAATACAAACGCCTTAAACGAGAAGAAAAAAAATCAGGAATGAAAGGAAAATAAAATTATGGAAGATAAAATTACAATTAAAAATTTTGTTGATGGATTTAAAAAATGCGAAACCGATTCTTCAGCAGAACGTTATATAAAGAAAAATTTAAAAGTAGTCCCCTATCTTTCTTTTATAACAAAAAAAACTCTTGCAGATAAATTAGTTGATATTTCTATATATGAATATGAAGATTATAACGATGTTGACGGAACAATTAAAAGAAGAAAAACTGGCAGAACTAAAGTAGATTCTGTAATTCAGTATTTATTATTTTGCAGAATGATTATTGAAAACTATACTAACTTAGAGATTGAAACAGATGGTTTTTTCGAGGAATACGATCTTTTAAACAGTTGTGGATTAATGGATACTATTATGCAGTCTATTCCTGAAAAAGAAATAACTGAATTTAAAACAATTATAGACATGACAAAATCTGATGCTATGATAAATAATTTTGATGTTCATAATTATATTTCAAATCAGATTGAAAGAATTGTAGCAGTTGCTTCTACTACATTAGAACCTGTTTTATACGAACTTATATCAAGCATCAGCAATATAGATGATGAAAAGATTGAGAAATTCGGTGAAATTATTAGTGATGGTCTGAAAGTAGTAAAGTGAGATAATTAAAAAGCCACGACTGAATTGTTGTGACATAATTTTCATTTCACTCACAATTCATTGATGAACAAAGTAATTACACCATAAAACGACAGAAAAAATAAATTAATTTATTAAACTGCTAATCAATTATAGGTTAGCAGTTTTTATTATACAAAAAAAGGAAGTGAAATAAATAATGGCTATACGAGCAACTGGATTAAAAATTAACGACAAAGAGCTAAAAAAGGCAGTTGATAATATTGTTGCTAAATCTGTGAATAGATATATTTCCGCAGGAGACAAAGCCCAAAAAGAAATTAGAAGGAAGTATACAATAAATTGGTTTTTTAATGAGTCCGACACAATGGTAGATTGTTTGGAATTTGAACATAAACTCACTCAAGGCGATGGTAAAGCCACTATTTATTTTACTTCGTATATTAACATGGAAAAATTTTCTGCTGCTACGAGAGCCAATGATAGTTCTATCTATGAATGGGCGGATAGATATCATGTTGGAATTAACCCTGCACAGTATTTATTAGATCTTCAATGGAATCAAGGTATTCACGGACTTCCGAAAGAATGGTCAAGACCCAACTATCGTTTCAGACAATCATGGAACGATGGTCAGCAGTATTGGTATAACCCTTACTATTCTCAAGGAATGTCTATGAGTAACTATGTAAAGTTTGGTTTTATCCGAGAATGGGAATCTACAGTTAATAAGTATTTAAAAAAATAATAGAGAGGTGATTTTGTGGCTGAGGTAGCTTCATTAGTAGCGAGTATTATTATAGATAAAAATGATGTATCGGTTCAAGCTCTTAAGGCAATTTCTTCTGCACAAAGAGATTTGGAGAATAATAAATTAGAAATTTTCTTTGATTTATCGGATGCAAGTCTTGCAAAAGAATTAAACAAAGTACAAAAGAAACTTTCTACTACTGATTATAAAATTAAAGTTGTAGCAGACGGAAAAGAACAGTTTGCAAAAGATTTAAAAGAATTTCAGAAAATAATTAAAGATTTTGCATCGGGTAAAGGTATTAATACGGGAATAGGAAAATCTTTAATTGATGAAAAGCAATTAAAATCAACAATAGAGCTTTTTTCTAACATTGAAAAACATTTATCTGATATAAAAAAAGTAATATCAGATGTTGGAGATGGAAACGAATTATCTCCCCTGCTTACAACAATTAAACAAGTTAGTGATTCTATATCTCAATTAAGTACAAAAACTCAAAATCTTGGATTTAATATGAATATAGATGTTGGCACAGATGGGGATTTAGATAGAAAATTACAAGCAAAAATTGCAAGTGCTTTGCAATCTTATCAGAATCTATTTAATCATATAAAAATGTCAGGTGCGGCTGGATCACTTACTGATAAATTTTTTGATTTTGATATAAATCAGTATGATAATTCTATGCAAAAACTTCAAGCTTATATAGATTTTATCAAGAACGCAAGAAAAGAAGCCAAATCATTGTATGGTGGACACGATATAATACGTGAAGGTACGGATAAAAGCTATTGGACTCAAGCTTCTTCAGCATTAGCACAAATTACGAAAGTTCAAAACGAAATAAAAAAAAGTACTAATGGCGGAACTGAAGCTGTAAATGACATTTTTGGCAAAACTGATTTGTCTGAAGTTATTGGTCAACTTTCCACTATTGTAAGTAAGCTTGGAGAAATTTCGACAGCAGTAAGTACATTACCGGATATTTTCAAGAATGGTTTAAATGTAAATACTTCAGTTGAAGAAATAATTAATCTTACAAACAAAGTTAAAGAGCTTGAAACTGAATTAGCGAATGTTAGAAATAACGATCTTACTTCTCCTCAGAAAACGAATATTTCATCGGCTTCTAATCAAAAGAAAGACGCATTTCCTGATTCTTCTACTGACATTAAATCTGAAACAAACGGTATTGAGAATGTGGAGAAAGCAACTAATGATGCTGCTCAAGCAAAGAAAGATTTTGCAACAGCCAATAAAGGAGTACAATCTTCTATTGATAGTTCGGAAAACCCTTTGAAACTTGAAGCTGAGTTAATGAATCAGATTGCCAAGTCTGCTCGTGAAGCTGCCGATGCAAAGAAAGAATTTGTCGAGGCAAATAAGCAAGTTAAAGAGTCATCTAATGATAGTAATTCTAATTTAGGTGGATCTTCAGAAGATTTTAAAAACCCCAAAAAGGCAAAAAAAAATAAATATTCTAAATATAAAAAAATTTCTGAAGATGAATTTTTCACCAATTCTAATGATTATATAACTGCGGCAAATAAGAAATTAACTGAAAATGATAATATAATTTTAGGTAACTCTGTTGATGCTAAACTTATAACTGATGGATTAGCAGAAGGTCTTGTGCAGGTCACAGCCAAAATAAAAGATGCTAATGGGGCTTGGAAAACTTTTTCGGCAAAAATAGATGCAGATGGAAATATTTTTGATGAAATTTTAAAACCTATAATTGAAAACATCAATCTATTGGAAGAAAAATTGGCTAATTTTGATCATGAAACTTCCCCTGCTCTTACATATCAACAAACTTTAGATGCAGCTCAACGAATTAAAAATAGTTTAAATCTTGGTGATGAATATACTATTAGTGTTGACAGCAATGAATTTGTTACAATTAATAAAAAGATATCTGATATTAATGGTGAAACAAAAACTTTAACACAAACATTTAAATCAGCACAGGACGCCATAGACAATTTCGGTAAAGCTACATCTAATTCTGCAGAAAAAACTAAAGTTGCTTTAAAAAAAGTAGAAAAGCAAAAAAAAGAAGTTGTTGAAACTGATACTGTCGCAACAGATAGTGACAAATCAGATGATATAAACTATCTAACCAAGCTTACAAAGTTATTAAATAATATAAAAAAATTAAGAAAAGATAATGAAGTTCTCCAAAAAGATCCTGTCAAAAACGCCCCTGTAATAAAAGCTAACAATGAAAATATTGAGGCTTTAAGAAAACAATATGCTTCTACTTTAGCTAATGCAAAAGCAAGTGGTAATTTTGATACAGAGGCTTTTGCAAGAGAAAAGGCTGAAATTGATAGTAATACTGAAGCTGTTTTAAAAAATGCAGCAGCACGTAGACAAGTTGCTCAAGCCCAAACTCAAGCAAAAGCTGACCAAAAAGATGTTACTGACACTGATTTTATTATAAAACAAACAGAGTCTTTAATGTCCAAATTTAATGCTTATAAAGCTACAAATACAAAATTGTTTGCATCAAGTAAACCCGAAGCTCAAAAATTAGTAACTCAGTTTGATGAGATGTATAACAGACTGATTATGATTAAAGAACAGGCTGATCGGGTTAAAAATGGTTTTGCTGATAGTTTTGATGGAAAATCCATCAGAGAAGCAAGAAAGGATATTCAAGATCTTTCTGGTGAATTTAGAAATTTCTCAAATGATGTTAAAACAGCAGGATATAATTCTAAAACATTAGGTGATACGTTAAAAACCACATTTAAAAACTTAGCTCAATATTTTGTTGGTGCAAACGCATTACAAAATATTCAGCGTGGATTTACTGAGGTTTATAATGCGGCGAAAGAATATAACGAGTCTGTTGTAAACTTACAGATAGCTTCTGGTGAGAATGAAGATTATGTTAACTCGCTAATGAAAACCTATAATGGTATGGCAAAAACTTTAGGTGCTACTACAAAAGAAGTTGCGGAAAGTGCCGATAGCTGGTTAAGACAGGGTTACTCGCTTGAAGACACTAATAATCTTATAACAGCCAGTATGGTACAGTCTAAAGTTGGTCAACTTGATTCTGCCGAATCAACTCAGTATCTTACAAGTGCCTTAAAAGGTTATAAGCTTGAAGCTTCTGATGCCATGAATGTTGTAGATAAAATGTCTGCGGTTGACCTTCAGGCTGCTGTATCTCTTGGTGGTCTTGCTGAAGCTATGGCAGAAACTGCAAACTCTGCACGAACAATGGGTATTTCAATGGATCAGTTATTGGGATATGCTGCTGTTGTAGGTGAAACAACACAGGATAGCATGAGTTCTGTCGGTAATGCCTTTAAACGTATATTCTCACGTATGGGTAATGTTAAGGCTGGCAAATTCATTTCTGATGACGGTGAAGATTTATCAGATGTAGAAAAAGTTCTTAAGAAATTTAATATTAAACTGCGTGATAGTAAGGATGAATTTAGAAACTTTGGTGATGTAATTGACGAAGTTGCAAGTAGATGGAATACATTTACTTCAGTAGAACAGAGAGCTATTGTGACTGCAATGGCAGGTGCAACTCAGTCTGAAAAATTACTCGTTCTTTTCGAAAACTATCCTAATGCTTTAAAATATGCTGAAACTGCTGCTAATGCTTCTGGTACAGCAATGGAAAAATTTGGCGCATATGAAGAAGGCGTTGAAGCAAAAACAAAAGAAGTAAAAGCTGCTTTTGAAGGTTTGTCAAATTCACTTCTTGATAGTGATGCAATAAAGGTTGTATTAGAAGGTCTGACAAAGCTGATTGAAGCTTTAGATTTTCTTGTAGAAAAAGTTGGAACACTTGGCAGTATAGGAACAATTATTTCTGGTGTTGCTGGTGCTAAAGGTTATGGGCTAACGTATAGTTACAAGTCATGGTTACAAACCCCCTACTATGCATAATAGTGGGTGTTCTACAAGATGGTCGTTCATCAAGTAGACATAATCCTTGGAGAAATCCTAAATATGTCGAATATCGGAGGAAGCCGTAAGCCTATTTATAGGTATTGATGACACTGCAATAAAAGCTCCATGTGGGTGTGTCACAACTAAGTATCATAGATTATTGATACGAAAATGGTAGTTCCGACACGGTATAAATGTTAATTGAAAGTGTGATTTCAAGATGTTATATCGTGCGAGAGGCTGACAAGATACGGTCTATTTTTATAGATTGCAACATACAGTCCGTTACTGTGGCGAAAGGCTGCAAGAAGCGAACAGGGAAACGAACTTAGAGTATTACTCTACTGCCCTGCTTAGTACATATCACACAAGCCTATAATAACTTGGGAATGTTATAGGTTATAAAAGGTTATAAAATAAAATATGATTTTGTCGAAAGTTAAATTAATTAAAAATTTTTCCATATGGCTAATACATAACCCATTGTATGTAGTAATATATGTATAAATAATTCTTTTAGATGTAACACATCATATTATTGGTGATGCATATGAAAAACAATCTTAAAAGAATTAGAGAAGAACGGAAAATATCTTTGCGTGAATTGGAAAGAAAAGCAAAAGTAAATAAAACAAGTATCAGTTTGATAGAAGATGGATATTCAGATCCAAGATTTAGTACTGTTATTAAAATTTGCAAAGCTTTAAATTTACGAATAGAAGACATTTTCCCATACTAAATTATTATACACAATAAGGGGTGTAATTATGAAAGATTATATTAAGTTACTTGTTATTAAATGTGACACATATTATTCGGATATTTTAAAAGAATATAATTTGTCATCGAAAGAAGATGCTGAAAAAATTATCCGAAAGTATTCGAAACGGAATAATATTGTCTGTTTGTTAATAGACATGTGTAAAGAAGTGGGTATCGCCCCACTTTTTTATTGTCATTAGCTCTTATGGGTTAACGCTATTATAGCAACAATTATAAGTGCAGCAACCAACAAAACTGGATTCATTAGTAGAACAGCTACTATAACAATCATTGCTATAACTCCTACAATTTTTCCTATTATTTGCATACCAGAAAAATCGCCGTGACTTGCTGCGGCGATTGCTAAAATAATAAAAATTATAATAGCGGTAAATAATCCCATTATTTTATCACTCTTTCTAAAATATTAGGCTCACACTTTGGTACGTACTGCAATACTATGTATGAGTTATTTTTAAGTAAAAATATTTAACTACGGATTGAAAGGAAAAATAAAATGTACGAAAATATTAAAGAAATGAATGAAAGTATTAAAGAAATAATTAAAAAACAAACTGAAAACGAAAATTTTGAAAAAGAGGTTATTTCCCCATTGTCAGATAAAATAATTTCAGAAATAACCTCAAATAATTTAACATACAATCAGGCTTTTGGTTTACTTAGAATTGTTGAAAATAAGATTAAGAATCTTATTGTTCGTTCTGAATAATCTCCTCTAAAAGATTCTTAATCGAATCAAGTTTGTTGTTAATTTCAAAGGAGTATGAGTGATCGTCCCCGGTATTGTCACTTATACTTTTTAAGTATTTTTCAGTGTCTTTATTTACAACCGAAAGTCCGTTAACAAAAGATATAATTGACTCGACAGATTTAAGTAACATACAATTTTGAGAATTATTTTCTTCAAAACAATTATTATTCATAATACAATCGTTATTACAGCTACCATTAGTAAATGGACAATATAATTTTTTCATATGTATTCCTCCCTGTATGAATACTTATAATAATAAAATCGAGGTGAAAATCATTTGATAGATAAAATAAATTCACAATCAAAAAAATTAACACATAATGAAATTTTTCCTGATATAGATAAAATTGTAGAATATCAGAAACTACTCGCCAGATTCAATCATTCGGAAGAAACTGAATCTGACGAATTCATAATTAGTGAAGCCTTAAAGATGTATTCTGAACTTGAGTGGGATGAATACGATTTAAAAATTCGTCTTTTGGAATTATTAAAAGATAGACATTTTTAATGTAATTCAACACAATCTTTTTCAATTATCATATCACAATTAAGTTTGACACAATCATTATGTTGAATAAATCCTCGTACAGCATTATCATTCCCTTCTTCAAATTTCTTTTTAAAGGTAACAGTAAATAGATTTGTTGATAATACAAAAGAATATGAATGTGAATATTTGCCACCACTAATTGAGTGATATGAATACATAATAATATAATCTAAATTCTTCTGCTTCGCCATATTTACCATTTGAGTGAATATGCTGAAATCTGTTGTATACATTATAGTCTCTCCTTTATATTTGTTAGGAATATTTTATCATTATTTAAATGAAACGAGTAGTCGGAATATCATCTTTTGGTTTATTGCTTAAGTTTTCTTCCATTTCGTTAAAATCTAAACCATATCTTCTTTCAAGTGTGTTGAGAATATTATATATTCCCTTGCCAATAAATAAATGATTAGATCCGAACACATACTTCATTGTATGAATTTCTGATGGAGAAATTTCTGATATCATATAACGATATGTTCTCATATTTTCGTTTTGATAAACTTTTACTGGATATCTATATCCACGACCTTCTACTCCCGTATATCCATCATATGAATTTGGATTATAGCATTCTCTTCCAATCTCGTACTCAAGCCGAGCTATGAGAGATGCAATATTTTGTGTGTTTTTCATAACCAAATCTCCTTTTATAGATTAATGTGTTTTGTATTACACCCTTCTCACTTCTTTGGTTTCCAAGTATAACCACAGTTACCACATCTGTTAACCGTTTGACTTGCTCCTATAAATCCCCATGCCCAGTTTGCACCTCTCGCTCCTGTAGTGATAGCTGTAGAACCGCATTTGGGGCATTTGGGAGTTGTGTCAATTTCTTTTTTAATCATCTTTGTTTTTTCTATGTTTGCTTTCATCATATTGATTTTAGCTGTATATTCTATTAAATCTTTTTGATGTAAATCAATCATCATATTAAATATGTCTTTGTTGAAATCGCTAAAATCTCTTATTGTAATAGCATCATCAAAAGAGATTCCTGTGTCAATTAATTTAGTTCCACAATACGGACAGGTATCTGTAAATGGTGGATCTAAACTTAATCCTAAATAACCTTTTGCGAATTCTTTTAATTTTTCACTATGATTCGGATTTAACTTAGAGGCAGTTTTACTAAATTCCTCTAAATTGCCACCTGTTTCGTAGCAGTGTGGACATTTAAATATTTTTCCATGACGTGCACATTTGTATGTGATATCATCCATAATATTCCCTCCTAATTTAGGTTATTTAACTCAAGTGATTAACTAAAATATACCATTTTATAACAACGTTGTCAATCATGGCGAAAATGGTTGGAGTACAATATTTAGCTCATTATTTAAAAAACCGACAGAAAATCAAAGTAATTTTCTTGAAGCCTTACAAGGAAAAATTTTTAATAATGAAGGTGAAATATTAGAATTTGCAAAAGATTTTGAACTCGCAGATGGTGAATTAACAAAGTTTACTAATACTTGTGATTATTCTAAGGATGTAGCAGAACAATATGCTTCATTTATTGGTGCTTCATCCGACAAACTCGCTAAATTTGGCAAAGCAGCATTAGGTGCAGCTAAAAACATAGGTATTATGCTTGCAGTTAATTTAGCTATTAAAGCAGGTATGTGGGTTTGGGATAAACTGAATGTTACTCTTGAAGAACAGCAAGAGATAGTTGACAATCTTTCATCCGAAATATCATCTCTTGAAGAAGAAGAGAAAAAGCTTCTTGCTCTTCGTGATGAAGGTGGATTAACTGAAGCGGAACAATCTCGTTTAGATTATTTACAACAAAGACTTGAACTTGATCAAAAGATTTATGAGCAGGAACAAAAGAAATTAGCCGAGAACGAACTGTATGGTAGAGGCGGTCTTTTAAACGAAGGTGTAATTAGTAGTAAATCTGGAAGTAGCAAGGTCGGTAAAAGTGCTCAAAAATATGGAAATACTATGTTTCATATCGAAAGAGTAGAAAAACAGTTAGATACTTATACCAAAGCTGCCCAAGAAATGGCAGATGCAGGTAATACGTTTGCTGCTAATCTTTATAAAAACGACATAGATAAGTCCAAACAAAAACTTCAAGATTATAATTCTACCCTTCTTGAAACTGAGAAAGAATATCTTGAATATGCAGATACGATTAAAAAGTATCTTGATGCTGGTGTCTATGACGATGATCAAGAAGAAAAGACTAAGATGGAACAATTATATCAAGATTATCTTGATATGGCTAATAAAATTGAGAACGATGTTGTAACTGTAAATATAAAAATTGGTGAGATAGATACTAACGATTATAAGAATCGAATTAAACAATTCTTTTCAGACAAAAAAGGTTCTGTTACTTACACATCTCAATATGAAGCATATTTTAACAGTCTTTCAGAAGATGAATTACGTACTGTTAGTATGGGCATTGATAACGATACAATAAAAAGCTATCAAGACGCAAAGAACGCAGTTGACGAGTACCGTAAATCTCTTGAAAAAGCCAAAGAAGCTGGAGAAGATGTAGCAAACGTGTTAGGCGGTACTTTAGAATCGGTAAAAACCGCCTTTGAATCGGCAAATTCAAGTGTTGATTGGACATCTTTATCTGATTATTTAGAAAAGGCAAAAAAATTATTTGATGGTGGTTTTATTGGTACTGATGACTTTCAATCGGTTGCACAATGGATGAATCCTCAAAAAATAGATACTTCTGCCTATACCATTCCTGCAAATGCATATGCTGATGCTTGGAAGAAAAATTACGAGAAAGTATCAAGATGGTTTAATTCAGAAGATCAAACTGCTTCTATGTGGAACTTCTGGAATGATTTGAAAAAAGTAGATCCTACTCTTGTGGACATCGACAAAAGTACTGGAAATATTAAAACACATTTTAAAAGTACTCAGGAAGTAGCTGACAAGTTAGGTACAAGTGTTGAGGTTGTCAGTGCGGTTTTAAAGTCAATGTCGGATTATGGCTTTGTGTTTGATGATGTAGAGGATACATATCAAACAATAGAGAAAATTAAAGATGAAATATCTTCTTTAAGAGATGTTTATGATGACCTTCAGGATGGCACAAGAAAAGAAAAACTCGGAAAATTAATTGAAAATTGGGATAAGCAGGTTGCAGGATTTAATGATGACATGTCAGCCTTAACTGAAGGATTTGACATTCCAATTAAATTTGAATATAACTTACAGCAGTTATATGATCAAATTGATAAAATAAAAACAAAAATGAAGTTTGGTAACGAAAATAAAGAGGATTATTCTTCTTTGCTCTCGTACAATGATCAAGCCATTAAAATGCTTGAAGACCAAACTAATATAGATACAATAGCAAATGATTATGTCTCTGCTCTTCAATCTGGTATAGACGAAGCAACGGACGAAATGCAATCAAGAGTTACTTCTGGAACTGCAAGTGACGATGAAATAATGCAGATGCAGAAGAAGATTGAAGCAAAACAAACTGAGTATCTTGAACTTTTAGATGAGTTTAATAATTGGCTTGACGGAAAGAATATTGATATATCAAGTGCTTCTGATGATGATTTTGTAGAATATTGGAATGAGTTTTTCTCAACTCCTCACACTTTAACTATAGATACTAAAATTAATAATGCTGACAGTCTTCAGTCTCTTATGAACAAAATTAGTATTATGGCTGCTGGAACTGTTATTACTTTTACAGCAAATGTTGACGGTGTTGAACAAACTATAGAAGCAGTAAAGCAACAAGATGGAAGTGTTGTTTTTACAGCAAATGTTGACGGTGTAGAAACTCAACTTGATTATGTTAAAACAGATCAAAATGGTGTAATAACATTTACGGCTGATCCAAAACAAGCTGAAAATATATTAACCAAGTTCGAATCAAAAGTTAATAATTCAAATCCTACTGTTAAAGTTGGTGCTAACACATCAAGCGCTGTAACTGCAACAAACAATACCATAGATAGTATTTCCAATTCGAGTGCTGTTATTAGTGTAGGTGGAAATTTTGATTCGTTAAAAAGTACATGGAATAATATTGCTTCAAAAATAAATGCTACTGGCGGTCATCTACCTTTATTTTCTTTAGGTGGTAATAGCAAGGTTAGATATGCGGGAACTAAATACGAGGGGATGTCAAGTTCTGAAATAGCTAGAAGTATGGGATCAAGTTTAAAAAGCAAGGTTAATATTTCAACCTCAAATAAAACAACTAAGAAAACCTCTGGTTCTACAACGGCTACCACGGGTGTTGGAAATATTAATGGTAATCTTATATCTAATACTTCAAAAGATTCTGGAAATTCTTCCGGTTCTGGCGGCGGAGGCGGCGGTGGCGGCTCTGAAACCGAAGCTTATCAAGCAGAAATAGATGCACTTCGTAACTTTACCGAAGCCTATGAAGATGCGAAAGCTAAACGTGAAGCTATAGACAAAAAATATGATAATGCTAAGACAAATGAAGAAAAAATTGCTCTTATGAAAGACCGCATTACGGCAATGGAAGAAGAGCAAAAGGCAATCGAAGCATTAAACGAAGCAAGAGATAAGGAAATTCAGAAAAATGTTGCAGAGTTAAAAGCAAAGAATTTTGATGTTAGTTATGACCCTTATACGGACAAGCTTCATATTAGTAATTTAGAACATCTTAATGAACTTAAAGGTAAAGACCAAGAAGATACTAATGAGCTTATTCATTATTATGAAGATTTAATCAACAAGACTGAGGAAATGGCTGATGCCAATAAAGATTTGGCTGTTACTTGGCAAGATAATAATTATACCCTTGAACAATATAATGATGATTTACAGTCATTAAAAGAACAGATATATGATGATAAAATCACTGATATTGAGTTTAAGATAAGTGTTGCTAAAGAATTAAATAATACCGAAGATCAGATTAAGCTTTTTGGTGAGGAAATTACTACAACATTAAAAGAGCTTAATGATGCTTACGCACAAGGACTTGATAATACATCTGAGAAAGTTCAAAAGCTTATTAAGCAATTAATGGATGCATCTAATGGTATAAAGGAAGCTCGTAAACAACTACTTGAGGATAAAAGAGATAAATACGATTCTGCTAAAAATGCTGTAATTAAAGTTATAGAGAATAATATAGAAGCTCTTGAGAAACAAAAAGAAGAACTTCAGGCAATTAATGATGAGCAAGACCGTGCCTTAAAATTAGCACAGTTAAAAGAAGCTTTATCAAAAGCCAAACAAAATAAAGTTGTACATATTTACCGTAAAGGAATTGGTTGGACTTACGAAGCCGATGAAGATGATATTAAGCAAAAAGAACAAGACCTCGCAGACTTTGAAAATGAACAGCGTATCAATGACATTGAAAAACAAATTGATGCCCTTAACGATTACAAAGATATGTGGGATAAAATCACTGACAAATGGCAGGAGGCTGCTGATAAGTTAAAAGCTTCTAATATTTTTGGTAGTGATTGGGAAGAACGTGTAAACGATTGTACTCTTGATGTCGAAGATTTCGGTGATAAATATTACAATGTTTGTGAAGATATTGAAAAAATAACAAAGCAGACAGCACAGGATATTCTTAATGAATATGAAGATTTATTTGGCAGAATAGCTAATCTTATAAGAGTAAATCATCCTGAAACTACAACTAAAGATGTTACATATTATTATGCCAATAAAGACGGCACAGCTCCTGCTGGTGCAAAAGTTGGTGATAGAATATTAACAGGTGGTGGTGTTTATGAGATAGTAGACCCTTCTCGTAAAGACGAAGCTGGTGTATATCAAAGTACAATCACTGGTCTTTATTCGAAAAAAGTTGAAGATTTAATAACTAAAATTGATGATAATAATGCTGGACAATATGCTTATACTGGTACTATTGAGGTATTAAATGACAATGTTTTAGTTACGAAGAAAAGCATTGATCAATCAAACACTAATACTTCAAAAAATACCACTGGCTTAAATACTAATACTTCCGCAGTATCTACCAATTCTTCGTATGTTGATGATGCAACCGACTCGGTTGATAATCTCAATATAACAATGCAAGGTTTACCTGATGATATCAAAGATGCTGTATCAAGCGGTGTTGCAGAAAGTATTGCAAAAGGAACACAAAATGGTGGTAACATTAATGCTGATGGTACTCGTCTTCCGGGAGTATCCTATGATGGCAATGATAATCCAATCCTTATAGACGAAGACACGTTCAAAAAAGGTCTTGAACAGCTTAAGGAAACTGTTGGTGAAGATAGCGATGCTTACAAGTCTGCAAGAGATTATTATCTTAGCTTTTTTGGTGAAAAAGGTGAAAAAGTTTCTGGTGTAAATGCTAATAAAAACGCTGGCTATAATAGTGGCAAGAAGTATGATAATTTTGAAGATTTCTTTAAATCTTACAATACTTCTTATATTGGTAATGGTTTTTATCAATTTAACGATATACATGGACACACTACTGCTGCAAATAAAGATTGGTTTAAGAATAGCTATATTACAGGTAGTCCTTCTGGTTATACTGACAGACAACACGCTCAAAGCACTCTTAATAAAATGATTGAATTGGGAGTTCTTGATGAATGGCTTAATGACCCTAATAGTAGAGAATATACTAAACACCTATTAGATTTGGTCAACACTGGAAGCAATGGCGATAAAAAAGCAACTATTAAAGCTCGTGAAGATGCTGAGAGAGTTTATAGAGAGATACTGAATGCCAAAAATGGAAATAGCGAATCATCTGTTGGTTCTTATGATGCTTCTGGAAAAAAAGTAACAAGTCTTAGCTATGATAGGGATCATAATTTAGTTAAAACTGGATATAGTGATACTGCCCTTGATTTCTCGGATATAGTAGATAATATCACAGAAATTCCTAATGCTGAGGATATTTATAATAGCGATGTCTTTAATAAAATTTATGATAAAATTGTCAATGACCCTAATTACGAACCTGGTAGTAATGTAGATGCTAATCGAGCTTATAGATCTGACTATAATAAACAGTATAATGACCTTAAGATTTCTGCCGATAGACAAGATAAAAACATTAAATCCAATTCTGATAAACTAAAAGAAAACTCTGATGCTATGGGTATTTTGAATGATACTTTTGGCGAAGGAGCTTACGATTTAAAAGAAGGACTTAATGGTGTAGTTGAAGTTGTAGATAAAGCAACCAACACTCTAGTAGGAACAATCAATACTAAAAACGGAGAAATATATAGAGGTGGCTCGTCTGGTGGCGGCTCTAATGGTGGTGGAAACAAAAGGGGCGACTTTTCTTCAGATGGAACATACAGAGATAGTTATAGTCAATCTGATAAAGATGCCATTAAAAAAGCACAGGATGCCTATAAAGAAGCTGAAGCAAGAGGCGACAAAGAAGGAATGCACCAATACCACCAACAAGCAGAATCTATTAGAAATAAATATGGTGATTCATCTAATAGTTCAGGTATAATTGGTGGTTCGACCAATGTAACTGTTAATGTAACAACAGACTCAAAAGGTAATACAAAGTCAGAAACTAAGAGCAGTTCGGGTAGTACAACAAGTGTAACTGTTACACGACATGCAAAAGGTACGGACAAAATTAAAATTCCCCATCATGCAATAGTAGATGATGCAGGCAAAGAGCTTATTTTACGTAATACAACACAAGGTCGAAAGACATACTTAGAGTATGGAGATCAAGTATTCCCTCATGACGAATCGCAAGCCATTTTAAAGACTTATGATAAAATGAAAAATGGCTCTAACATACCTGATGATTTAATTCCTGTCGAAATACCTGATATATTTAAGAGCAGTACTGTACAAAGTGACGTTTTTGCCAATGTATATTCTGATATGTTTACTGGTGTTAACACTCTTGTTAAGAGTCTTGATAATGTAAGTAGACCTCAAACAAGCAATATTGTATATAGATATAACTTTGATAAATTAGTACTTCCTAACGTTTCAAATGGAGAAGAACTTATTAGTCAATTAAAAACTCTTAGTTCTGACGCTTTACAGCGTACTTATAGGAGATAATAATTAGAATAGGTTAACCACCCTATCCTATTATAACTTAATATATTTCAATATTTTTTTGTATAAGGTATTGATTTTATATAATTAATTTAATATAATTACTTATATAAAAAGAAGACGTTCAATAAGTAGTCGCCTTCGATGAAAATCTAATACGTGTTACTTTAAATAATCACCTATTGCGAGTAGGTGATTATTTCTTTATAGCAAGAACAAGTTTCGTCAATGAGTCAACTACACTTTGTATCTTTGGAGCTAAGATAAAAATCATAGCACACACTACAATGAAATTAAACATATACATCACTCCTTCGCTGAAATCTCAACGAAATACTACGATGTACACTCAGCCTCCTTTCCCATAATAATTCGTTGGAATCGAAGGCAACCACCTGTTTTCTGCTCAAAAGCATGAACGTCTCTGCAATTAATTATATAGTAAAGTCATATTTTGTCAAATAATTTTTAAAGACAGTATGTTTTGTACGAACATATTGTCTTTTTTTAGTTGGTGAAGAAAAATGTTAAACGAAAAAACTAACATAAATATAAAGAAAGAAATATTAGATGCTATTGAAATTATGGTCAATAACACCGTAAAAAATTTACCATTTGATATTACAAGACAGGCAAGAGTAATATCTGTAAATAGAGATACTGTTACCATTATGCTTGATGGAACAAAATATGAAATTAAATCTAATATTTCCTGTAAAGTCAACGATACAGTTGACGTTTTAATCAAGCAAAATAATATGAATAATATTACTCTGCTTCCAAAATCTTCATCATCTGTTCATGTATCATCAAAAGAACCCACATCTTCTGATGGGAATGATGGTGATATTTGGATTGTGTATTCGGAATAAAAATGAAAGGATGGTGAAGAAAATTAAGTGTTAAGTCCTATTTTATATGCAATAGATAACTTTGATGTTTCTAAAGGTACAACAGTAAAGTTTTATTACACAGGAGAACAAGTTTTTGCAAGCAGACTTACTATAAAAGATAATGAAACATTAAAAACAGTATACCAAGAAAAAGTTGTTTCGATGCAATTATATCACCCTGTTGCTGCTGAGTTTACATCTGAAAAAATGGTCAATGGTAAAACTTATGTAGCAACTCTTACTGTTTTTGATAAGAATGACAATGAATCTCCTGTAAGCAATTCCGTTCTTTTTACCTGTTATTCCACTCCTATTTTTAAATTTTCGAATGTAAACGATGGAGATATTATTAGCGATGCCTCCTACCCTTTTAAACTTTCTTATTCGCAAAAAGAGAATATTGCATTGTCTCAATATATCGTTACTTTATATGATTATGGACACAATCAAGTTTGGTCAAGTGGGGCTATTTACAACGATGCTTCTTTAAGCGTAACAATTGGTGGTCTTACTGATAATGCAAATTATTATGTAAGAGCAACTGGCAACACAGCGGCAAACATAGAAGTAGACACTGGATACATAGGGTTTTCTGTAAATATAGTTAACCCCAATACGTTTCTTGTTCTTTCTCTCGAAAATGTTGCAGACGAATCGAGCGTAAAGGTTACAACAAATATTGTAATCGTAGAAGGTCGCTCAGAAGGAAATATTTCTTATATTGACAACGCTGCTGTTGACATGAGAAATGGTGGTAAAGTGATTTTTGACGATGGTTTTTCGTTAAAAAAAAATACTTTTACAATTGGAGGTATTTGGAGAAATATAGAAGATTATTCTACATTTCTTGAGATATCAAACGGTGTAGATTCTATTAAATTAACATGGAATAAAGGGAACTTTGGTGATGGAGAAGTATATTATGCTGAATTAACAGCAAATACTAAAATTAACAGTTCGTTTACTCTTACATATATAATACAAAGTAATCATATAACGCTTGCTTCAACAGACAGTTGTGTACTAATAGCTATTCAAAAAATAGATGGGTTGTTTAACTTAAATATTAAAGATCTTGGGGAGGTGGCGTTCACATGATGTTTTTTGGTTCAGGCATATTAGGATATAGTCACAGTGCAGACCCTACCCTTGTAAATATTAATAACTCAAACAGTGTAACCTTAGAAAATTCTGTATGTGATGAAATTTACACTTCTTTAGATATAGAGAACTATAATTCGACAACTAAACCAGAATGGTCGTCTAATACAATCTTTTATGCAAAATTTCATGGTAACTTATTCGCTGGTAATGTTGAATATACACTTAGTACTCTTTCTGCTTTGCGTGTTAAACGTAGACCAATGGGTTCATACAAATGGATTACTTTACACGAATTGACAGGTATTAAAAAAGTTGAAGATGTTCGTATAGAATTTAAAGATATTACTCCCCTTATGCAAGAATATGAGTATGCTCTTGTTCCCGTTATTAATAACGTAGAGGGCGAATATACTATTGAAAGCATCAAGCCTGATTTCAGAGGTGTGTTTATTGTTGGACAGGATAAAATATTCCATACCGTTTTGAATATCAATTCGTGTGGTGAGATACTTCCTCAGAGAAACTTTGCATCAGCAACTGCTACACCATTAGACAGTAAATATCCGTATGTGTTCTATAATGGCATAAACAACTATGATTCAGGCACACTTGCTGCAACATATGCTCCATTTGATAAAGAGAATTGTGAATGGGATTTTGAAAATGCTTGCAAGTACAGAAATGAACTTAAGGATATGCTCACAGATGGTAGACCCAAGATTATCAAATATGATGATGGTTGTGGTTGGCTTGTAGCTGTTGTAAATAACTCCATTACTGAGAATGCAAACGGTAGTAAATATAATGTAGTAACAAGTTTTGATTGGACAGAAATAGGTAATTTGGAAAGCAGTAATGACTTATATTTCTCAGGCTTTGCAAACTGTAATGTAGAGGGGAGCTGATTAAATGTACTTCCCTACTCAAAATGATATTAATTTAATGAAACAGCGTCAGAATACTATTGCCGTAACTGTCAGAGTGTTGGACAGGCAATTTGTTCCACTCGGAGAAGTTGAAGGCGAAGTTACTTCTGACAACTTTTCGTTTGATGTCGATTCAGATGTTAGAAAATCAGCAACCATAACTTTTGTTGTAAAAAATAATTCTATAAATATTGGTGAGGATAAAAAGCTTTGGATTAATAGATATATTCAAATTATATTAAAAAAGAAAGAAATCCGTACAGGCAATTACATTGAATATAACAGAGGTATCTATGTGTTACAGGATTACACTCTCACCTATTCTGCGTCAGATTATTCTATATCTTTGAAATGTGCTGATATGGTATGTCTATATAATGGTAATATTGCAGGAGCTTTAAAAGGTCAGGTTACAAGAATCTTAAAAAGTGAATTGGACAAAAATGAAGATGGCGTTGCGACTATAAGAAACGCAATGCTTAAAGTTATGGAATGGGCTGGAATTGTAAAATATAAAATCGGTGCTATGAACAAAGAGTTTCCATATGAACGACTGGAATATTCCTCGTCTCAAACATGGTGGGATATGGTGGTCGAACTTAGAGACTTGTACCCCGGTTGGGAAGCATTCTTTGATATTGATGGAACATTCGTATGTCAACCTATTCCTACTGCAAAAGATGATATTGTCGTTTTAGATAGTAGTTTTTGGAAATCCATAATAATAGATGAGAGTATCACTTGTGACCTTTTCTCTATTAAAAACGCCACAAAGGTTTGGGGAAAGTGTCTTGAATGTGATCGTTTTTCTAACAGTGTTACATACGATGCTGATACAAACACTTATACTGCTAATTTTTCTGCCCTTCCCATTGAAACTGATGGAACAATTTCTACTGGTACTGTTCTTGCTATCGAGGAAATTCCTGCTACAAATAAAGAAAATCCTAAATTAAAGATAACAAATACTGTTTCAGACGAAACTACCACTGTTGGTACTTACAATATTTTAAACGATAGTGGTAACGGATTGGCTGCGGAAAAGATTACAAAAAACAGTACTTATGTATTTAAATATAGACGTAGACAGATTTATTTGCAAGGACAGTGGCAAATAGTTGCAGTTTGTTATCTTGTAGCAAGCGAACCTTCTGATGAAGTCAAAAAAGCCGATGCGGAAAGAGAAGGTACAAAGAATATTTATTATACCGTTAATCCCGACTCTCCATTTTGTAGAGAATATATAGATGAACGTATGCAAGTTTTATCTTCGGGAGATTGCGACAAGATATATTCTGACGAAAAAGCTATTGAACATGCGGAATATGAGAATTGGCAGTCAGCAAGACAAACATATTCTTTAAATCTTAACTCTATATTTGTGCCGTTTATATGTGGAAACGAAAAAGTTGAATATACATTAAAATCTACAGGTGAAACAAAAAACTGGATAATAAAATCTATGAGTGGTTCATGGATGAGTGGAACAATGTCTTTATCATTATCAGAGTTCTACCCTCTTTATCCGTTTATTGTTAAAGAAGATAAATAATCAAGACAGAAAGGACTAATTGTTAAGCAGTCTAATATATAGATAAAAGTGTAAATAAGTGGACAAGTGTATATTACATTTCTTATTTATACTTGCTTAATGATAGGTTTCAAGCCTTAGTGACTGCTACTATCGAAAGATATGTTGCAGATACGAACTACGTTAGAGAAAAGGTTAAAAACACACCTTCAGATGTGCCCGTCAGTCTGAAGCTCTGTGAGTGCCAATCAAGAAACTGTGCTAATGTCCTGCATAGATAACAGAGAAACACATATACCCTCTCCGACATTGGCAAGACGAAAATTACTCCGAAAGGAAGGTATCCAGAGATGGAAAATAAAATTGAATATTGTTTTGTTATTGATAAAAATAATAGACCATTAGCACCGACAAAAGTTAATAAAGGTTGGTACTTAATTAGAAAAGGTAGAGCTAAATTAAAAAGCAAGTATCCTATGGTGATACAATTAGAAAAAGAAGTTGAGTTTGATAAAGACGATGAAAGTCATATGGCTTGTGGTATAGATGACGGTTCTGCTCATGTTGGTCTTGCTATTGTTCAGAAATGTCCTACCAAAAACAAAGTGGTTTTTAAAGGAACGATTGAGCAACGCCAAGATGTAAAGCATCTCATGGATGTAAGACGTGGATATAGACGTTATCACCGTTATCATAAAAGATACAGACAGGCAAGATTTAATAACCGTTCATTTTCTAAAAGAACTTGTAGATTAGCACCAAGCATCAAACAAAAGAAAGATGCCATTTTAAGAGTATTATATCAGCTTAATAAGTGGGTTAATATTCAGGAATATTACCTTGAAGATGTTTGTATAGATATTCATGCAATGACAGATGATTATAAACCTTATAGATGGCAATATCAGAAATCTAATCGCTTGGATGAAAATTTAAGAAAAGCAACTATCCTGAGAGATGGATGTAGGTGTCAAGAATGTGGAAAATTTAACTGTATGTTAGAAGTACATCATATAAGAGCAAGAAGATATGGTGGTGCTAATACTATTGGAAATTTAATTACTTTATGCGAAAAGTGTCATAATAAAACAGAAAATAGAGAAAAGGATTTTGAAGAAAAATATTTCAATATGATTAAATCTAAGCCTAAACGATTTGATTATGCAATGCATGTAATGCAGGGGAAAACTTATTTGAGAGAAAAGATTTCTGAATTAGGAATATTACATCTTACAAATGGTGGAGAAACTGCAAACAAAAGGATTGAATGGAATATAGAAAAATCCCACAGCAATGATGCCATATGTATTGCAGATGGTATTCCAGATACTTGTGATATTAAAGAGTGGACTATTAAACCGATGAGAAGGAAATCAAAGGCAAAAACTGATAATGTGTTAGGAATTAAGCATAGAGATTTAGTTTCCTATACATATAAAAATGGAGAAAGTCATACAGGATATGTTACTGCTTTATATCCAGAACAATTGGCTTTAAATTTTCAATCAAAAACGAAACATTGTAAGAAAGTAAATGTACGAAAATGCAGATTACTTTGGAAATTTAATAAAATTTATTGGTTAGAACAATGTGTATAATATTACACATTTGTCTATAAATAAACACATTCTAAAAGGGAGGGAGGAAATGGTAAATGAGTAAGACAGAACCGGATTTAATACATACCCAATTTCCAGATGCTGTATCTGACCTAATGGATATAAGAGATCCATATGCAAGCGAAGTTCCATTACTTAATCAGTATAATGAGTATTATGCCGCAGGAAATACTAATGCAGCAGAACAATTACTTGCTGACAATCCTAATTTACAGAAATGTATTATAAATGCTTACATAATTTTAAAGCTTCATCATGATATAATTGCCGTTCAGCGAACATTCAACAAGAATGTAAACGGTTATATAACTGATATGAAAAATTCGGCAATTCAAGAAGTTAAAGATGTTGAAAGCGAATATACCAATAAGGTAAATACAAAGTATCAGAATTTCTCAGATAAGGTTGATGAAGATTATCAGAATTTTTCTAATAAGATAGCCAATACTGATTCTGGTATAGATACTAAGGTATCAGATGCAAAACAAGCATTACAAACTGCTGTAGATAACTTCGAAGCATATATACAGAGTCTTTGCACTTACGAGGGGGCTTTTGACTCTCGTAAAACATATAACAAATTTCAAGTAGTTACTTATGTTGTTGGAGAAACAACCAATGCTTATATGGTTGTTGCCAATTCTACAACTGGTAATTTACCTACTTCTGATTCATTTATTCCTATTACGCTCAAAGGTGATAAAGGAGACACTGGTTTAGGACTTGCACCAAGAGGCGTTTATGATTCCAATTTGGTTTATCATAAAGATGATATGGTTAGCTACAACCATAAACTTTGGTTTGCAAAACAAGATAATTTTTCAGGTAAAACACCTTCTGATGGTAGTGTTTACTGGGAGCAATGTTTTGAGTTATCTCAGTCTGCTGATGACATTATGATAGATAGTAATACTAACCTAACTACCACATTAGAAGGTTTTGATGCCAACATTCAAAATGTATATAACACTACCAACAAGAAAATAACCGATCTTGAAACAAAACTTGAATCAGATTTAGGTGGCATAAAATTTTCAGTTGAAAACGGGATTTTATGCTGTACCTATGATGATGGTCAGTGAAAAAATTAAGGAGGAAAATTATGCACATTTTTCTAATTAACAAAGCAATTAACAAAAATAGTTGTACCCCCCTGAAAATATGTTCTGGTGAAAGATATGACTATTTAACTAAATTCTTAAAACTTATCCACATTTTAAATGATAATATTTTAAATGATAATTTAAGAAATGATTTTTGGCGTGGAACATACTTTTATAACAATGAAAGGATGGTGATTTTATAATGGCAATTCAAAAAATTCAAGTAGCAGACAAGCCAACCTTGGACAATACATGGGAAAACACAATGAACACATTGACTAATCTTGGTAATTTAAGAAACAAACAAATTGGTCAAACTGATGATGATTATGTATCTGCGAGTGAAATTGCAGGAACTGCAATGGCTAAATTAAATAGAGTTATTAGACAACTGGATACTATTGCTAACGAAGCTCAGGATATATTAAACAAAACTGATACAATAATTAGCAATACCTCTGAATCTGGTGGCGAAAAGTTTGTTTTTTATTTAAAACAACATTATAGTAAAACAGAAACAACTCTTTTTACCGAAACGCCAACTAAAGACACTTTGTATTTAATAAGTGCTGATGTAAGTGGTAAAACGGATGGTGGTTATACACTTTGTGTTAATAATATATTTTTAGATGTAAGCAATTCAAAAAGTACTATATATGATGGTTATATATCAAGTAATACTAATTATGGAGGTTATAGAGATGCTATGATATATGTACCTGCTGGAACTGCTCTTACAGTAAAAGGTCATTACGAACAAGATTCTTATAATGGCACTTTGAAAAATCTAATTATCAAAAAAATAGATTAATGTAACAAAAATATAACCATTTAATTAAAGTGGTTATTTTATTATACAGACATTATATTTGACATAAATTATTTACATCACTGTTTAACACAATATATAGACATAATCACTATACATAAAAACAAAAATATTACTTTTCAATCGGCTCTCAAAATTGAGGGTCTTTTTTAATTTAAGGAGGGATTTATTATGAGAAAAATTATGAACAAAGAAAATGTAGTACTTACAGGTAAAGAAGTAGCAATTTATGTAGACAAGTATGGTATTCTTCATGGTTCGGAAAATGTTGATAACGTAAAAGGTTATGCTGTAAGTAAGGTTATGGTAACAGATGAATTTGAAGCTGAAGGCGGTTATGTAATTATTAATGGTATCAAAACAGTAATCTATGGTGCAGGTAATGGTTATGTTTATCTTGATAAGTATGCAAGAGAACATGATGTCAGATATATTACACTTGAAGACACATATCATGTTGATGGTAAGGTTACAGTTGATAAGAAAATCCTTCCCAAGGCTATACAGAAAGTAATGAGAATTGCTAATGAAGTATATCTTCAGATTGTAGGCTGATAATGTCACTCGTTGTTTGGGCGGTTTAATTACCGCCCTTTTCTTTTAAATAAAACGGGTGGTGTTGTATGGATGATATTCAAATAATCGAAAAAATAAGTCGTCACGAACAGGAAATAAAGAACACACAAGATACTTTAGCCAGACACGAAAGCATTATTACTAAATTGGAAAATGAGGCAGGAGCTATTGATAGATTATCTTTTATACTTGAAGAAGAAAGAAAAACTTCTCAAAAAACAGTGGAAACATTAAATACGATGAGCACTACTCTATCAACTATGAATGTTAGTCTAAACAACCAAATTCAAGAAGTAAGACGAGAGTTAGTAATAAATCAAGAAGATTTTAAAAGTGCTTTACAAGAAGTCAATGAAAAAATTGGACAAACAGACATAAAGGTAAACACTCTTTCCGAAAAAGGTAAGTTTGATTTTGTGACATTTATAAAAGACAAAGCTATCCCTGTTTTAATTGGTGGTGGGGTTGCTTATTTCATTATTAACACTATTCCAAAATAAAGTGACGGTGAGCACATGATAAAAAAGACAAATAACAAAAAACAACCTAAAGAATATTCAAAAAAGATTTTAGATCGTACATTTGCTATTGTTTGGGTTCAAATAATAGCAGGTGTTGTGCTGTCTATTTTAAGATATGATGTATCATTTTTTTCTTACTCCTGCGTTTCAAGTTTTGCAATTTTAGGCACAGGTTTTGCTTTTTACTACAATAAAGCAAAGTCAGAAAATTTACTTAAAATTAAGATAGCATTTGCACGATTTAAGATAAAATTATCCGACATGCTCACACCCGAACAAGCTGAGTCTTTGGGACTTGAATTGGATGTTATAGAGCAAAGTGTAACGGATAAGATAGATTCTTCGTTACAAAATTCTATTAGCGAAGATGTAGAAAACAAAGTTTAATTGGAACGAAAGGAAGAAAACTATGGAGGATATTTTTACTTCTGAAAATATAAATACAATCATTAACATTATTATAATTCCATTACTTGCTTATTTAACAAAATATGTGGTTTCATGTTTAAAAGCTAAAAAAGATGCTGTTTCGAATTCTGACAAGACAGATAATGAAAAATATTTACTCTTACGTGTCTATGATATTGTTGTACAGTGTATTGAATGCACAAACCAGACTTATGCAGACGCTTTAAGAGAACAAGGCAAGTTTGATATTGAAGCACAGAAAATAGCTTTACAGAAAACTACATCTGCTGTCCTTGAAATATTAAGTGATGAAATGACTTCTGAATTAAATAAGCTTGTAGGTAATGTTGAAGTTTATCTTAATACGCTTATTGAAAGTATTATAAAACAGAACAAACAGAATAAACAAATTGAACAGAATAAAGTTCAAGAAAGTAACTAAGGGTGAGAAATCACCCTTTTTTATTTTGGTGGTGAATTATGAGTTTAAAAATTAATACGTTGTACACCAACAAGGTTACAAGAAAATCAAATAGAAAAATAGATTGGATTACAATTCATTACACAGCAGGAACATCAAGTTCTTCTGGCAAGGCTAAGGCTATTGCTAATGGATTTGCCACAAGCAACAGGGAAGCTTCTGCTGATTATGTAGTTGATGATGAGAATATCTATCTCTGTAATAAAGATATTAAAAATCAATACACATGGTCAGTTGGTGGAAATAAATATCCTAACAAGACTTGTAGTGAATCTGCAAAATATTACGGAGTATGTACTAATGCAAATAGTATATCTATTGAAATGTGTTCAAGTAAGGTAAATAAATCTACCTTATATGCCACTGACACAGACTGGTATTTCACTGATAAAGTAATCAATCTTACTGTGCAGTTAGTTGTCCAGTTAATGAAAGAACACAAAATAGATATAAACCATGTAATTATGCACTCTTCTGTTACAGGTAAGGTTTGCCCTAACCCATTCTGTGTAAATGAAACAGCGTTAAAGAAATGGTATAACTTTAAAAATAAAATTAAATCTGAAATAAGCAAGGGTAATGTCTCAAACAACAAAAACAAGGAGGACGAAGAAGATATGGTAATCAGATACAACAAGCTTGCAGAAGTACCTTCTTGGGGTAAAGAAACGGTACAGAAAATGATAAATAAAAAACTTATAGCAGATCAGAATAATCTTAATTTATCAGATGATATGTTAAGAATTTTTGTAATGCTTGATCGTAATGGAACTATCTAAAGGACGGTGAGATATTTGGGTTCAACCGTAGAAAAGAAATATGTGAGCGATACTGCATTAGGAATACTTGTAAATAAGTTGAAAGGTTTTTTTGCAAATAAAACAGAGTTAGGTGAAGTAAAAACACTTGCTTCTAATCCATCTATTAAAGAGAAAAATAAAAATAAAAGTGAAAACTTTTGGGTGGGTACAAAAGCTGAATTTAACGCAGTAACAACCAAAGATGCTACCGTTACATATATAGTCACAGATGATGATACTGATACAGGTTACGCCACTGTTGATGAATTTAACAGATTAATGACAGCAAAATCTGCCGAGATAGACAGTAATGTTGAGAATAATGTAAACACTCAAATGGCTAATTATAAAACGAACATATTAGACCCTTACGTGACTACTGCTAAATCTGATATGAATGGTATAAAGAGCGATTGTGAGACTGCATTAGCCAATTGTACGATAGTGAGAAATCAAACTGCTGGTGTTAGAGATGATGTCAACGCAGTAAAGGCTGAAATAGACAAAACAGTACTTATTCAAGGTGTTAATGTCAATGGTACTGCTGCCACTGTTACAAATAAAATTATTAGTTTGAGTATACCTAAAGTTTATGCTTCGACAAGCGAACCTACTGCATCGGACGGAAATGATGGTGACATTTGGGTAGTGTACGAGTAAGGAGTTGATTAGATGAGTACATATGATTTAACATCTGCAATTCCAAGTAAAATTAAAAAAGGTGATATACTTAACTGTCCTTATAGTGGTGTTGTTAAGTCTATCACACTTCCCAAAGGCACTTATAAACTTGAATGTTGGGGAGCACAGGGAGGTAGCTACAAGACTTACTATGGCGGTTTAGGTGGTTATTCTCATGGAGTATTATCCATAGCACAAGAAACTGTTGTATTTTTGTATACTGGTGGGCAACCAGCTACAGTATCAACATCAAGAACTGTTGTACCAGGAGGGTTCAATGGTGGTGGAGATGGTGCTGTCCGACATTATTCAAGTACTTACACTTATGGACAAGGTGGTGGCGGTGCTTCTGACATACGTATATCGACAGACTCTTTATATTCCAGAGTAATTGTTGCTGGTGGCGGCGGTGGATCAGCTTCTATTAATGCCGATACCACAAAGTATGGTGGTGGAGAATCTGGTGGTTCACCTATTTCCGAATTTATAGCTACACAAACCAAAGCAGGTACTAATGGTTCTTTTGGTGTTGGTGCTTCTGTTAACTCTTCAGGACTTAATTATAAATATGGTTCTGGTGGAGGCGGAGGTGGATGGTATGGAGGTGGTACTCATTCAAAATACTCTGATAGTAGTGCTTCCACATATAGAAATAGTAATGGCGGTGGTTCAGGCTATGTTTACACTTCCATAACAGCATCAAACTACCCTTCTGGCTGTCTCTTAAATTCGGCTTATTATTTAACAGACGCTTCTACTATTGCAGGTAATACAGCATTTACATCACCCTCTGGTGCTTCAGAAACAGGACATAGTGGTAATGGATATATTAGAATTACTGCTATTGAAGTTTCAACAGTTACGTTCCGGGTAAAAAAAGATTCGCAAATAATCACATCTTCAGAAGGTCGTGTAAAGGTATCTGGTGTATGGAAACCAATAGTAGCACAGTATGTAAAAGTAAATGGGGTATGGAAGTTAGGCATATAAGGACGGTGATAAAATGGCAATATATCAAGGAAGTAAATTATTAGGTCAAGGTGCAAGAGGTAAATCAGCATATGATTATGCTATTGAAGGTGGCTACACTGGAACAGAAGATCATTTTAAAGAAGAAATTGCCAAAGCTCCTGACTTATATGATTTAGTTCAAAAGCTTAGTGCTCAGATTAATGGATTTACTATCGGCAAAGAAACGGTAAACGGAGTTGACGTTATTACATTTTCGTATGACGATGGGCAGTAAATTGAGGTAATAGAGAATATAGGGTATGCAGAGATGTATGCCCTATTTTTTTATGTGAAACAATTAAAATTTCCCAAAAGCAAATTGGCATCAAGTTTACTTTTTTGTAGATTTTACCAATTGTTAGTTCTATGTATTTTTCATATAATAATAGATAAAAGAGTTTTTATCTTTTTGGCTGACAAAGCTGTTTTATGTAAGATGATTTGACCAGCGAGGTCACTTTGGTTTACCAAAGTAGGGTATAGTTAGTGCTATACCCTTTTTAACTTTAAAAATTGATTTTTCCACATTTTATGATATAATGTTTTATAATTAAAAAAGAATGAGGTACATGCAAATGAACGAAGAGGAAGATTTATTAAAAGTTGGTGAATATAATTCTAAGTTTAATGATATTTTAGGAATAAATATAAAAAATTTAGATATATATAGATCAAAAGGTCTTCCTTCGCATATAGTAAAAAGAAAACATTATAAATGCTTAAAGTATATTGACTATATACCTGATATTATTTCCGAACCAGATTACATAGGTGTTAATCCAAACGAACATGAAATAAGCATAGAACTTATAAAAGTTTACACAGATAATGTAATGATTGGAATTAAATTAGATACAGATAGAAATTATTTATATGTATCAACTATGATTGATATTCAGCAATCTAAAATATCAAGACGTTTATTTAGTGGAAGAATTAAAAAAAATAATTGACAATGAATAAAAATAGTAGTATATTATTACTATAAATTAAATAAAATACTATTGAGCATAATTATTTTGAGGTCGGAAATGGTTCCCGACACACTCTTAAATGAGTACCTGAGATGATGGATACACCGCCCATCCAAAGTAATTATGCTTTTAGTTTTTTAAAAAAAACTATAGACAATTCAAAATAAGTGTGCTATATTATATTTGTAAGTTGTCAGAGAGTAATCTCTGTGAGTTGAAACAGATTATTTAAGAAATATTTATTCAAAAAGGAAATGCCATTCAGTTATTAAATGCTGGGTGGTATTTTCTTTTTATGTAAAAGAGAATAATTTAATTATAGTAATAAAAGTATATTATAAAGGAGATGATATTATGGCTGTTTATGCTATTAAATCCAAAACCCCATTTATAACTTCAAAGAAAGAATTAAAAGGTAAACGCCCTTCTGAAGAATATCTTGAAAGAAGACGTTATATAAATAGCCATAATTTTATTTTTGATACAGATGAGGAAACCGGTGAGCTTAAGGTTATAATTACAGAAAAGGAAATTGAGGAATGTTAAAATGAACCATACAAACAGAGTTATTCGTGAAAGAAATGTAAATAATGCTCTGGGAACTTTGGCAATCGAAGGTATTAATCCGACAGAAGATATAATGGAATTAACACAGAAATATATCAATGGAAAGATAGAAACAGAAGATATGTTAGCAGCAGTTATAGCTAAATATAAACAAAATTAAAGGGTATAGTCTGAATGACTGTACCCTTTTTTTTACGATTTTGCAAGCTATTAATAATGTTTTATCTAAACCATATTGCCGTTGGTCTATTCAATATTCTGGCTGATTCGTAAGCTTCTTTAATTGTTAGAATTGTTACAACGACATAACTGCCGTTTGTAAGCTTATTGATAACTAATGCTGTTTCCACTTTTTTGTCAAAATTATAATCTGTAAATAACGGCATTAAATACTGAATATTATCTCGTTGAATATCATAAGAAGCTACTACATAATTATAGTCAGCCTTTGACATCATTACAGAATATTCGATAGAGTTTCTTATTTGAAACGATATTCCAACAGGGCTTTGCTCTTGTAAATTTTTTGGCAATCTAAATTTTCTTTCTTCTATAATATGATAAAAACTTCTGTTAGATAACTCAAAATCAAAATCTTCTACTTCTCCATCAAATATTAAATCAGCTTTGTTGTTATAAAATTTGATCGGTTCTATCTCGTTAAGATTTACTTTCTTTCCATCAATACCTTTCGAAAATAAATCAAAAACATTTGATAATAAGCTACATTCTTTAACATAATATTCTTTTGTTTTATTATATTTATTTATGCGTTCTCTGATTGTATACATTAAATATATCCATGCTGCATAGTTATTAAGAAGTCTGCTGTTAATTATTAAATATTTTGATCCATCTGCTGTATCTATTATTTTATAATGTTTTTCGTCAAGAGTTTTATTATTCAATTTATTTATAACTGCATCTTGAAAATATACTAAATACTTATAGATATTATATGTCTGTGTTTCGCTCTCATTTCCCCATTCTTGAAGATTATGAATGTTCGATTTAATACTCTCTGCCAATATTTTTGTTTCAGGAAACGAATAACAGATAGGAATTTTAGGAGATATAGGATTGTCTCTTATTATGTTTGTTTCTGTATTTATTTTAGTATCTGTTTTTGTATTTAGATTAACAACTTGTTTTTTATTTTTTATATCTTCTTTGTTACTACTATCCACAATTACCTCTTTTAAGGCATTTGCAATTTTTGTATTAATCTTTGGTTCAGAATTTTCGTCTACATTATTTGTCGAATAATTGTTATACCTTTCCACTAAAAAGTTTCTTTCATATATTGTTTCAAAAGAACCGATATATACTCCATTCCATTCTTGATAATAATTATTGTAATTATAAGAAACGTAAATAGGAAATTTATAAATTGTCAAGTCTGTTGTTAATTTTACAAGTTTGTTTTTCAAAGTCCCCTTTCTATATGGGGTATAATCAAATCTTTCGTAATCGTCTATATCCTTACAGTCAGAGAAATAATATATCTCGTTTGTGTCGGAAAATAATGTTTCAATTTCTTCTTCTGTAACAGATGACGGTTTGATTTTTTGATTATAAAGCACTGATATAGTTAAGTTTTTGTTGGTAACATTTCCAAATTGTTTTAGTTTATTTAGGAATAGTTCAGTTTCTTTCTCGTACATATAAACACCTCCGATCGCAAAAATAACCGCACATAAAGTACGGTCTATAATTTGTTTAGTTTTAATTAATTACTGTTAATTGGCTGCCACAGTTTCAGTTTTTGCTTTAATAAGGTTTTGAACTTCCTCAAATGTAAGATTGGAACTGTGAATTAATTTTTTGATTTCCTCAAACTGTTCTTCTTCTAATTGTTTCTGAAGTTCTGCAATTAAGAGATCATTCTTAACTGTTTCTTCGTGCAACTCTTCTTTTCTAAAAAGTGCATCTTCTAACTTTTCTTTTGTTGTTTTGTTTTTTATTCTTGCCATATTATATCACTCCTTGAAATCATAATAAAATAAGTATAAACTATTTGTCAAGCAAATAAACTATTTTTATGGAAATATTTTGCAGCTTATTTGTTTTATTTTGATGTGTTTTAGCGTGACTTGATCTGTCCTTTGTTTTTTTACCGTATCGTTTTAGAATGATTGTCAAAAACAATCTTTATAATTGTTTTAAGCAATCTTTTTAGGCTTATGGTGTACACCATTTTTGACACCATTTTTTTATCAAATTACAATAAAATACACCAAGTTACGATAGTTTTTAAGAATTTAGAAATAATTTACAAATGCTTAGAAAGCCCATAATATCAAGGTTTGTAACGAGTTTATGCATGGTTTAATCCACTTCAGCCCCTAATTTATTTATTTATTCATATATTTCAGTATTGCCATGAGGCAATACAACAGGGAGTAAACAACAATGTCTGCTCCCTGCAACTCTAAAATTAAAGCCGGCATATCAAATTCGATATGCCGGCTTTAAACTATATATAAAGTTATTTTGTAAAGCGAAAGGTATTATGAAATGATAGTCATGACAAAATTTCGACTTATTTTT